TCAGACGTGTGCTCTTCCGATCTTCTTAGACACTGTTTCTGGATTAAGTAAAATTTATAATAGTATTGCAGATGCAGCAAGAAGTATCTGTGAACCTCAAGATAATTTTAATTCTATTTGTGCTTCTATATCAGGAATTTGCCGCAATAAGGGTAAATTAGTAAAACATAGGTATAAATGTAAATATTTATAAGTGCGCGAGTATAAAATTCCGTGAATCTGGGAAAACCCTATAGGACAACCCTAATCCAAGCTTTATAGAAATATAAAGAAGGATCAACGACTAGTAGATACTGTCTTAACAGGTGATGCTGAAGAGAATGAACTACCACGAGTGCGGAAGTATAACCTATATGTATCAACATTTAGTGGTTATATAAGATATAGTCTGAACTATATAGCAATATATAGAGGTAAAGGATAAAGAGCCTTTACGATAACAATAACGGCTTTACCTATGTTCTTGCAGGCGACTATGGAGCTTATTGATAGAGGTGAATATATTTCTTGGAAACTTCCAAAGAACTGTACTATAGTATTAACTTCTAATCCTGATAATGGAGACTATAATGTTAGTACTATGGATAATGCTCAGAAAACTCGATATATTAACTTTGAAATTGATTTTGATGTTAATGTGTGGGCACGTTGGGCTGAAACTGACAAATTAGATTCCCGAGCTATTAACTTTGCATTATTATATCCTGAAATATTTGAAAAAGAGGGAAATGTGCAGAAGATTAATCCAAGAAGTTATGTTACCTTCTGTAATGCTATTTCTGGTTTAAAGGATTGGAGCACCTCAGCAAATCTAGCAATGATTCTTAATATTGCTAAAGGATGTTTTACATCTAAAGAAAATATTGTTGGAAACTTATTTACTACGTTTATTGCTAATAAACTGGATAAGCTAATTGCTCCTAAAGATATGCTGTTTGAACCTTGGGATACTGTAAAAACTAAAATTAAGAGTTGTATATATGATAGTAATGGATATCGTCCAGATATAGCTTCTGTATTATCTACACGATTACTTAATTATAGTCTTTTATATTTCGGAGAAAAGGGAGCTAGTTTTCTATTTAATCTCTAACCTTTTACTGCATTTAAAAACATTTATTATCTTTGTACATAATCAATTAAATATATTTATGTACAATATTACTAAAACGGAATTTGAAATTTTAATCAATAAAGGATTGAAGGTATCTCAAATAGCTGAGGTACTTAATATTAGTATTTCAACTGTAACTAGAAAACTAAAAAGTTATAATCTTTGAAATGCTTATAAAGATATTACTGTGTTTGATATAATAGATACAGAAGAAAAGGCATACTGATTAGGTTTTATCTATGCAGATGGGTGTATTAATAAGCATGATTATAATAATTATAGATTGCAAATTAATTTAAATTCTAAAGATGAATCTCATCTTAAAAAGTTTGCAGCCTTTATATCTAATAAAGTAAAAGTTGTAACTAAAAATAACATATCAAGATGCTATGTTCAAAATCAACACTTATGTAATACTTTAATCAACTTAGGATGTATTCCAAGGAAATCTTGTACATTAACATTTCCTCTATTAAGTATATTTTCAACCCATAATTTAGTATATGACTTTATTAGAGGCTACGTTGATGGGTGTATAACCTATAGTAATAAAACTATAAGTAAAATAAGTATTATTGGAACTAAAGAGTTTCTTAGATGTATAATGGATCTGTTTCCACATTGTTTTTCTATGACTAAGGACAAAAGATGAAAAAATAATACTTATTATATTTATACTACAAATAAGCAATCCTTTCTTAAAGTAGGTAATAAAATATATGGAAATGCAACAATTGCATTAGACAGAAAATTAAATAGATATAAGATTGGCGTGTTACAAAGTAATTTGTAATATTATTATTGGGCAAAAACGGTGAACCCTGAGATGGGAATACCGTGCTAACTTTAAAGATAATAGGTTAAAGTAGTGTAACGCATAGAAGGTGAAACTAGAAATAGAATATAACCCTTCCAAGAGTGTCCAATATCCAATAATTTGGATAAAAATGTATGCTGAACTAATACGAAATCGAAGTATTAGAACTATAAGATAAAAAGCTTATAGGATAACAAAATTGAAAACGGAAGTAGTTCAAGATCGATTACTTGAATTTATCAATTCTCCTGAACCTTTACTAACTGAAGACTTATTGTTTCATTTAATTAAAACGATTACTACAAAGTTTTCAGGAAGGGCAAATAAGTTAATTATGAATCCTAAAATCAGAGCTAAAATTTTATAATATGAAATTAAACGGAATTAATATTGCATTTCTTGTTCCTTATAGGAGAAATAGTGGGTCAGCAAATTTATGTAAATGGTCTTCATATCATTCAGAAAATATACATTTTTCAGTTAGAACTTCAATGGTGCTACACACCCCTGAAGAAGTAAATACTGCGCTAACTAATAAACTTACAGATCTATCGGATGTAACTAAGCTATATTTTGACTCTAGTTCAACCTATCCACGGTTCAAAATTAGAGATACAAAATTTCAAAGAGTTATTAAGGTAGCAAAATGTGATGCTGCTATAATTCCAGATTCTCTTAACTATTATCCTAGTAGTGGAGAGTATTATTTATTTGAATATGTTAAAGAGGATCAAACTAAAATAATTTATAGCATTTGTCCAAAATTGTTTAAAGATAGTGATTTATTTATTTATAATGATGTTTGCTCTCAGGGAACAGACTTTATAGATGGCGTCAAAACTATAAATACCTTACCTAAAGGTTCCACTTTGATTTATAGTGGAAAGTTAGTATTTTGTGATGAAACCTATGTAGAAACAATTAATAACATAGTTTCTGTATATCCAAAATATGCAAAAGAAAGTACTCTAGATAAACTAGTTAATGGCACATTGGAAAAGATTACCGAAGAAAGTATCTTGTCATTAAATGATATGCTAGCATCAACCGATGATACTATTGTAGAACTGGGATTAAAAATTTTACAAGGAATGAATGTTACAGAAAGTCCTGCCACCGTAACATGTTTATTGTATGGAAACTATGGTAATATAGCAAAAAATAAGGCAATGGGAACAACTGGAGTATCTCAAGTTTTTAACTCTTTGAAGATTAACACAAGATACATCTTGTATGATTCCATTTCTGCTCTTGCTCAAGCTCTAGAATTAAATACATGGAAAACTGCAACTTCAGATGACAAGTCCTTAGCATGTATCCTTTGTAGAAGTATTATTACAAATTTTTACAAAGAAAAGAATAAAGAGGTTATGGACAAACTTTATCGATTACCTTTCAAAATTAAAACATATGTTGACTAGAAATATTTTATGTATAGCAGGTTTGAAAGGAAGTGGTAAAGATGAAAGTGCCAAAATGCTTCAATTTTGTTTAAATTCCCCAAGATGAATGCAAACATATTGAATGTATAAACATTGTAATATCTTTACAGAGGGAAAGTTTAAGATTTGTAGATTTGCTGATACTTTAAAATGTCTTCTTTCAATACTCCTTAATGTTAGTGTTGAAAGATTTGAAGATAGACAATTTAAAGAGGACTATTACATAGATTTCAGTACTTTAACAATTCATCATAAGAATTTTGTAGAAAAAGAAAAAATTCTAGTAGATAATAAGTTTTCAAAGTTAGCTAAGGATCTTAATCCTTCTTTAACTGAAGATTACTGACTTTCTATTAGACAGGTTTTGCAATACTTTGGAACTGAAATAATGAGATATTATTTTGGGGATAAATTATGGATTTTAACTACATATGAGCAAGAGTGCAAAAATATGATTATCTCAGATCTGCGATTCCAGATTGAATTTGAAGAATCAAAGAAACGAGGAGGGGAAGTTATTTATATCCATAGACCAGAGTGCAAGGCAGGCTCTCATGCCTCAGAAAGAGAGCTTTTAACATTATATGGAAATGGAGACTATGACTATCTGATTAATAATGATGGTACATTATCCGATTTATTTTACAAAATAAAAAATATTAGTAAACTATGCCTACAGAAATAAAACGATGTGGATATTGCGAAAGCAATAAAATTGAACATGAGTTCCAAGACACAAAGTATGGAAAATATATTCGAGTATTTAATCTTAAAGAATCTGGAAAAGGTTCTAATTGCACTGTGTGCAATGGAGGATCAAAAGTTAAAAAATAAATTAAAATACCCCTACTTGCTATATGCAGGTAGGGGTATTTTTTTTAACTCTCTTCGGTTAATTTACGTACAGCTGGACGTAAAGGTTTAAACATACCGACGGAATTAACAGTTCCAGACAGAGCTGCTTCAGCTATATTTAAATCATCATCTCCTGCAGCTCTTAAAAAGTTTCTTGCAGTAGTTTGTAAAATGTTAAATGAAGGAATTTCCCAAGTAAATAAACCTTGATCTAAAAGTCTTAATACAGAGAAATCTTGAGTAGATTGATCTGCTATCCAGTATAAATTCTGGAACATAGAACCAGCATTTTGAAGTTGCTTTTTATAGCTAATTCCTGTTACTTCTGGGTCATCAAAAAACATCATTCGTATTAATGTAATAAATAAGGTTGATAATAGAAGGTCATATAAGCCTTGAAGTACATTTGAATGTCTAATATCCCCCTTCTTACCATAATCCTTCCATAATTTTTTATACACAGAAGTATCACCATTGCGAAGAGCTTCATATGTACCTATTCCCAAATCTTTAAACAAGTGAATATAGGATTGAAAAATTCCTTCCATATATGCACCAGTTCAGCCCAGCTTTGGTTTTGCATCTGCTGCATATTGTTTATACTCACCTTCTAAATCCTTGTCATTTACTATACGTACTTCTAATGGACTGTTATTTATTGCTATAGACCATAGTTTGTTTCCTGAAGAATCAGTTAGTTGTTCATAACTACCTCTGGCAGTTTGATCTGTTCGCACTTGGAAATACATCATTTTTTTAGCAGACATGAAAGCCATAAATTGCTTAAAAATTCCTCCGATAGCAGTCTTAAAGAACCATGCTTTCACCTCTTTGTCATAGTAACCAAAAGACATATCAGCGAAAGATTTAAAGGAGTTACGTTGTAAATCTGTATATGCTTTAGGAAGATTAGAAACTTTACCTGGTTCTGGACTTGGAATTTGCTTAGCTACTCCTAATTCTTTATTCATATCATCCCTCATAACCATATATAAAGATTCTTGTTCATTAAACTTTGTTTTTAATTCCTTAGGTACTTTACTATAGTCTCCTTTATATTTCACGTAGACATCAAATCTTTTGTCTTTTGCCATATTGTACTTTAATTCCCTTACTCCATCCTTAGATTCTACTAATTCATGAGCATCCCAACAACCATCATGGATCATTTGGGCGATGAACATTGACATTCGATTTCAATAATCAGGAGCCGTTAAAGACCATGACATAAACCTATTAAATGTTGCAAACACACCAGTCTTGTTAGAAGTTACCTGCTCTGGAATCTCAGTAATTGACATATTAGCCATTCCATAGAACTCATTAAGAAGCTCTACTTTAGTAACATTCATAATGAAATTAGGAACATCTCCAGTTAAAATGCCCAAAGCTTTGGTATATTCTCCCACTCCAAAAGTATCCTTACCATAAGATGCAAACATAGCTTTACTTATATTTGTCCAAAAGCCCATTATAACCTCTCTTGGGACATTCATTATGTTCCAACCAAGAGCTACTGCCGATGCGGCAGCACGAACTGGAGCAATTACTTTATAAGCAGTCTGAACTTCAGGAGCCATAATACTATCGTTATATATAGCACTTTTTACATACTTTTTAACAAATTCTTCGAAGTTAGGAAGTTCTTTACCAGTTATATAAGATTGGAATTGTATAGAATAAAGTGCTCCTTTTATTGCGGGTATAACTTCCATGTCAAAAACTTTTTGAGACTCCATAGCTATTGTAAAGGTATCGAGTATTGTCTCTAAGTCCATGGAAAAGTTTTTAATTCCACCATTCTTCTCAATGATGTCTCTACGAACATTTGGATTTTTTCTAGATTCAAATTCATTATAAACACCTTGGAATAAATCAGAAACTTTTTTACGCTCTTCTATTTGTCCCTCCAAAGTGTCTTTCATTTGAACCGCTTTATTTCTAATCTCATCGTACCAAGAACGAACAGAAGGGAAGTTAATTCCACCCTTTGGATCTCTGAATTTGTCTAAACCATTTGCTCTAAGTAATGGAATAAAGTAATCCTCCCTATTAAATTGTTCCTCCTTAACATCCCTTCAAGACTTTCATTTATATTTCTTCTTATCATAGGAATATTTATTTAACTCATAAAGAGTATATTTAATAAAATCCCTTTGAATTGGAGTTAAGCTTGTAGAAGTTCACGGATTTTTGAGGATATAATCATCATCTTCCAACTCATTATCACTATTCCTTCTAAATAGATTAAAGTAATTAGAGGAACTATCTCCAATGATTATATGTCGCATTAATCCGTAATCATTTCCTTTTTTAAGTTTGGCTACTTGTGCTCTATTTATTGCTTTATAGTCAGAGAAAGTTTCCCTAATTTTTCCAAATGCAGCATCTACAATAGCTCTAATTATTTGGACATTCTCACTAGGGATTAAGTCCATAGAAGCCCACATTGCTCCAGAATTCCATCCATACATTGAAATATCAGACTCACAAACCATCTCTCTATTCTGATAGATTGCTAAAGCCTTCTCAATTTGATCCATTAATGTGGTTTCTGGACAGATAATATTAATTTTTCCAGGATTCTCAAATAATGCTGGGAAACTATCTTTGAGCTGTTGCCTAATTACTTTTAGTAGTTCTACTTTTGTTGAATCTATTAAATCAGAAGATGCAGTTTTTATTTTATCTAGCCCTGTTCTTTTTGTAAGAACCTCCTTTAAGAGTTTAAACTTATCCCCGTCCAAAAGATTATCCATTTTTGAAGGTTTGATATTTTCTCCTACTTGAGAAAGTTGCCTTGTGGAATCTATGAATTGATTAAACATATATAGTACATTCACTAAAGGATCAACAAATCTATCTTTAGATAGATTATTATTAATTCCTAGGAATCTGGTAGCTATCTCCATGTTATTAATCATATTAGCAGTAGTCATCATATATCCAACAGGGGCACCTAATTGTAAGCAGGCAACTGTTCCAAGTTTCTTACCACTTCCCTTTAATAAATCATTAGCAATCAGTAAAGATTTTACTATTTCTATATTACCAATGGTTTTTAAATTTCTATCTCCTACAACATTAGGAACATTTTCAAATAACTTAGCCTTTTTGTTTGTGGAATCCCAAGGAATATTTGGATTCAATGATAAGCAATTTATAATATCAATTCCAATAGGAGTTTCTATCAAAATCATATTATATTGTTTCGCAAGGTCTGAATTTATTATTTTTGCTCCAGAGCCCTTATACTTTAATAGAACTGCTGATAATTGGTTTATGATGTCTCCACTATTAGCCGCACTAGCAAATGAAGAAATATCTTTGTCACTTCTATTTAGAAATTCCCTTATGTCACTAACTAAAGTTTCATACTGGTTATCAAATCTATTACCAGAGCGCTCAACAATCTCCTGAGCAACTTTATCTATTACAGAATCCAAGTTTTCCTTAGAAATTCCTTTAATAGTCTTTCTCTCAAGTTTTGCTCCAGTTTCACTTCATATATTATATGATAGATTATACTTGCCTTTATATACAGAATTCTCAGCATTTTTTCTTAGCTGTGTCTTTATATAATCAATATTAGCTTTTTTCTGACCTCTAGCTGATCCTTTTCCAAATAAGGATTCTATATTAGAAGCCATTGCCTCCAATTGCTTTGGATTTACTTCCAATCTTTGAATAGCTCTAGAAAATATTGGATCTAAGTTTGCATTAATATTACTATCTGTCTTTACGCTAGTTGAAAAAGATTTTAGAATTCCATTAGTAGCAGTCTTATCTTTTCCCAAAGTAATATTATATATATCAAGACCACTATCATTTACTGGAAGTCCTAATTTTCCTAGTAGTCTTCAGTACATGGCTAATTGATATTTCGTCTTCAAAGTTTTTTCTGATGCCCATTCAGAAATATCATTCCTTGAAACTTTTAAATCAATTATGTTAGGAACCCCATTAACAACTAAAATTGCATCCAGCTTACCCCTAATTTTCTTTCTCCCATTAACTTCAGAGTCTAAGTCAGCCGTTATACGTTGTTCTGCCAGCCAGGATACAGTGGGGGATTCTCCTCTATCTCTATATGTCTTTGTATAAACATCTTCAATATCCTGCTTTGCTTTTATAACTCTTTTATAATAAGAGTCGAAAACTTGTTCAAGAGATGGAGAAGTTTCTGTACCTGCAATCAAATTTTGAATAACAGTAAGTGAATCAGGCACCTCATCATAATCCTCTCCGTATTTTACCCTGAAAGTATCTAGCAAATCCGTTATTGCGTTCCAAACCTTAGTTTTACGAGTTGCTGTTTCTACAGGATTTTTAATAATCATCTCAAAAATCTTGTGAATAATCTCTCCTCGTAACATAGTATCTAGATTATTTCTATTTTCCTCCTGAGCATCTAAATCAAATTGAGTTAGTGTCTCTTCATCAAGTGTGAATTCAGAATCTTTAATCTGCTTCTTAAAATGCATAAACCACTCTTTAGCAGGTCTTAGTTTAGCATCTTCTCTTCATTCCGAGGGTAGAGTATTATCGAAATAAGTAGTTCTAATCAAGTCTATTGCTTCAACGTTATTTTCAGCTTCTCCTTTAAACATAGCATAAGCTCTAGCTATAGAAGTCTGAATAAGCACATTTAAATAGTTGTTAGTTATAAACTCAGGAAACAATCTCTTGTACTCTTCCCCTTTCAAAACTCTTATATTAGCTAGAGCAATACTAAGAGATATAGCATCACTTTTTTTGCCATACTCCTCAGTATCCCAATCGTTTAATTTGGTTTGAGTAAGTAGCTCTTTTGTAGCTTCCCAGGATATTTGATTTGCAGCTCTAATTACATTAACTGTTCCACTATGAGTATCCTGTACATTTACATATAATTCACTTTCTTTAGTAACAGGGTTTATCATTTCCTCTATTACTACATTTGTATCTTTTAGATACTCTCGAGCATCAGCTTCAGTATCAAATACTTTAAACTCTTCTTTCCCTTTAATTTTAACTATACATGCCATTATAACTCACAACTAATGATATATAAACCTTTATCTATTAACTCTTGAATAAAAGTATCTACTTGTTCTTCTGTTTTGCCATATTTTTCAAATAATTCTGCTCTATTTCTTTCAAGAGTATTTACAAAAATATCTCCGTTTGTGGAGTCCAATATATCAGAACTTAATTGGTCTATTGTAGACTGAACTTGTTCTGAAACTTCTAAATTTTCTTGATTGATAACAATATCTTTTAAAGTTCTTCAGAAAACTTTTGGGTTTGCCACTTCTGATGGTTTTTCAACAGCCACATCATTCAAATACATGTAGTAATTAAGTGCTAATTTAAGCTGCCTATAGGTGTCGGAGGTAGCTGTAACCTTTCTCCTCATTCCTATTTGTAATGTTGGAACTACATTTCCGTTAATAGTTGCTGTATTTACTTTAGCTAATTCCTCCTGGTCATAATTAAAAAATATAGTATCAAAATTAGTAACTCCAAATAAATCATGTAGGATTATTCTTAAATCAGATGTACTTAATATTTGATCCTCATTTTCCACTACTTTTAGTGTCAGCAACAAATCTTTTAGCTCTTTATTCCCTTTAGTAAATGTGATGGTATTTATTTTTTCAATGGGGTCCAATGTATAATCCCCATTTACAAACTCATCTCCTTGCTTAACATATATACCAGAAGAAGTACGTATTATACTCCCTTCTGGAAGAACAGAGGTTAATTCCTGCCCATTTACAAGAGTATTACTAAATATAGGTTCCTGATTGTTTCAATATCTTAATTTCTTTTTATCAGAACTTTTATTACTATAAAAATCTATAGTTTCTGTAGTATCTGAAGTAACTCCAAATCATTTTCTAAATAAATCTTCAGAATCTTTAGGATCCACCTTGATGTATTTCCCATTAACTATATTATACCAAGCTTTTCCAGCCAACAAATAAGATTTTCCTGAATCACTAAGAGTGAATGGAGTATATAGTTTATTTATTCTACTAATATCTAAAGTCTCTTCAGTTCCAGCATTCAGATTTAAAACTTTTATTGTGTTTTTCTCATCTCTTGACTGAACTATATAATCCATTCCTTTAGATTTAACCAAATATCCAACAACTCTTTTTGTATCTGTTTTCAGGGTATTTTTAACTTCTTCTGAAGTCATATTTGCTACAGATTCATAAGGAACATATAGAGTAGCAACAAGTTCTGGAAGACGATTATTAGCTAGCCAAGTTAACTGTTTATAAATATCTTCTATTGAAGTATCCCCTTCTTTGGCGTATAATTTACTAATAATTTCAGAAACTCTTGAAGATCCCTCTTGCAATTCTAAATACGACTTATAAAGGATTTTAACTTTAGGTTCTTTATAAAAGAAGTTATTTCCTGTTAATAATAGAGCCCTTTGTTTAGTAAAGCCGTACCAATTTTTTGTATCCCCTCAACTTGGAATTACTAAAGCATTTCTTTGAAACTGATTAGCATCATATGACTCAAAATCATTTAGTGCCCAGTTTAATTCAGAATTTCCAACAAACTTATTTATAAACTCATCTTGAGATAGACTGGAGGTCAGTCCCCCAATATATAACTCTTGATTAGTCTTTTCATTAGATAGGGAATTTAATATAGTATCAAATAATGTGTACCTATCTACATTATCACCTTCAACTCAATATCCAACTGGAAGAGTTCCTCTGGTGATAAAGTTATAGATAAGTTCCCAATCTGAACCTTGTACAGACTCAGATTGGGGCTCATCATTCATTATTTTAAATATATTATCTCTAACTTTAATTTCAATACATGCCATACTAACATAATTTTATAGTTACAATACCTTTAGCAAAAGCACTTGATAATGCATTTCTATGTAATAATACTTGCATACCAAAGTTCTTAACAGATACAAATAAAGGCAAATATGTTGGATTCACAGCTCAAGATGGTCTTTTTGATCCCATAGAACCTATTAATGGATCGAATGAATCCTCATATATATCATACCCAGGAAGTTCTTTGTTTCTTCCAAAAATATCTTTTAAATCTGGAATTTTATTTACTTCCTCTAAATTTGCATATGTTGAAACTGCTTTATCATATTTATTAACGTATCTAACCCATTTTGAAACAATACTATCTGGGTCTTCGATATTAAGATTCCCATCTAAAAGCATTGTAATGGAATTTCCTCCTGCTGCATGCTTATTTACTAATAAATCATAGATATACATCCATTCATATATAGAATGTCCATTTATAGTATCATTCTGAATACCATAAAAATTATTTTTTATAATCTCTATAGTATCTTCATACTGTGGATCTGATAAATTAACTCTGGACCCAATAAATGTGATTCTTTCTCCAAATAATGGATTATGAATAGAATTAGCTATAAGATTAGAAGCAAAACTGTTATTAGGATATCGTCTCTTTAACTCTGGAATAATAACCCTTTCTATATAGGGTTTCAGAGAAATTAACCCATCAAATGTATCTGTAGACAACACTATTGGAGTATCCGTTACAACCTCCTCAACAGAATTATTATTGTTGATTCTTTTCCAATATCTATTAGATTCATATTCAAATGGTTCACTTATAAAGAAGTCGAATATCTTTCTATCATTAACTAGTCTAAGAAGAGATCTTAACACAGTGTCATCAACCTGATAATCTCTTGAAAGATCTTTATAAGCGATTGTGTATGTATTATCAATATCCTTAGATAGTAATTGCATATTACGCTTAAACTGAATTGGAACTGAAAACATCTCCCTATAATGAGGAACTGAATTAATAATATCTAATAAATTAAAATTAATCTTAGATTGATCATAAATGCCAATTCACTCTTTAGCATACACTGGATCATTTAAAAATTTCTCAAAAGAAAAAGATCTTTTAGTTACAGCCTTTATAGTATTCTCAATCTTTAATTGGAATAAAAGAGGTGAACCAAATTCAACCTGAATTCCTCCATTAATTCCAAGAAGTTGACCTAGGCTAGTTAATTCCTCTGCTCCTGCAAATAATTTTTCAAGAACTTTTATTTTGGCAGAAAATTCTGAATTGTTTACAGGCTTACCTAAATATTCCCCATATAAAGTTTTTACTCTTGCTAGAGTTTTCTTTGTAGAGAGAATTTTGCTGATTTTACTTATGGAAGTTTCCTTATTAAAAAGATCTCCTCTACTAATAGTTATTAAAACATTAATTAAAGGGTCAGTAAAAATGGCAGCTGCCTGATCTAAATTTACCCCTAAAGATAAGCAAAATTCGTAAGCTGGCAAAATCTCAGGAGTAGCATTTAGTAAGTCCATTTTCATTTCCTTAGCATTATCCGTAGATGAACTGATAACACTAGAATTTATAGTTGTAGGAATGAAATCCCCTATTTTAGAACCTATAGGAACTAATTGTAGTTTTTCTGGACTTTCTCCTATGAAGAAAGAATGAATTTCTTTATCCCCAATAGTTTCTGATACTGTTTTTACATAAATCCCATCATTAAGATGAAGAGCTTCAGTTCTCTCATCTGTAACCTTAGTATCTATTGTCTCCCAGCCCTCAAATAAATTATAGAGATATTCATAAGATGCCAAATTTAGAGTTTGCCCTGGATAACCAAAACTTACAATATTTTTACTACCTGCTCTTCAATCTGCTGGCAAAGGTATTTGAATATAATTGGCAACATTATCCCCAGCTTCCTGTTTTAAATTATAGTAATAAGTTAAAGCATAAAAAGCTTTTTGAGCTACTGCAGAGATACCAATATCTTTTTTACCAACAGATGTAGTTTGATTAACAAAAATATCAGTTAAAGGATTAAGGTGATTTCTTTTAGCTGCTTCAAGGTTTCTGTCTTTAACAGTATCATTAACTGGGTCCATGGTAGTAGGATCAGTAGATGCCATTAATGTTCTTGGATCTCTATAAATTCCTTTAATCGATTCTAGAATATAATTTTGCATTGCTTGGATCTGATCTGAATTAGAATTCTCTAATCCAGAGCGTGCAACTAACTCATCCTTAATTATTGAAAATGCCCTCTCAACTCTTCTTCCAATTTCTTTAGGATCTAACCTTCTCCATGCTCTAATAGTGTCCTCATCAGCTGCTATATTTACTCTAGCTAAGTTATTTATGTCAAGCAAGTACTCTTTGTTTAACCTAATATCAGTTGTATCCAGATAACCAGATATTTTTGAAATTAAATTTGGAAGTTCCTCAAAAGTATTATTTAAAATAATATTTCCAAGTTCTACATTTATTTCTAATTCTTCATTAGATAGATTTATTCCCAAATCAGAGGTAGAGTCAATAATTGTTAATTCTCCCTCTTTCATTTCCTTATATATTCCATTTCTATCCAAAGCTGCCATTATAGCATATGCCTTATCAATGTCATAGTCACTACCCTCTAAGAATACATTCATATTCGGAACCATAGTAACATTGTTGCCCCAAGGTAGATACCCTACAGTTTTTATAACCATAGCAAATGCAAGTGCTTGTGCAGGAATACGAGACATTACAGCATCATTAGACTTTAGCCATGAATCATATTGTTTTCTAGCTACCCTGTCAAATATCTGATCTACATTATCCGAATTAAGATTATATAAATGTTTTCTAGATAATGTACTGTCACTCCTATAAAAAACGAAAGGATTAGAATCTAAGATAGTATTAAGATCTTCCTCGTTAGTATAGATCATTTCTACTGTGATTTTGCCTTCAGTATATTTATATAACTTAGCATTATCAGGCCATTTGTATAGTTTATTTCCTAAAGCATCCAATCTGAAACCATCTTCATCTACAACTGGAATAGTTGATTTATATACACTAAGATCTAGCAATGAAGGATCTGTAATTACTGCAGTAGGTTTTCCATTAGAAGCATACATTAAGTAATTATATGGGACTACTATATTCTGAAATTTATCCTGAAGCTTTTCTTTAAAATAAGCTTCCTTCTTTTGTAAGATTTCAGATACATTCATTCCATCAATTCCAAAAGCATTTCTATAGTTATTAGTAGTTAATCGCTCTTCTTCCTTAATAACATATTCAAAGGTATCCATTGGGGTAACTCCTTCTGGAAGCTCTTTATTTATAATTTCAGTGTTTTTTGAAGATATAGCATTAAGCACAACATCACTAAAATACTTTTGTAATGATTTCTTTAAATTAAATAATTCTTGGAAAGTGTAGGATTGTCCATTATAGTCAATAGTATCATTTTTGCCCATAGAGTCCAGGATATTAGAAATATCTGCAATTTGCTGCATGGTTTTAAAATGATACATACCAATAATCTCAGATCCATTAGTAATGAAAGCTTGTTTAGAACGTAAATTTCTAGGTAAATCAAGAGCTCTTACATAAGTAAATCCTTTAAGAATATTATCTCTTACAGCATTTAACTTATCCCAAGTATCAATAACTATTGGTTGACCACTTCTTGTTACAGGATTTACTAAGTAGTAGACATCTACAGGCATCACTTCATATGGAGATACTTTTTGGGCTTCTATGTAATCTTCTCTAATTGAAGATTCATCTTCCCAAACTAAAGAACGTAAATAATCCTTGATGTTCATCTCTGAACCATCAGGAAGATATTTAATATCATCCTTAAAATAAGTAATTCCAGACTCATCTTCATATAACATACACATATTATGTGAAGGTACTAAAACGTCACCTCTACCTGACCATAATCTTGCTATGAACTTATTGAAATAAGAACCTACAGTAGTATGTAGTTTTCCAAGCATTTGGTGGTCACTATAAGGAGCTTTATATGGAGATGGTAATTTGGGGTTTAGATGCTGAATTTCTCTCATTAATTCATTAGCTAATCCCATAACATCCAATGTAGGGTCAGCAAAGATTCTTTCAATCTTTTTTCCAAATAAATTATCCAGTTTTTCTTGAGCTATACGTCTAGCATTTTCATCTACCATTGACATGGGATCTATAAAAGTTTTTTCCTTTAAAATAGAAACCATTTTACTAAGATTCTGATAGATGCGCTTAACTTTTTCTGGAACATAGTTATTCTCAGTAATAAATGATATTAACTGAGTAATCTCATGGATTTCTCCATCTTCTGCACTATGGTCAGGATCTAATTGAATACCAAAATTCTCAATATTCATTTTCACCGTATATCGCTTACTTAGATCCTTTTCAGCTACTCTAAGATCAACAACAGGTGTTTTTGCAGATTTTTGAGATGATGATGTTGGGAAATAATGAACAATAGCTTTTTTAGCATACTGATCAATATTGTTTTGAGAGTCTATACTATCAGTATTGTTAAGTCTGTTACCTAATCTATTCAATAATATAGTCATAGTGTCCATAGATTGCTCTCCATAAACCCCATTTTCATCACAGCTATACTCACCTCCCAAAATATCTTTCCATATAGAATATAGATTATTATTGGTAGATAATACATTAGTGACCCCAGTTACAGAATTGTACTTCTCATATTTTAGAGTATCGGAACTCTTGTCATAAGTAACATTAGAAATTAAATAAAGTACTCCATTTTCTTTTACAAAGATATCATCTAGCTCTGCAATTGTATTTCCATCATAATCAATAACTTCATTATCCTCATTGATGGAATATAAAGGATTTATTTTAACTCCTTCCAAAGATAATCTAACAAATATTAGAGGATCAATTCCTCCTACAACTGCAATATTATCATCGGAAAATTTTCTAAGTCATGCATTATCAATACTAAAGTCAGCTAATTTAGAAAGATACGCAAATCCTTTTTCAGGATCCAAAGAGTGCATCAGTAATTTTAAATCATTTCCTTTTGGCTTTACATCAGTTAATGATTGTTTAAGAAGATTATCACTAAATCTACATGAGAACATAGCACCATCAGCCACTTCTAGCGAAGTCCTAAACCCTTTTCCAGAAGATGCATTACCAGAATATGCAAACATTTCTGCAACATCATTTGCTATAGTCATAGTATTAATCTGATTAGATAATCCACTTAATATATTAGGCATACAAGAGTGCATAGTTGCAGTTAATGCAACCATACGTTTTACCATAGTTAAATGAGACCCAGAATCCATACTAATATAATCCTTACCCTTATTTTTATGAGATAGAGGCACTCCAACAGTATTAGCTAGAATATTTTCACTTAAAACATTTTTTATTAAGAAATAAGTATATAAAGGAGATTTCTTAGCACCCTCTGTTAAATTTCCATCAGTGGTTAGAAGATCTCTTACATTAATTGTAGTTTTATCATCTAACTTAATTGTAGGTAAAATTACAGATAATTGAGATAAGAACTCTTTATATATAGAATCAAGAGGTGTTTTTTGATTAAAGAGCTCAACAGAAGCTACCATATAAGGAGAAATTTTAGCTACTCCTTTATTTAAAACATAATCATGGACCATTGCTATGTTTTTATTTGTTCCATATTGGTTATTAAACGCAAACAAAGCATCATTTATAGCATCTTCTCCAATGTTATTTTTCTGTAGATAAGCATTTATACTATTGGCTGCAGATATAAGATCTTCTAAAGAGTTCTCTTTAGCATTAGCCTTAATATCTATTGTAAGAGGAATATTGAAAAGTAATGCAAAATCTCTGATAGTATTTGTCAGATTTTGTGCATAGATATTTCTAAGCTCACTTAATACTTTAGATTCTATTTCAGAATTATTTTTTCCAAAATAGTTTTTAATAGCTGTTGAGCTAAATTCAAATAAAGGAATCCTAGGTTTATCTGAAGGAGTAATTGCCTGTATTCTTATAATAGAATCTGAGGAATTTTTCCAACTATTCCAGAAGTCTTCTATAAAAGCTAATTTAAAAGCTTCGGGATTACTTAAATTACCAACATCCTTAATTACTTCCTCTCCATTTATAGTAGTTCTTACAGTTGAACGGTAGATTGTTCTTAAAAATAAATTCTCTTCAGAATTCTTTTTATGTTTGAATAATATAGTTTGTTCAAATGGAGATACTGGGGCCTCTATTCCAGCTTTCTGATACTGTTGATTAACCTTCTCTTTTCTTAGTTTATTTCTATAAATCTGTTCCTGCACCGTTCCAGCAACACTTGATAATCCAATCATTGGGAGAGCTTTTCCTAAAACATTTTTAGAAGAGCCTTTAATTGAGTATGGATTATAAGCATTGATTTTGTTTAATACCACTAAGATTTTTCTAGCCCTTTTATCTTTGCCTTGATAATGCTGTAGGAAATCAGAAAAGTGTGTATCAACTGTTTGATTTTTAAAATCAACAATTTGTTGAATTGCTTCTTTAAATGCTCCAGCAGATGCCGAATCAATATCAACGGATTCTCCAAATATTTGTTGGGAGACACTACTTAAAGTATCTTCAGAAACATTTGCATCCAGGATATATTTACCACTATCAGTCCGAATAAAAATACCTTTGAATACTGGATTATCTAAGTCAAATAATCCAGAACTAACATAATCATTTAATTTTCCGTATGCAGTAGAATTCTCATCTATTGAAAGACTTAAAACATTAGCAGTTCCAGATAAATTATAGTCTATATATGTATTAGTTTTATATTTATCAAAGCTTTTTAAGAAAATATCCACAGGATTAAAACCTGTAAACTCTGTTAACTGTTTCTTGGAATTTTCATAAAAATCAGTGGCCTCTCCATCAGAATAAATCCATTTATCAAGAAAACTATGAAGAACATTCTGATAAAGCTCGGAATGAGCTCCAGTATTACTATATTTTCCTACTAAATAATCAATTAAAGAGTAGGGATTTTCTAGATATCCTATATAGGCATCTTCAGGCATAGCATTAATTTCTTCAGAAATAGATGCAAAAAGAGTATTTCTATTTAAAGTTCTATTATTAAGCCTGTCTTCTACCTCTCCATCAGCATTAAACTTACATAATGGTGTTGCTTTTAGCATGATTTCAAGCATAGCGTTAAGCTCAGCTTCTTTATCATCAGTATCTTTCCAATCATTTCTAATATCATGCTTAACATTAAACTCATATAATCCAGAATCAGTATTATAATGAATTATGTCTTTAAACCAACTTTGAATAATAGTTGGCAGATGATTTATAATTAGGTAGTTAGCTAATATATTTGGACTCTTAAAATACTCTTCTTTTTTTAATTCTATAGTTAAGTAGTTAACTAAAGGTGAAATAATATCATCTGTATAACCTGCATATCTTTTTGTTGTCTTAATTAATGCCTTTAATGAATTATTTAATTCAGAATCACTTCTGACAAGATATCCTGGCCCGCTCAATATACGTTCTAATATAATATTTCTAACTAGTTTTTTAGTCTTATTGTAGGCTATTCCATTTAAAAGCCCATTATTGGAAAAGAAAGACATTAAGTTTTCTAAGGCATTAGGCCCAGCTGTATTAGTTTCTTCTGCAAATAATTCATTTAGTCTGTTTTGCACAAATGAAACCTCCAGTCCATTTTGTCTGGAGATTTCATTTGCAACAGAACTAATTATTTGCTCCTGCGAAAGTTCTGCTGAGATATTATTTCGTATTCCCTGCAGTATTTCTCGTTCACAAAAATTCATAATTAATTAACATATTTTAATAACATTGTTATCTTCTAATATTACTTCTATTTGATCTAAACTTTGTTGTTCTGCATTTGATAAGTTAGGAATTTCAAATTTAGAACGTTCTCCATTTAGAATTTCAAATAATTGTGTTAATGCCATATTTCCAGTTTCAGGGGAATTCTCCTGTAGAATTTCAATTATTAAATTTATATTCTCAAGGACTTTTGGCTTTAACGTTGGTTTTTTGATTTCTGAAGTTTTATTTTGTTCTTTATTACTTTTGTTTAAAGCCACTAAGGATTTATAGGTAATTACCCTCTGTTCCTCTGCTGGAGAAGCTTCTATAGTAGGACTCTCTATTTTAGGACTTTCAACCGTAGAAGATTCAGTTTCTATTGTTTGTGAAATTCTCTTAAAATCATCAGCAGTAAAAGTATCTACAACATGAGCATAAATCTGAGCTGGCTGAATTACTTTTGAATTAATATGGAAACTTGCTGCTTCTTGAATAGATAAGCTATCACCTTTGGCATGGATTGATAGACCATTATCTTTTAAAAGCTTTGGGAATACATGACCACTAAATACTTCCAAGAGTTTCTTGTTAGCATATTTAATTCCATTGGTCTTTTCTATGATCTTACTCCATCCAATTCCCATAGAATCAGTTACATAAATATCCCTTAGATAATTCATAAAGGCCTCACTCTGCAATAAGTTCTTACCATCAGTAATAAAATAATTATTACTAATTTTAAATTTATCTCCATATAAAGCAATTCTACTTAAATACTCTAAAAGGGTTTCCTCAGTTTGCTGTGCTCCACTTCATACAGAGTACGCATTTACTAAGTCTTCTTTATATTTACTTCAATGCTTTCTAACATTTTCAGCATCCCTTTCATTAAAGTATCTTTCATTATTTCCTCATTTAGTCTTTGGATCGGAGATAATGGAACTTAGTCGTATTAACAATAATCCTAATTGATGTCCAATAGCAAGGTTATAGGCCCCTCTATTACGGCTTGTTGCTAGAATAGTATTTGTTTGAAGACCATTAAGAGTATAATCAAAATCCTTCTCAGATTCAATTACTTCATTATCATAAGTTAATACAGAAACAGTCCACTGGGTTTTATTAGCTAATAATTCTGCAATTTTACTCTTCTTATCCTCAGGATTCAGAGAGTTATCTTTAAGAACTACTAATATGCTTTCAAGTTGTTTATTTCTCTCAAGTATCTGATTTAAGTATAAAGTAGACTTAGTTTTTAAGTCTGCAGAAATATTTTGAGAAGTATCCCCAATATTTAAAGATACAAAAGAACAAAATCTTCCCTCTAAATCTGGAACAGATCGTGCTTTCCATTGTTTCTTTGGATCCACTGTATTTAGTTTACTTCTATCTAATGATAGTAATTCAGTTATTGGCCCAAATTCCTCTGGGCTACTGTATAATCCACTTTGAACAGCTAAACTTTCAAAACTACTATAATTATTCTTTAAATTAGATAGAGCTTCCAAAATTTGGTTAACAGGAACAATAGACTCATCTCCCTTTGCAAAATAAAAAGCAGCAGTGGTTGAAGCAAAGTTATATGCATCCGTTTTTGAAGTTTCAGATACATTAAACTTTCCGCCTTGATAAACTATATTAATATATCCAGGATCGTTAGTTTCCCTATTCTGAATAGCAATAGGATTAATAGCCCTTGAAAAAGTAATCTTAGAAGGATCAATAGAATAGTATTTTGGTTTAATTATACTATTAACTGAAGATTTCGCTAACTCCCCTATAACTGAAGCTGCTTTTGATAACGCTAATCCCCCAGTTGTAGAAGTTTCAGGATTTTGGAACATTCCTAAAGTAATATCTACAGGTGTCCCTTCCACATTTACACTATATACAATTCATGGATGAACTCCATTTAGATACTTATCATCTCTAAATTTATTTCCAAGATTATATAAGTCTTCTGTTCTATTATATTGAACTTTAATCCTAAATTCTCCAGATTTCAAGTGTTCAGGTAGTAATTTTTCATACATTCCTTTATTACTATGATCTGTAAGAATTTGATATAAAAGATTTCTCACTTTATAATATTCACCGAAGTCTATCCCTAATTGTTTAACATAGTCAGCAGTGAATTCTACACTTGGAATAAATCCAGGAGTAGCTTGAGCAATAGAAGTATTGACAGCAACCTTAACTGTTGGAATGGTAACTTTAGGAGCATCTTTTGCTTCATATGGAGCTACATCAAGTATTTCCATTCCATCAAGGACTTTCATTTTGAAATCCTTAAATGTTGCTATAGCTTCCTGGGTCAATCCGTTTACAATAGGTCTAAATTCAGACTTATCATTATGCTGTTCAACACTAGCTCTCCATACTTCTCCTCTTCCTTTAAGATTATCAAGAACAATAGGCTTTAAAGAAACAATTCCGTGTCTATGTCTAGTAAATATAGTATATAAATCCTTTAACTTACTTAGAGTTTCTAAAGTTAACTGAACATTTTCTTTTCCGTTTTGAAAACTATTATCTACAATATTTAAGTCATAATCTGAAATAGTATAATCTCATTCCGATCCTTGGATTTCTCCTACATTAGAAGCAAAGGTTATCCCTGGATATTTACTACCGAAATTATCTTTAGATAGTTCCTTAACATTATCAGATAATACTAAGACTCTAGTCGTAGGATCTAAGTTATGTGAAGTAAAGAATTTTTCAATATACTCTTGAGTTAAAAGGGCTTCATCAAACTTAATTCCTTCTAGTTCAGTATCAGATTCATAGTAAATGAAATCAGATAAGTTATCAGTTCTTAACTCCTGAGAACCATAGGAATTAGCTTCAAATAATTTCTCAAAGTTTAAATTATTTCTTCTAGAAATATCAGTACTAGCTCGTTTGGATTCAGCTAATTGTAGAGTAGCATTTGCATAAATATAATCTATATTGTCAATACTTCCATGCTGTTTAGTATCTCCAAAATATGCAATGTCTATATTATACTTTGAGCATAATTCATCTAAGCTAATTAAATCTGCAGATGAAATATTAGTTGCTTCATCAACTATAATAATGCTATTTTCATACTTGTTTCTAAAAGTATCTACATTAGAAGAATCATTTAGTAATTCAGAAATTAAAGTAAATTCCGAATTTTCTGGAAGAACTTCAGATAAATTTTTTACTTGCTCTGCATTGTTTGCTGCAAATATACAATTTTTTTCTGGATTAACCGCCTTCAGTATTGAGTAAATTGAAGGGATTATTGCAGAAGTTTTACCTGTTCCTCCAGAACATGTTGATTTAATTGCATTATAGATAACTTTTGGAGTTCCAGGAGTAGAATTTCAAGTTTTAGCTACAGTATCAATCCAAAGTTTTGCATCCTCTTTATCTGCTCTTAAAAAGAACTTTAACACATGAGTGATTACTTCTTCTTGAGAATCAAATGGACATTTAGAATCGTTGGCTTTAACATATTCCTTATAAGCCTTATTTACTAAATCAGTATTTCCATATGAAGAATTCATTAAGTAAATAAAGAAATCCTGGTCTGCAAATGGGATTTTGTTATCTGTAGATATAATTGAAGTATCTGTATATAACTCTGTGCCTGAAGTTTTTAAGTTATCAACAATCCAATTAATTAATTCCAACTTACTTTCTGTATCCAAGCTTTTATATAAGCTAGAAAAACGTCTTTCAAAGTCAGATAACTGATTTCTATAATCAATCCCAACACTAATAAAAGCATCATCTCCCTTTAAATCGGAGATATCAGATAACGTAACAGAATATCCTGCAAATAAAGTATCTTTAACAAACTCTGGGGCATTTTCCCAGTTCATCATGGACTGAATACTTTGCAGTTTTGCATGACTTAGAGCAATAGCTAACTGCTTCTCTTGATTGATTACAGCTCCTCTATTTACCTTGTCTAATTCAATAAACTCATCTAATGTTCTATTAAGTCTTGCAATTTTTTCATTAATAAGGCCAATAATATTAGGATCTAATTGAAGCATTTCAATGTTTAATCCCTTTTCCTTAAATGCTTTATTGAGGAAATTATTTGCTCCAAATGGAGTTCCCATTAATAATGTTCTATAATTAACATCTGCTCCCATAGAAACAGACTTAAGAATATTTAATGCAGATTTTATATCCTCTATGGTAGAAGATAATTCTCCATCTAAAGTGTATTGATTTCCTAACTCCTTAGACCTTGTAGTTTCTCTATTAATAAAATCGTTGATCTTGATTTGTTTTGGATTAATACTTTCTAAAATCCCATCAACAATATTATTAACTCCATTAGTATCAATAGTTGGTAAAGCCTCAATTGATAATTCCTGTCCTAAATTTTCTGTATTAGCTAAAGCTGAAAGTACTACTTGTCTAGCCTTATTAATAGCATCAATACTACTAAATCTATTTATGATTGTTCGTTCACTATCAGTAAGCTGTCTCCAAATACTTTCAAAATCAGAACTTCCTTGTGCCTTATCCCTTGCGGATTGAAATAATTCTACATAATGATCAAATATGTTATTTGTAATTATTTCTCCTTGATTTTCAATAGCTGATTGTAACTCTTCTGACATACTGTCAAAAGTTAAAGATTGAATAGCTGTATCTCCCCAAAAATCAGGCATTGCAGAAGTCAATCCTAAAAGTCTATATGCAATATTAATACTTTGTCCTAGAGATAATTTAAGATCAACAAGCTCTCCCTGTAATTGAGAAGCTACCTTTGTCATGTCTAGTAAAACATCCTCTCCAGTAATAGTATCTGTTGAAGAGAGTTGCTTAGGCCAAACCTTTCCATTTTTTACAGTACTTTGCAGTATAGCAGCATTATAATTTTGAAATTCTAAAGCTAGATTTTGGAATTTAGTTTGAATACTTGGATTAGAAGCAATGTTCTTATAAACATTCCAAGCAGACATATAATTAAGCTCAGTTTTTCCAGAACTATCATTATTAGAAATAATTTCATTTACTTTTTCTTGTAGAGTTCTTGGAAGATCATCATAATCCTTTGCATATAAATTTTGAGCCCATGCATTCTTTGAAGTAGGAGTAAGACTGTCTAATATTTCCTTATTAGTCTCTAACATTAAGCGACCAATATAACTATCATCTTTTCCTTGAACTAGATTTCTAACTTGATCGATTTTAAGATTTAATATTTCTTGAAGAGTCCCAATTTGTTTATCAAGATCTGCTTCTGATGAATCCTCCATATTAGCAACTTTCTGACTTCTTAAGCCTTCAAGATCAGCATATAATTGAGAGATTTCATTGGTTCTATTAATATAATCGTTAAATAGAGAATCTTGCAAACCTTTCGAATTTATTCAAGCAGCTCGTAAACCTCTAATTAATTCAATATTTCCAAACTGCTCATAATCAATTTTTAAGTTATTGTTAGATAAGAAAGAATCAAGATCAATTATAGCTTTCTTTAAGGAACCAAAAAGAACACTATTTTGAGACTCCTCAGAATTTGCAGCGACCACAGAAGCGTTGAACGCAGATAAATTAGAGCTAATTAAAGGAGTTTTTTGAAGTTTATCAATCTCAGAAAGAATTAAATCCTTTTTCCCTTGAGAAACATATGTTACTAATTCCTTGGAGATTTCACTATTGTTTCCTAGCATCTGTCTCCAATTTTTATATGCTGCTTTATCAAATATAAAACGATCACTTAATTTAAATATAGCTCCACCAAGAGCACCACCAAAGAAAGCTGTTCCATAACGTGACAAAGGATCACTAGCTAAATATGTATAATCATGGTCATATTCCTTACCTGTAAAAACGGATTTAAGATCATTCCATCCTTTACCTATTTGGAAAGCAATATCCTGTGCTCCTTCTTCAGCAACCTCCTCAAGACCCTCATATAATGCTCCTGCAGCAATTCCAAAACGGCCAGATTTTACATCATAGACATGATTTTTAAGAAATGTAGAAATACTATTACCCCACTTTTTAAAGAGATTTTTCTTAGCTTCTCCTGTTGCATTTTCAACTAATTCTTTAGACATTACTTTAGCATTATTTCTTAAGTAATTGTCTACTAATAGCTTTATATCCCTCTTTAACTCATAGTCAGGAGTATTATATAGCATACCTCTAAAATAGTCAGTTTGAAATAATGCTCCTATACCTATATAAGTTCCTAAAGAAATCATGGATGATGTTTGAGTATCAAATCCATAACTGCGTGCAAGGTTGTAAGTATCTTCAGTAGAAGTAGCTATTAAATAAGCACGGCTAATTGCTGTACTTACTTTAGTTGCATTATTGATAACTTTTTCTGCATTCCTATATATAGGACTAGCCTTAACCAAAGCATGTAATACATCTGGATTACTTTTTAAATATGCAATTCTTTCAGAATCTCCTGATAACAATGTTGTTAAAGTAGCTGTTTCTGCAGATTTTTCTGCTTTCTTTAGCATTCCCAATCTTTTTGGGATTTCAGCAATTAATCTTTGTTGTCTTAATTGCATAAATGAATCTACTGCTAGATTCATAATATTTTCAAAACTAAAGAAATGGTCTTGAGCATAATCGGAGGTAGACCTTCCAAATTTTCTCATATTATTATCCCACCTATTTAAAGTATCAAACTGTACATCTTCCGAAAAGAAAGAGGTAAAGGTCTTTAATATTTGGGGCATTACTCTAGTAAGATTTACTGCTGCTGAAGTATATGCAATAGTGGGACCTACATATGGAATTAATAAAGAACCTCCAATAACTGCAGCACGTAAAATTGTTCTTGGGATATTTGAATCAAGACTGTCAGAATCAAAGATGTCAATTTTGTTCCATGCACTATTATCATCTGTAAGAACCTCAGACCAAGTAACAAATTGCTTGTTTAAGTTTTCTTTATTTCCTGCCTTTTCAGCGTAGAAGTTACCAAATTCATCAGTTTTCCATTCTCCAGCTTTATGCAGAACTTTTTGCTTGGTCATTGGATCTATATGTTCCCCATCCTCATCCCATGTAGCATATACTAGGCCTTCTTCATTTAATAATCCAAATGCACCTAACTCATTTAATGTCTTTGAGGACCATGTATTCGTTTCTGGATCAAAATACTGATTAGTTTGTGCTGCTTCCCTATTACTAATAGTTGGGTCAGACCATTTATTCCATACCGTTAAACCTCTGGATTGCTTTAATGGATTTGGAGTAATTGAAGCAATAATATGTTGATCTTTTACTTTACCAAAGTTAGTAGTAAAATTGGAACTTGATTTTTCATAACTATCTAATACAAAGTTCTCAGAATCAATTGCACTTAAGTATTCAAACTCCTTTGATATCGCAGTATAAAATTTGTTGAAGGTATCCTCATCAAAATCTCCATTATCCTTTGTAAACCTTTCTTTAACCTTAGTTTTATTTTTATAAAACTCTGGAGTTTCCATTTTTGAATTTAATGGAGTAATTCCTTCAGTTAAAAGAAAAGCTGGGTCTTTGTCATCATTTAATAATCTTGACGCAAACCAATCATTTGTTTTCGCATTATTTTCCATATTCTAGTCTAAATCTCCAGCAGTTGTTCCCGCTAAATTTCTATTATATAAACCTGTTCCATAATCATATCCTCCTCCCAATCTAACTGCATCTTGTCTTGCTTTTATTACATCAGTGTTTGGTTTAGGCATGTATGCAGCACCTCCTGCAACCAATACCTCATTTTGATTATCTTGCATTGGGATAAATAACATACCCTGATAAGATTTTCCAAACCATCCCACAGTTAAATCGACTTTAGATTTATTCTTATTATTTGGATTAAGATTATATGCACTTCCTAAATTTTCAATAACTGAATCATCTACAGGACTTAACATAGATGAGGATTTTAAATCCTTATTCTTAAAGGAATTAGCAGCAGTTGAAGTGTAAGCGATTTGAGTTCAATATCTTCCAAGAGTTTCATTTACAGGAACTCCTACATCTAAAGCCTCATTATAAGTAAACCCATTGTCCTCCCAGATCTTTTTCTTAGCTTCAGTGTTAGTAATTCTACTTTTTATAATCTGATCTTGAATTTCACTCATTTGCTTCATCATACTAAGATCTAGTTCTCCATCCTGCTTAATTGGAAGATACATTACTGTTCCTCCACGGGTGTTATCAACAATTATGTCTTTTCCAGCAAATGCCATGTTATCTATAGGTAAATCTCCAATATAAGAAGTTCTTCTTGTATCAATAAGTCCTTTAGAAATTAAATTATTGAATGACTCATCCCCTAAAGTTACATTATCAATAGCAGTATTTTCTTTACCTTCAATAAAATTATAGTGTTTAGCTGGAACGTTAAAGCTAACATTACCTCCTGGCATTACTATATTCGTATTTCTGTATGATCCTCCATCTTTAGTTACAAAGTCTCCCCAAACTTCTTTTATTTGTGAACCTGCAGAATCACCGCTTCCAGAACCACTACCTTTAGTTGGATCTTTAATAGCATTAACTTTAATAGAAGTATCTGTATGTTCAAATAAAGCTTCTTTTAAAATACGTGTAACATCATTCATATCACTTGGATTTAAACCTTCTGCAGCTGTTGTAGCACGTAATACATTTTTTGCATTAGTGTTTAAGTTTTTGTATAAATAAACTATTGCAGAATTGATATCTTGGGCAGCTTTTGAATCAGAAGTTTCTATTTCATAAAGTCCATCAGGGCCTAAACTCATCAATGCTTCTAGTCCTCTTTGAACCTGACCTCCAGCCTTAACTGTGTATCCTTTTTGAGTACTTGTTCCAAACTTTTTAATTGCTCCTATTACTTGTTCCATAATAGACTTCATCCCTATTGAATTTGATAAATCATGCAGAATTGACTCATCAAATTTTAAATTAGGATCCCTTTCCCTTAGATGTATTAGTTCTGCATTAGTTAAAACTTGATACTCTTCTGGATTCTTACTATAATCTGTTGGAGTAACCTTTTTTACCGATTCTCCGTCATATACATATAAATTCCCATCATTAGAAATAGCAACATCGGAACCAGTATTTTCTACTTTAATTCTATCTGTTGCATTTTTATATAGTGCATTATTATGTTGTAATCTATTTGCTAATGATCTGAGTCTAATTAATTGACTCATTGTATTTGTCTTTTTTCCAGAGAAGATATTAGTTGAATCTTGCAAGAAAGATTGTGCTTGGCTTAGAAAATAATCAACATCAGTAGGAATTCCATTCTCTCCTAATACTTTAATGATCTCTTGTTCTATTAGTTTATCGTCTTTCTTTTCAGAAGAAGGAGAAGTCGCAGGGAGAACCTGCGACTGTCCCATTACTTCTCTTGAAATTGGAGTATATGAAGCTCCATATTGATATTTTTGAATTTTCATTACGAAAGCATTTTTAATAATAATTTTATTAAATTATCATCCATTTTCTGAACAGCTTTTCTATAATCTTTTGCTTTATCTAAGATTGCCTGCTCATCAAAATCACGATATCGCTGAGTTTTAGTTATAGTTCCTCCTTTTTTCTTAATTACAGGAATTGTTCTATAAAAAGAAGGATTTCTATAGTAATTTCCTATTGTACTTTGAGGCATGTCAATAGTTCTACGTCTTCCAGTGAATCTACTACGACTATTCAAATAACTATTTAACTGAGATCTCATCATCATGTCATTTTGAAGATTTTGAATAGAGCCAGAGTAATAGTTCTCTAAGAATTTTTGACGTCCTGCCTCAGAGTCACCATAATCAGACTTCCAGTTTGGATTAGTAAGTTGCTCATTCTCCCAAGCCTTTTGAGCTTCTGCAGAATTAAATAACTCTAAATACGTTTTTTGAGCATTCTGCTGTAAAGCAATGTTATCCCTAACTGTAGCAGCCAATTGTTCATCCTGCTGGTCTCTTACTAAATCCATTCTCTTTTGATCAATGAAAGGATTTATAATCTGGTTCCAAGCTGTAAATTGTTTAGCTGCTTTATTTTGAGCTAACATATTTTCCATTTGGCCAAGAACTGCCTTATTGTAATCTGCTATTTGAGTACGTTGATTAGCATATTCTCTTCTTGCAGCAAGGTCCTTATCATTAAATTTACTAATAGTTTGAGATAATCTAGTATCTCTTTCATTAGCCAATTGATCAGCTTGTTGATCTCTCATAAGCCTTTCAACCATTACTTGATTAGGATCACTTGTGACAGTTTTAAACTGACGAATATCCTTTATTCTATCTCCATACATACGAGCAATTCCCATATCTGTATATGGAGCATAGATTTCTGTTGGCATAGATCTTAATTGCCCTTGAGCTGCTGCTCTGATTCCTCTTGCTAATTCACGTCTTTGACGAGCATTTGAAATTAATCCTCCTGCTAATGAACCTAAATCTAATAGATTTTTAGGATTAAACGAAAAGCCTCTTCCATCAGAAGCACTTCCAGTAGAAACTACGTTATTAGATGTAGTGTTATTAGAAGATTCAGGCTTTGATACCTCCTCTTTAAGACTGAAGGTACTAATATTTCTATATGGATTTTTTAAATCTAAATAGGCATTTTCTCTCTGAGTCCTATTATACTGAACATTAAAAGGGACTTGATTTTCTATTGGCTTGAATTGATTCCTTCCTAAGAAAAGTTGAGGAGATGAAGAAGCTTTAAACATCGTTTTTGGATCAATTCCTGTTATTTTCTCTGCCATTAATCTCTGTCTTGCCTCTTTTTGTGCTTGCCATGGTGTGATTACTCCTGTTTCCCATGCTGATACTATAACAGGCTCTGCATCAAAAGAACCATAAGCTCCTTGATTATCCATAGATTTACCAAAGAATTTTGATCCACCTTGAGCTTTAAGAATTTTGCCCCCTTTTTTATATAACTTTTGAGGTTTATAAACTAGCCCTCCTCTATCAGGTAGTTCTTCCCATACTCCTGCAAATTTTGGAAGTAATAGTCTAGATTTTGGAGGGGTAAATGTAGGAGTTTTAGTAAACACGGGAGAACGATAGAACCAGCCTCCTCCATGATTAGAATTCCAACGTAATTGTTCTGGTAACACCCAACCTTTACTCTGTACCTCTTTTGCAATATTAGGATTCTCCCCAATAAGTCTGCCTAGTGTTCTTAATTTAGATGTATTTCCATTAAGTTCAGATAATTTAAAATCTTTAGGTAAACTTCTGTTGGACATTCTTCATCTAAAATTCTTGCTGAAAGGATTATAACTTCCAGAAAAGGTATTAGAATTTATATCTTCTATTACACCTTTGGCTTTATTAGTTAGCTTTCCTAATTTCCCAGTAGATTCGGTCTCAGTTTTAGTAACTTTAGGAGCCTTTCCATTATATTTAGTCATTGTCAGACCTTGAACCTCATTTTTAATTCCTTTAATAGCAAATAATCCTGTACTTAAAGCCTTCCAATCATCCAATGTGCCTTTTCCTGCAGCAATGTTTCCAACAGCTCCAACAGCACGACTAGCTCCAGCTAACATTAATGCCTTCTTAAGTACTTTGGCAGAATTTTTTACTAGTTTAGCAGTTTTTCCTAACTTTCCAGCAATACCTACTCCAGGGAGTAAACTTATAGTATCCAATCCTAAGTTTAAAGCTAGACTTCCTAAATCTCCAAATTGGAAACCATCTCTAGAAACATCTGCTCCGAATTGTGCTAAAGAAGAGCCATAACCAATAGCTCCAGCTACAGGGTTTCCTCCAGTAGGAATTGCCGCAATTAGAGAAGCAACATCACCAGCAATACTAGCAATCTGTAATTTATCAGCTTTAGTTAAATCTCCACTGGCAACTTCAGCATTACTAGCAGCCTTTGAGGAATCTCCAACTTTATTTGCCTTTATAGAACTATCAATGTTCTTGTTTTCTACCTTTCCATAGTTAATTCTACCTCCAGATTGGTGCTTAGGAATAAAGATATTCTGAGGAGTTCTGTTCCATGGCTGACCATTTACTTCTGGAGTTTTAGTTGTATATGCTCTTCTAATTAATGAAGATATTCCTCCAAATAATGAGAAATAATCAATTGCTTTGCCCCATCCAGTTTGACCTCTATAGTTTGGTCTATTAGATTGCAACTCATCAACCAAATCTCTATTAAGTGATCCTCCAAAGACATTATTAAATAACTGTGCATTTTCTGGTATTAATCCTTGAGAAACTAATTCATCAACTTCTTGAGGAGCTAGCTTATAAGGTTGATTCATTCCTTCTTTAAAGAACCAAACATCTTTATTGTCATATGGATTCCTATATAAAGTAATTGAATTTCCATCATTATCTGATACAACAGATTCATAATATCCAGGAGCTCTTTCAGAATATTCTTTGATATAGTTTTGAATAGGCTCATAATTAGAACTTATTCCAGACAAAGGATCCAATTTAGTAGTTTCTCCAGTTTTAGTATTATATTGGATTCTGTTAATCCCTTCTGGAGTTACAAACCCATGAACATCTCTGGCAGAATCCTTATTATAATATTCAAATATTAAATTGTCGGGATCTTCTGGATTTCTTACAGTTCTAAATCTTATGTTAGATTTATCATCACGTAATCCAGGGATAAAGAACTTAGAGGAATCATAAGTTGTAAAAGGATCTGAACTATTACCCCAAACATCTATATTTTCAGTTCCATAATTATTATTTGTATTGTTATATCTCCATGCTGCCAAATTCTTATAGAATACAGAATTAGTGTCTTCAGCAACAGATTTAGGAACTAATCTATTATTATACCAAAACCATCCTTTTAAAGGTTCATATTCATGGTGAGAGTCTAACCAGTTATCATTAATGTAAAGATTTCCAGAACCAAATAAACTACTTGCATCAACACCTTCCCCTAAAGAATATGTACCATCAGCGTTCATTTTTAGATTCAGATCTTTAAGATATGTATTCTTAGGATCTAATTCTGCTTTTGTATATGCTTCTTTAATAACAGCATCTTCAGATTTTACTTTTGAAGTGTTAGTTTTATCAAGAATACCTAATTTAGATAATGTATTAATATCACTATCTGTAATACTTCCATCTTTAATTCTCTGATATAAACCATCCCAATCTGTGTATTCTTTAACGAACCTTGAATACACATCTTTAGTTTGATTATTATACCCTTTCCAGTCTACAATATTTTCTTCTTTTTCAAGATTTCTTAAAAAGTCTAATCTATCAAAAATGCTTGTATTATCAGTGTCAGTATTATATATTCTTCTCCCGTTATCATCAAGTACTAAGTTTCCATCCTTATCTCTTTTATATGAAAGAAATAATTTTCTAGAAACATCGACACTTTTATTTTTATTCGCTTGTGGAGTAACTTGGTTATAATTAAACTCACGTAAAGCGTTTGTTGCACTTTTAACTTGATTTACTCTTCCATTAAAAATACTATCTAATGCTTCTCCAGTTTTTGAGGTACGTCTTGCAGCGCGTCTTCTTTGGCGGTCATTCATGTTGTCAAACGTTACATCTCCTCTTAACTCGTTAGTATTAGAATCATATGATAAATCGGCACCAGATCTAAGAGCATTAACAATAGCTCCATAATCAGCTCTAGCTCTATCATCTGTGATTGAACTACCGTGTGCCGTCATAGCCTGTAGAAAGTCGTCGTCAACTTGATATGTCACACCATCCTTAGTAAAGTTGCCGTATTTTTTTACAGCCCCTCCACCCTGGAGTTTTTGTATATTTACCTGTGCCATTTTATCAATGTATTATACTTAAAAAGGGAGATTGACTACTTACAATCTCCCTTCTATCTCTATTAATCATTAGTTAGATTTATTTCTTCTTAATGATATTTAAGTCTCCGCCTTTCTCTTTCTTTCCACATTTCTTACGTCCAGCGATTTTTCCGCCTTTCTTAAAGACGGGTTCTCCTTCTGGAGCTTGTCCTACTGGAGCTTGTCTGCCTTCCATAGCTTGCTGAATTAAGGCAACAAAGCCTTCACATACTTGCATAGCCATCTGGCAGTCCTGTCCCTGTAAAGCTTGCAAAGCCATTTCTGCTAACATCTGAATAGGATCTTGCTCACTACCTGCAGGAGCACCAGCGGGAGCAGCTGTAGGAGCGGCTCCACCTTCTTGGAATTTCTTAATATAAGCCATATTACTTATTGTTATTTTATTAATATAATTTAGTTTTTTACTCTTTATAAGACATATTGTCATATACTCTTTTTACTTCCCAAAATTACATATATTATTTAAATAATCCAAATAATTTAAATTTAATTTGGGGATTCTACATATTCTGGTTCACGGCTATCCTGTTTAGATAATATTCCAAACATGTATTTGCCCAACTTCTTATAGTCTGCGTCTTTTTTAGATTTACTAGCTTTCTTAGCTTTACGGATTAGTTCTCGTGTCTCTTTTCTACTAACAATTCGTTCTCCCCCAACTAAATCCATTTGAGGTTTTCCATCAGATCCAAGAATATACATTTTATCAATATCATCCTCACTAATATCGTCTTCATCATCCTCAAAATCTAATTCATCTCCTATTTGAATACCAGAATTAGCATTAACTTCAAGTACATATTTTGTTCTGCCATCCTCTTCATCAGGAGTAGAGGTAATTAAGTCAGAACTGTGAGCTTTACCTAATACAACATTATAAACTTCATCATCTTGATCTATGAAAACTAAATCAATATCGAATTCCATTTCCTCTGTATTAAATACAACCTGACCCTGATCTTCAGGCATAACAAATAGCATACCTTCATCATCATCCATAGATTCTACATTAGAGAGACCTTGAGTTCTTTCCTCTTCTGTTTCTGCAATTAAGACTTTATATTTCTTATCTGCTATTTCAATTATTGTTTCTTTCATATATTATAATCCTGGTTTAAAGTCCTGGTAATTACGTTTTCAACTTTTATCATAAGGCCCTTTAAAGTAACCTTTATAAAATTTATCTGAGTAGTCAATATAAGTATTTAAAGTAAATGGTTTGCCTCCTGAAATTTTACCTATTTCATAATTGGATCATTTTGTAGGTAATATTCGGGATAATATTCTAGCTGTACTATTATTTTTATCTTTAAATGGCTGTAAGTCTCAAGTATTTCTCATATGGTATCTACCATATCTTTCAATTCCGTCAATTGCAGTAAAAGTATCATTTGCTTTAGATGAAACTATAGTTGAATAGTTTTTTAATTCTTGCGGTGATAAATACCTATAACGAAAATATGGATGTCTATTAGGTAATAAGCTATTTCTTGATATATTCTTTAATGTACTATTATTTAATTTATTTATTCCAACATTTTGATCAACCCCTCCAAATGCCCCAGTTATAAAATCTCGTTTAATACCATCTTCAAATGACTTAATTTGAAAATCAGTAGGTAACTTTGGATTTTTTGGCTTCAATAAAGATTTTAAATAAGACATATTATAAGAAACAGATCCGTCATGATTAGGAATAAAAACAGGATGCTTAGATTCTATACCAAGATATTTTCTTCATGCTTCATCCCTTCCTATTTTTGCAATGTGAATCTTAGATTCCTCAGTAGCATTTTTAGCGCTCACAAAATCACCTAATTCATCAGAGAGTGTATATTTTGGATTTAAATCTGTTTTATTAAGAATAAAATCTTTAAATCATGGTAATATTTCCTTTTTATGAGCTGAAAATTTATAACTAGCTGGAGAAATATTATTATAAGTATAAATATTTCTATTTCCTACTCTAGTTATTAATCCTTTTCCAATACGTTTAGTAAGAGATGCACTTCCAATTACATCTAAAGTATCACCCATTCCTGATAAAATAGCATCTTTATAATTTCCTGCAACAAGTTCTCTTTTGGTCTTTTGTCATCCATTATCGCTAAAGAAATTTCTAGCTCCATCAACAGTTAATCCAATATCAATTCCAGTTTTGACCCACTTTGGTAATTGACTATATATTCAAGATACGCTTGGAGCTGCTAAAGCTCCTGCTCCAATTATTATAGCTGTATTTAATCCTTCATACCCTCTTCTCTGTCTAGCAGCATCCTCTCCTATCTTTCCTAACAATTCTCTAGCTTCTTCATTTCCACTATTTGCAGAAGATGTTAATGTAGAAATGTATTCTCTATATTTGTTAGGATTAGTTTCTTTTAAATCATTAATTCTTGTTTCTAAAGGTGTAGTTAGTTTTGGAGGAGTATACAGCTCTGGATTTCTATTAATATTATCCAGAGCTGTAACAACTTGTGATCTTATATCTAATGGCATATTATTTTATACTTTTAATTAAACCACTTCTATCATCTGTATTCTTTAGTAACTCAAAACAAATTAGTTTACCTGCTTCTATAGCTATATCCTCAGATGAATCATCTTGATATTGCTTATACAACCTTTCTAATTCATCAGTAAACTCTTTACGAAAGATAACTTCTTCTTTCTCAATTTCTGCTTGTTGAATTACTCCTCCTTCTCCTTGAGCAACAACAGGAATTCCTTTACGAGTGATTTGCCCTTCTAATTCAGGATTTACTTTTTCTAGATTATGTTTTCTAGCATGTAAGGCACCTTCTGGTATTAGATTCATTTTTCCTCCAAGTTGAAACTTCTGAGGATCTTCTGTAGGTTTAACTTTTCAGGAATTAATAAGACTTCTAGCCGTATCTAACTCTGGGAACTTCATTCCCTTTTTAGATAATAGTAATTGTGGAGTGTATCCAGCATATTTATTTTGATTTTGTGATAAATAAGTATCACCAGCACTATTAGATTTTCTAAGTTTACTTTCTAAACTAATATCAGTTATTAGATTATTAACTCTATTTTGCTCTCTAATAAACTTATTAGCTTTACCAGTTCCTAACATTCTCTTACCACTTAATGCTTGAGCGGCATTAATATCTGCAACTGATCCTCCATAAGCATTTGTCATTTGATCAATTTCTGCAGATTTATAAGACTTCGCAGTTCTACCTCCAAACATACCCACAAGCATGGATGCACCAGGAAGACTATTAATAAAACCTTGAGTGGCAGCTTTACCACCAATACCTGCTCTTTTTGCAGCATCCGCATCAATATTATCTAAATTTAGACCTGTTGCAGAACCAATTGCATCTACTACTCCAGAAGCAGCTCCGATAATAGTTCCAATAGGGCCCGCAGAGCTAATTGCACTGCGGATGCCCTCTCTTGTTGAAGCTTGTCCTTGCGTTAATCCTGAAGTAGATAATCCTCCAAGCATGGAACTTGCTGCTCCTAAACCTGCTTGTAATCCTCCAGACATTCCCATTTTATTACCAGTAGATGCAATATTAGAGGGTTGCTTTAATTCTTTCTTCCCTTGTTTGAACATTTTATTCATATCCTTAACAAAGGCTTTCATATCAAATGCACCTCCAAGCTGTAAATAATTTATTTTATGCATAACTTAATCGTAATAAGGATTGTATAGCATTAATTACTACTAGTTTTTCACCAGTATACTTAATCCTAATTTTAATCCATTTGTCTCTGATTCTTGTACTTTTTAATTCAGTAGAATTGTCAGTACCTACAATTCTATCTTTATAATATATAGGAGTAATTGTAGTAAACCATCGATCTTCTTTGTATTCAATATTACCAAGTCTTCTGCCATAAGTTTTTATATTTTTAATTGGCTGTTTAACTTTTAGTATATACTGATTCAGAACATGGTCTTTCTCAATTTCTACCTGTTGCTTATCAAAAATTTGAGAGTATTTGCCGTCCTTTGCAGTTGCCTTTTCTAAATCTAATTTCTTCTTAGCATACTCTACACTATCGAAATTTCCATCAATATCCCAAAATTTATCTGATTTATAAAGACCTGCTTTATTAAAATCATACGCATCTCCGATAATTTCAAATTCCAAAGTTTCTGGTTCTACATTATTAGAAATCATAACAAGATTATCAAAGATCTTATGAACTCCAGCTGGAGTGTTTACAACAAATTCAAACTCAAAAGGCTCTTGTTTATTGTACCATTTAGTTGGAAGTATATTATTAGTTTGATTTAAATCTAAATAATCTAATTCATCAAATATTCCAGCACGGCCATGTACATAAAACCCATTTTGTAGTAGTTTATCATACATTTGTGCATCTTTATCTGAAAGGTTCCTTCTATTTTTGACAATGACTATAGAATCGTAAAAAGAGTTTGCACTTATAGCTTTATTCTCATCTTCATCTGTTACTGTAATCTCAGATACTATTTTAACATCTATTTTAATATAGCAACGATTCCTAAAAATATCTTTATTTAATTGTAATACATTTGTTTGAGAGTTGTTACTTATTCCTTTAGCAACTCATGTATTATTGTCATTAACAATAACGCTATTAAATTCATCAGTGTCATTATGTTTAGTTCACTTCTCAAATACCTCCCTTGAGTCTTTAATGTATGAAGTCGTTATACTTCTTAATTGTAGTTTAAATTTATCAGAAAGGTTATAACCCATATATGATATGTCCCCTTCATAATCTAAGGTTTCATCATTTCATACATTTCCACATTCGGAGAAGTTTGATGGTTTTGAGTTTGAAATATTGTGGTTATTTATACGTAATCCTTTATTAGTATTTTGATTATTCCATAGTATGCCTAATAAACTAGCTCTATTTTGATCCAATGAATAAAATATATTATCTATATTTTCTGAATATAATGGTGTTCAAGAATATTTAGTAACTCAAGTTCCCATTCTTTCATTAAAACAAAGATTCCATATTCTATTTTTATTGTAGAATGTAAACATTACATCTCCCTTATAATTATTATAATGTGTTTTTACATTCCTTGCTGCTATTATTGGGTATTTATCTAATTCAGATAATTCTATACTATCATTTAAAAATCTTTGGACTTTTATATCTGATATTAATACAAAACCATCCTTTTCGTTAAAACGCCATATCTTTTTAGCATATGTATCAACCCCATAAATACCATTAGGTGTACGAATAATCGATTCTTGTCAAATACTGCCATAATCTGGAGATATTGGAGTAACCTGATTTTGTAGTACCCCAGCTCCATACATGTGGATTGCTTGTCCTGTATTAGTAGATATTAGAGCCTTTTCATTAATAGGAATAATTGCACATCCATGTTCAAATACACAGAATAGATTAACTCCTAAGGGAATTAATTTAACAATTGCCCCATATTGCCTTTCTATATCTTTGTAAGCTAACCCTTGAAATATACGATATGCATTTTTAAAATCATCATCGATTTGCACATCACTAAACATAATTCTATTATCAAATATATCCTTTACGTATGGAACATCTGGAGCTGTAAAATATTTTTTAAATGGCAATGTAACACTATAGCCAGCATTTAAAAGCCACGATTCTTCTACTTTTCCTGACGGAGCAGTTAATAGGCCAGATAAAGGGTAAAAACTTCTTGGATTGCCCATTAGAGCCATCTCTTCAACATTCTGCCTATTTTCTGCTCTTAACCCTAAATTATAATTAGATAAACATTTATATGTTACCCATGTTCCAATTGGTACACTATTAATATCTGCTCTATTGATATCTTTTCATTCATCAGCTGTAGTTTCTTTATATCCTTTATATCCATCTTTTCAAGTATTAGGATTTACAATTATTTGATTTGTAGGAACTTCTGAATCTATAAAATTTGTATGTATTCTAATTGTTACAGTATTTGTGTAACAGTCTCCTCTATATATATCTGGAAATGTTATATATTTTTCATCTATAGTAGTTTCGAAATCATCTAATAATTCATATCTATTTGATATGCTCATAAAAGGAGATAGATCATTACCTCTAATTTCAAAATATTTATCAAAATATACTGAGGAATAATTACTAATTTTTATAGAATATATAGAGGAATCATTAAGTATACTTTGTGTTCCAATAAAAGGACAAAAAACCCCTCGGATTATATTTTTATAGTCTTTAGAATAATCTTTCTGCCCTATGAATCCAAATTGTTTAGTGTCTTCTGCTGATCCTACTCTTGTTGAAAATCCATATTTATTAACATATTTTAGTGGTATATCACTTAGAATGTATAATAAATTAGAGCTAACCCCTCCATAATTTTGCAAAGAGGTATTTAGTTCCTTATCATATTCACATACATAATGCCGTAAATCTGATTTTGATGCAGTTGTTTTATATCTTGATTTTAGTTCTAATATAAATTTACTATTATCAAATAATGATTGCATTTGCGAATTCACATTTGCATCTAAACAAAGTAACCCACTTGATTGACTTAAATTAGTAGTTCTTTTTCTATCTTTATAATTTGTTGTTAAAACCCTATCTTTAGATATAAAAGATTCAAATATGTAGTCTTTATTGTTCTCATATAACATTGGACAGTAACTATTTGGATCAATCCCAACAGTATATCCTTGAGCTAAGGTAATTGGAATTCTTTTTTGCCTTACAAAAAATAAACCCTTGATATTAAAATTACTTAACTCGTTTTTTACATCTATAGGTAATTTAAATTTAAGATAAATAGGATGTATTTCTTTGTTCTCTTCATCCTTAACATTACATACATTATAATCAGGCATTTTAAAAACACCCTTTGTATTTAATAAATATTCTGTTCCAACGAATGTTTCTTTTGGAAGATAGTTATATTCAGACTCAGAAAGTTTTAAATAATTATATAAATTAGTACTTTCTTCCTCAGGTTTTATTTGTCCTTTATATTCAAAATTTGGAGTATTTAAATTTTCAAATCTACATCCTCTTAGATTATATACAGGACTTAAAGAATCATCATTAAATATATATACAACTCCTAAACGATATATTTCATCAGGTCAATATCCTAATGAATAGTATATTTGTAATGGGTTGTAATACTCAGTTTGATCAGCATCATCATTTAACTTTTTCTTATAACTAGAATCAACATATCCAATACTATCCTCTTTTCTTCCGCAAGATACTTCTATATAATATGATAAGTTCTGTAGATTTTTATTATCTACTATAGTTTGTTGAACATTTCCAAAAAATAACATATTTTGTACTTGAGCTTGTGTTTTAACTGCAGTACAAACATTATATTTTATATTAAGCTCCTCTTGTTCTATTTCAGTTACTTCTTCGTATCCATTAAAACATATAGATAATGTTGAGGACTTAATTTTATATGGCTGATTTACAGAATAAGTTTTAGAAATTAATACTCCATTTAAATCACTTGTCTCGCGTTTATAATATAAATACGCATATGAAAAGCTAGTATCTATATTTTTTAAATTAAGTATCATTGCTTTATCAGTCCTTTCATCCATCAGTGTTCCAGATATAGATGAAATATCAGTCATTGTTCCATTAAAAATACTAATTAAGCCTGATTCTGCAACCACATCTGTTTTATTATAATCATTATCAGCTAATTTTAAATAGAAAGTATAGTTCCCACCTTCTAATTGTCCATAATATGTTACATTATATAGATCAATTTTTGGTATTTTATTTATGTTCCTAAACAATCTAGTTTGTGCATCAACTTTTTCTTCTTCGTATAAATTAGTTTGCGTAAACTGATCTCTTGTTTTTATTTCATACCTGTTATTTTCGATTTTAGTAAATCTATTATTAATTATTCTTGGAGGATTTAAATCGTCGTTAATAATTAAATTTACAGTTCCATCATATGAAGGCTGGCATTGTATATCTACAGGATTATTTAAACTAGATTGTATTTTATCTGTTCTAAAAGGAATAATTTCGCCCTGAGCACTAACCATTGTTTGTAACGGTTGGTACTCATGAGCGATATCTCCCTTAGTTTGATATTTCAGAACATACAAATTTGTATTGTTTTCTGCCATAATTATTTATTGTCTTTAAATTTATCGCTAACATTAGTCCATAACTGTTCTTCATAGATTGGTAATTGGAAAGTAGACGTTGGCGGTAGATAATATCCATGATCTGTTTGTCCCTTATTATTTCCTCCTGATCCTATTTTTAAAGCATGTACAACATCTATATTATTTGCATATATAGAATAAAAACGAATACTATTAGATGCCGTTTTTTCAGCTCTAAATGATGATACGAAAGTATCATATGATGTTTTAACCTCTGCACGAATATTAATGTCTGATAATTCATCTAAATCATGAGCTACAGTATAAGGATTGATTAAATTCAATTTATCTGTTAGTTCTTGACGTTTAGAACTTAGATCTTTCATAGTATATAAAAAATTATCAATGTCTAACTTAATATCGTCAATATTAGTTTCTCTAACAATATTTGTATCAAAATCTTTATATTTGAAAGAACTTGTTAAATCACTAGAAATTATAAGATTAATATTTTTAAATTTACTTTTTTCAACACCGATTGCTGCAGATTTTACATTGTTAAATTTAACATTTTCCGTGCTACTAATAATAGGTAAATTATTAAGTAATAATGTATTTTTACTAACAGTGTTTTCTGTTATATTTTTTTCATTTCATTTTACATTGTTAAATTTTCATGTATAGTTACCAGTTGTTATTGTTTCTGATAGTTTTTCATCCGTTATAATATAATTTGGGGTCAGTAAATAATATCGTACAGTTGAAGAGCCTGTTAATGGTACATATGCAAAAATATGTACAGCAAATTGATTGGTTATTCCTAGTAATTGATTTTTTACCTCATCACTATTATAGTTTCCTCCAATATCCATTTTTCCGCCATTCATAGGAACAATACATCACACCATATCTGTTGATATTTTAGTTCCAATTCTTATTCCCATAACTTGATCTGTATGATCAAAATATGCAGACATTCTTCATCATTGTTTACTACCTTTTGCATCAAACCAAATAAACATATATGGGCTTACTACAGTTTGTTCATTTGTTCACCAATTATAATATCCATCTCTACTGCCACCACCATTAGGATCTGAAGTTTTCCAAGTATTATTTGATAAGCTTGGAGGATTATTACTAATACTAGATAATTTACGTCTTTCTAAATGATTTAATCTTGACCCGCCACTTGCATAATCATAAGTTTGTCATCCTCAATAATAATATGGACTTGAATCATTAATTTTCTTTTTTCTATCACTTCTTTTTGTACATTGACAATAATCATATATATATACTCGGTCTCAGTTTTTTTCTTCTCTTGCTTGTTGTATTAAATCAAGTTTATATCGTTTATATAAATCAATTGTATTTTCTAAATTTCTTTTATCAAATTTTAGTGAGTTTTTACTAGTTTTTACATCAAAAGAAAAATTTCAATCAATCTCGTTATTTCATATACCATCATTGTTTAAAATAGACACTTCATAATTTTTAACAGTAATAGTGTCAGAAGAATTTACTCCAATAGCAGGAAAAACTGATGAATCTAATAATGTATCCGTTTCAACACTATATTTATTTTGCCATAGTTCTCCGTTTGTTTCTTTCACTAACCTATAGATTCTATTTCTTACTCCAGTGTTACGATATATTGACATATTGTTTATAATGTCGTTTTTATCTTCTAATGTAACATCAGGTAAATCAACATAATTTTTTAATTGATTTATTCAAGTTGCTAAATCAATTGTTGAAAAATCCTTAACAGTATTATAAAACGGATTCATTAATTCACTAGTTATTAACATCCTATGTCAGTTTTGATATTGGGTTTTTGCTTTTCCGTCAATATATATTCTTAATTGTAATAGATATATCTCTTCTTTTTCAAGAACTTCTGTTAAAGGTTCTTTTTCATTATCAATAACATAGGTAGAATCTTTAAAGTTACAAGTGGTGATGTTTTGTCCTAAATAATTAATTTCATTTAGTTCCTGTGCTCATGCTAATTTTAGATTATAATTATCTCCAGTTCCCTTAGTAATCTTATATATTCTTAACTCTGTAAGTAAATTAGATACTGTTGCTAAAGGACTAGTAATAGTATAATTTAGTGTAACATCATCGTTAGATACAAGGTATTTATATGTATCAAATACTGCAATCTCAGTAATATCTTTAATATTATCTAAATCGATTATTAATGTAGTTTCAAAATTATCATATATAATATGTTTATTAGTTTCAGCATCCTGAATTAAAGGAATAGCTTCAACAAATACAGTTTTAGTTTTAGAATTAACTGGTATATTTAATTTAAAAAATTCTTCTTCTAAAGATGGGTCTATATCTTTGGTAAACAAAAACTTATTGATCGATGTATATTTAATATCTGATATATCACATATTAGTCCATAGTCAACTTTTGAAGCAAAATCGCTATCTTTTACAACTTTTTTTGTTTTTCCACTAAATATATAATTTTTATTACCTGTTTCATCAATATATCCTACTGCTATCCAAACTTTTAATTTCTCTAATAAACTACTATTGTCAAATAACATATCTGATGTTATAGCTTGAGCTATAACAGAGTAATCTAAATTAATACTATTATTTTCTTTTGTAAATCCTGGTTGATTTAACTTTGTTAAGTATAAATTAAATTGATCAATTGTTGCTAATCTGAACTTATATGCCAACCATCCTGGTATTTCTCAGGTCACAGGCGAATAATCATCTCTGTCTGGGTTATCAAGTTCGTGTTTTTTAACTTGTTCATCTCTTAAAGGAAATAAGTTTTTTTCTTGACTAAGTACATAGAATTCAATAGTTTGATATACTTTATTTTGTTCTAATTGTAGATATAGATAATACTTATCTCCAGGATTTAGCATAAATGTTTCTTCAGTAGAATATAATTGAATTGCTTGTTGTTTTGATAACACAGTATATTTACTATATTCTTCAGCTAACTCAATATATTTTGCTTCTCTCTCATTATTATGTTCAGAATCAAATATAGTTTGAGGTGATGGATATGATCCAATTTCAGTTAACTTTTCTATTGGGTTATATGAAACTATATATATCACTCCAGCATATTCTTTTACACCGATTGGAATATAATTTGGGGTTAGAACCGTATTCTTCAACTGATAGTTTCCCATATCATTTTGCAGAATATATTCGTTACCATTATATGTAATAATAGTACCATTAATGCAGTCTGTTAAAACGTCATTAGGTGTTGTTAATGGATGTAAATCAGTATTCAAACCACCTGTAAAAGTATTTATTGCTTGTTGTTTAGTGTTATTTACCATACTTAAATCATTTGTATATTTCCATTATCATCTCTATAAGCAAAATATCTTGCTCTTCGAGTGGTTCAATTTTCTTTGTAAAACATCCATCCTACATCTTCTGGATAGTCAACTATAAAGAAATATTTACGACCTCGATCAGCAAAAGCTTCTTCTTTTATTTTGTAAGCAAACATATGGGGGTAGTGAAAGATTTGTCGTCTAGTGCCTCTATTTTTCTTCTGAGATTGATAATATTCAAATTCCTTTTCAGTCATTCCAAAATAGTAATAACCATCATAGATAGTTTTTTGTCGTCTATAAAGAAATCTCAGCTTTTTTTTGTACTTTAGTCTTCAATAATGATAATGCGTAAAATCATCGTTGAATAATTTACCTGTGTACATAGTATAATATGATGTCATATTAATGGTATCTAAACCATTCCTATGACAAGTATTAAACATCTTTAATCCATAGTTTAATATCTGTTTTATCTCATGTTTACTTAAAGAAGGAAACTTCTCGTTTACTTCATCAATATAATCTGTATAGTATTTAATAATATCCATTAGAAGTAGCTTTTTCCTGCATTCGTATTATCACTAATAATATCTTTTAGCTTCTTATTGACATAGATGGGTTTTTCTTTTACTCCAGAGTTGGTTTCAAAAGTATAAAATAACTGATGACCTCTAAATCTAGACAATACAAAATCGATGTCTCTAAATTTACCCTTTTTTCACATTTCTTTGAATTCATCTTCTTGAAATGTTTTCATAGCAATTTCAGAATTAAATCCAAATGTATCAGGTAATGCAAAAATAACATTATTATTTATAATATCCAAAAGCACTAAATATAAACAATAGTTAAGTACTTTAGCAGCTAATTCTTGTCTTGTATCAGCTTTATACTCTTTTAGATATTGCTTCTTTGAAAGTTTTATTTTATCCTTTTTAAATTTTCTGAATAACTCAGTAGAAGTTATACAATGGCTAGTATAATAACGCATTTACAGAACTGGTTTAAATGATTTTCCATACTGCTTACGATCCCATCTAGTTTTAACATCTAAAATGGCATCCATATCATTTTGTGTAAACATATCTGGAATTCTAGCTGCTGTACAGGCTTTCATCCAATCAGCTTTAGCTACTTGAGCAAGCTGAATAAGGCTTCCATCTTTTCTCATTAATGCCTGTTTATAAGTATCTGAATAAACAATATATGCAGCTAAAGCTCTCACTTCTTTATCATTAAGTAGAGGAAGGCCATCTTCATCAGCAATAATTCCATGATAAAGAATAATTACTTTAGGAAAATCTCTATCAAAAACAATCTCATCTCCCTCTTCTCTATATTTAATAAGTTTTCCTGGTTCATATAATGTGGACTCATCCCATTTCCAGGCCTCAATATATTTTTCAACATATTGATTATATACTTGAGGGTATGTAGTTTGGTTAGATGTCATTTGGGCATCCATATAAGGAATTGTGACTGATTCTATCTCCACTAAATTACAAGGCAATTGAATACGTTTGTTAACTGTATTTGTAATATACTTATGCAGCTTTGTGTGCCTATTTCCTATTAATTCCCATCCTAACATTGCAACATCTTCAAAGTTAGTCGGATCTACTGTGATTCCATAGACAATACTTGCCATGGAATAAACTGAGTTAAAATTATGTAGTTTCATTATAATGGAGTTTGAGTATTAGGCTGAGAAGGCAGCATAAGTTGACGATAATATCTAATCTTCTTCTCAGTTAGTCTATGGATAATATCATTAGAGATAATTCCACATTCTGTTATAGTTTCTGGATCATTACAGCAATCAAATTCTAATAGTTTTCTTGGATCTAAAAAAATTGCAATTACTGAAATATATTTTACAAAAGGGACATTAAAGATGTATCCATCAATATTGCCATTAGAATTTATTGTAGGATCTATATAAACAAATGGTTTATCTACTCCTCTTTTTCTAAAGAAATGGAATTTATAACTTACATCAGTATAAACACTATATTGTTCTTGTCTATCTATACTCCCAACAAATTGAATTGTAGAAACTCCATTCATGAGGAGAACAGGAGGAATTTCAAAGTGTAAAGCTTTCTTCCCAACTGGAAGATCACAACATTTTGACATAAAATCACAATTAACTTCAACACAATTTACTGCATTATAAAGTTCTTGTAAAGTCATAACTCCTTTTAAGAGATATTCTTTTGCAATATTATTTCTTTCTGCAACAACCTCATCAGTTAATTGTTCTAATGACATCGCTGGATTACTTACAGTTCCTTTTAGACCGTCGTAGACATTGTTCCACACGGCACTAGCTATGGCTTCTATTGTCATAGGTTGTAATATTAAAAATTAATGGCAGGCAGGAAAAGACTCCCACCTGCCATTACTGTATAAATTATATATTTACTTAACAACTACTTGTACAGTTGTTGAAATTCCTTTATAAGAAGCTGTTAATGTGCCAACATCACCAGCCTTAACCTTCGCATCAAACTTAGTTAAGATAGCTTGCTCATTATATGTACCAATCTTGAAAGGTTTAGTTACAGACCACTTAGGAACTACGTTTCTACCTTCCCCACTAAAAGTTGCCTGTAAAGCTACATGATTGTTCCCATTTTCGCCATTTACATCAGCTGCGGAAACAACCATAGGGCCAGCAAACTTCTCACCAGCATTTAAGATTGTTAATTCAGCTGTTATAGGAATAATAACATCTCCAAATGCATCTTTAATAGCTTTCTCGAATTCTGCAACTAGTGAATCCAGTACATAGAAGACATGATGAGTTACAGAAACTAAATCTTGGCCAACAGTGCCTTGACCATGTAAACCTTTACGAGGTGATACATACTCAAATGCAAATTGTGTATATAAAGCACCTGCAACAGGTTTCTCATCATCATTAACTCCTGCATAACGTAGGTTAGGATATGTTGGGAAGCGTAAGTTCTCAACTAACCACTCACCAGTTCCAAAAGGAGCAATATTTTTTGTAATATTTATTTTAACTGCCGTATCATAGTAAACAGGATTAGCACATCCATGCATACAACCCTCTTCTGATAGATACTGAACCTTAACAGCTTTGATAACCTGATAAGGATCTGAACAACGCAGAACTAACTTGCCTGCTGCATCTGGTAGGGTTACAACTGCATATTTATAATCCGAAGGGATATACAGTTTAAGTGATTTCTTAGCAGCTTCTGCAATAGCTTTGGCATCCATTCCAGGAGTTACTTCAAACTCTGCCATAATAGGCTTGTGGAACTCTGACCAAGGATATTTATAATCGCTGTAATAACGATTTTCAAGGCTAATATCAACTAAGATGCGATATTGCATTGGTTCCGTTACACTATCTGCAAGAGGAGCTAAGTTAATCTCAACTTCAGCAACTTTTCCTTTACGACCTGCTGTTTTATAAATCTTTAAGTCCTTAAGAGCAGATTTAACATAATCTGCACAACGAAGAACACGTAAAACACCTTCTTTAGGAGCACGGTAATTTGCAGGATCAGCTCCAATAGCCTCTGCAGGAGTTGTTGGAGTTAATGCATAGAAACGCTTAAATGCATTACCAGCAGCATCAACACCTTCCTCTCTAGGAAGAGTATTTGAGTTGATTATTACCTCTTTAAAAAAATCAAACATACTTGTGTATTTATTTAAAATTAGTACTATTAATTCCTAGACTGTGCTTCTGGAATAGTCTGATTAATTGGAATGTTTGTTTGTAATCTAGGATCACTTGCATTTTCCATAATTAATCTGACGAAAATATTCAAAATTTCGTAACACATATAATCTGGGAATTCTAAAATTTGGGACGAGTCAACAATATCATCAATTTGTTCTTGACTCAATCTAATGTACATAGGAGCTTTGATATACTCAATATACACTTCTGTAGGCGTATATAAAGTATCGTCTCCGAATCTTAATTCCAGTCGTACATTAGAGGGATTTGCTAAACGATTGCCAGGTTCTCCTTCAATACCAGATAAATTTTTATCATTAAGATAATGAGTATTAATTAAAGCCCCATCTTTATCATATTCTCCTTCTGAATATTTTAATAAAGGAGTATCAGTATTTTGGTTTGTAATTATACTATCCTTTATATTAATATTATTTAAATAGTAATAGGGCCTTTTATATGAAGGTTTTTGATAATAATTATTAATTACTCCTCCATACATATCTGCAGTAAGTCGTTTAGCAGTAAAATAAACTTTGGTTCCAGCCTCATTATCACAATGAGTTTTCTTATTAGGATTTTTTGTTCTTGTAAAACCTACAATACAATTAAGCATATGCATATAGTCTTTTGGAAGATCCACATAATAAGTTGATGATAGAATTCCAGAGTTTATTTTTTCTTGAATAGATGTCAAATCATCAGCATTCTCTAACTTTTTTGGGTTTTGTAATAACGCTGTGGTTTTTAGAACTCGTAAATCGTCAGTAGATTGCTGATTAGTATCATATCTATTATAGGTTAAATTTATACATTGTTGAACCGCTTTATTTAAAAAATAAACATAGTCTTCAGTTAAGAGACTTGGCGCTTCTAACTTATTCAGTTCTATTAAACCATATTCATATAAATTTCTAGCGGTCATAATATTCTAATTTATTATTTTTTGGGTGCCTTGGGTTTTACTACAACATCCTCTGTCTTCATATCCTCAAATACCTCATAAACAATTGAGTCATAAATAGCCTTATTCTTAGGATCCTTTAGGAATAGAATAGCGGCCTCATCTGTAATTCCAAGAGCTGTATCAGAATACATTAAAACACCACTTTGTACTCTAATAATATTTTTTTGTTTGCCATCAATTAGCAGAAGTTTCAGACTTTGATCTGCACTGGTATAAATATCAATAATGAGTTCTGGGTTTTTTTCTGCTTTTTGATATAAATAATCCTGAATATCCGTATCAGGGGCATTTCTCATTGTCTTTCCTAGAAGTTTGCAAATAACCTTTCTATGTTCTGAACTATCTTGTTCAATAAAAGTATATGCTTTTGTTACTTGCTTAATACGAGACACACGTTTCTTAGATTCAACTCCAGGACGCTCTACATATAATTCTGCTAATCCGTAACGTCTAATATCGCCATCAATAAGAAAATTTCCATGCTCATCTTTTGCACCTCTTTCTGGGGCAATTAAATGTGAATCTTTAATACATTCCCAAAGATTTGCTTGGTATTGATCATTTAAATTAAATGTTGTTCCATCAGTTACAATAATTTCAAGATCTTCAGGGATAAAATAGTCTCTTTGCTCACTATTTAAATCTTGTTCACTTAAAATCATCTCTGTATCACGTCCATCAGCACTAACTCTAACTCTTTTTACAAAAGGAGGATACATTCCATTCTTACCTCTCATTGGGTTAAAGTAGTAGGTTTTTACTTTTCCATATACACTACGCAGTGTTATGATATTACTGACATTATTAGTTTCCGTTACATTATTCATACTATTCATATTTTGTCTTATTCAAAATTTATCTATACATCATATAATCTATTAATGGTGATAAGATTCCCCTATTACAAGGGGAATCTCTCACACATTTCTTTTTAGTTCTCTGACATCAGGATGAACGATCTGTAAGGATTGAATACACCTACACCAGCGTATCCCCAGTTGATCAGTTTAGCTCCTGCTACAGGAGTCGAAACCTCACCACCTGATTTACCATCACGTCCACCAGGACCAGTTAACCAGTTATGAACAATCTGCAGACCTTTGAATGTAAACATTGAAAGTGCAGGACGTCCAGTTTTTCCATCAGCAGTTAAGTCAAGGAAGATACCAAATCTACGAGGTGATGGGAACTCAATATCAAAGGAACGGTCAATCTTAAATGCGATGGTATTACCTGCAAACTCATAAGCATTGTAAGTAGCACCAAGATTAATATAACCATTAGTAGCCTTTGAATAAATGAATGCACCATTAGTCTTGTAGTCACGAATCCAATTTGACATTACTCTTTGTACATCATTCCACATTGCAGTGTTGCAAATGAAGATATACTGATTTCCAGTAGGCTTCTCTGATTTAGCAACCATTGCCTGCAGAGCAGTTTCAAAGATTCTGATATTTAATTTCGTAAATACATATTTACCTGCAAAACGCTCGATCTGAGGAATAATACCATCACCAGAGATAATAGGCTGGCCAGTTTCAGGATCGAAGATCTTAGCTTTACCATACTTATCTACGTTAGTTTTACCCCAAAGTAATGAGTTGTTACGAGCTAACATGAAAGTATCCAAACAATCCTTAGCAGCAGGATTCATCTTATATGTTACATCATCTTTTCCATCACCCTTACCAATTGTGATAAACTGATCTTCCATTGCAGCATATTTAGCTGAGTAGGAAACATCACAACGGTGCATTGAGATGAAAGTTCTATGTTTCTCAGTATTGCTCTGATATTTCGTATAACCTTCCTCATGCAGCTCAGGCTGATAGTTTGTTAAGAAACGAGTATTCATACCAGGCTGGCAAGCTGAGAGATCTAGCGTTGCAGAATAGTCAGAATCCTGAATCTTACAAATCAGCTCAAAGTCAGCATCGCTTCTGCGAACTGGACGGCTAAGAACGATTAATTGCTGACGTGAACCTTCGATAATAAACACGTCATTTTTTTGATAGTAGTTCTCAGGGAAGTGAACTACGATGTCTGTTCCCTGTGCACCATCGCCTTCTGGCACTGATAAGAAAGGAACACGCTTGATGAAATTCACATCAATATCCCACTCAACCATGAATGAGTTAATTGATTGAAATACATTCTTACGATCTTTCTCCATCGTATAAATGTTCATCAGCGATTCTGTAAGGTAAGTTGCCGTATACTGATCATATAATGACGATACGATACCTAGTCTAGCAGGATTAGTGCCTAAGAACTTAGAAAAGTCTTCATACGTTCTTGTAGAAGCCATTTCAGGGCGTATGGTAGTAAAACCTGTAATTTTCATATACTAAATTATTTATTTTATTTATAATAGTTCGTCCCATTTGGAACTAAGAGAGGTTCCCTGTGATTGGGGTTTAGTTTCTTTTTTTATAGTAACATTAGATTTTGGTTTTGGAGGAGTTGCTTTGCGATTTTTCTTCAACTCTTCTTTCCAATAATTACTAATGTCAGAAATTGTATCTTTACCAAATAATCTATACCAAGCTAGCTCAACAATTACCTCAGGTTTTGATAAATCTTCAACAAATTTAGTTACACCTTCTGGAGTTTGCTTAAATACATAATCATAAATTAGATTTTTATCTTTCTCTTCAAGAATTAAACTATCACTCTTAGGATCTTTATAATCCAAAGAAATATAGTTAAAATCATTTAATGTATCTACAAACATATTTTGATATGCCTTCTGTTGCTCTTTTTCAGCCTCTTCTTGCTCCTTGATATGATTTTCTTCTTGTTCCTTATATTGTTTTCTAATTAAATCTACTTTCTTTTTAAAGAGATCTTCATTAGATTTAGCTACATCTAGTTCAATTTTTAATTCTTCCTCTGTCATTTCAGGGAATTTAGCTTTTTGATCTGCCAAATATAATTCCTCATCAGAATAACTATCAATGGTATAAGTTTCTTGGCTGCTGTTTTTAGCCTTATATTCATCAATAGCCTGTTGCTGATAATACGTAATTATATCTTGAAATGAGGAATTCGTCTTACGAAGTAAATTGATAGTTTCAATTTCATCTTCTGAAAGACCTGGATCTGTTAAAGATTCAAGAATTGAAAGCTGCTCATCCTTACTTAGAGTTCCAAAATCAACCTCTTCAGTCTCTCCTGTTTCCTCGTTTTCATAAATGATAGTTTTTCCATCCCGAATTCCACGACTCTTTAAGAAGGATGAAAATGCATCCAAATCATCTTCTTCCCCTGTTTCTTCAGTTCCTTCTTCAGAAGATGAAGAATCTTCTTCCTCTTCCTCTTCCTCAGTAGAATTACCTGCTGGCTCAATAACTTCCTCCTGAGTTTCAGTATTTAGATCCTCAGTAGTCTCATCATCCAGCAAATTGTCAAATTGATTATGTTCAAATTGCATATTTCTTATTTTTCCTTATTAGTTATAGATTATCTATTCGCTGCAAATATAACTACATTTATTTAAATGTCCAAATAAAATATTAGAATATTTTTTATTTTATAATACAGGCTTCTGGAATTTGAACTCTACCATCTGCAGTAATAGTAATTTGTGTTTCTCCACTACCAATTGTTGCTGAACCATCCTCTTCAACTCTTATAGGTCCAAAACTGCAAAATGAAAGATGATTGTTAATATTATACATCTTATCCCTTCTCATATCACAACCTCCATCAGTTTCAATGGTAATCCATTTTTCATTTTTCTTATTAATGCCAATGAAAGATTGTTCTTTATTATAGAGCTTCAGATAATTTAAATTATCAGTATTAACTAATGCAATTCCAGGATTTACAAAGTAACAATTACCTTCTGATGTAAAACCATATCCACTTAGTGTTCCAAATATAGAATTTTCAATATTTGTAATGTTGCCAATTACGGATTGCCCTCCAACTGCTGGTAATAATACTGATCCTGTAATGGGAGTATAGTTTATACAACAAGTATTATACTCTTCACTATTAGGATCATATAAAACATCACAATCTTCACTGTTAGTAATGATAACTATTTTTTTTTCTGAAGATTTAGTTACTAATCCATATATTGTAGAAAATTCAGTTTCATATTTAACTTTTTCTCCAATTTTATAAGGATTATTTGATAATTCGATATTTCAAACCAATCCTTTAAAATTAGCTAATTCAGTTGTATAATTGTTTTTATCAAATCAATTATCATAAATTCCAATTTTTGCATTAGAACTTTCATCATATGGAGTATTAACTCATATAGTATCAACATTTTTTGGACGATAATAATATGATTTATAAGGTAGTGTTTCTGAATCATCTTCATAAAACATATCTTCAGTTACAGTTATTAATGATGTAAATGAAGAATTAGTACTAGTATCTAAAAGCATATTAACATAATATGAATAACTATCATCTTTATCATTTGTATAATGTTCTGATAATTTTTCATCATTAACTGCATTTATTATTAATTCAACAATAGAATCACCACCATTTTCTCAGTTTTCATTTCAGTTTACTTCTTCTTTTAGCATCTCATCTGATGAGATTATTTTAGACCCTTCACCTAAGTAAGTTTGTTTTTTAATATAATCTATATCAATGTTTGTACTATCATTAGAATCTTCTTCCCCCGAATTTTCGTCTGAGATTATTGTTAAGTTTTTTACAGTTATATTATCAATAACTAAACTGCTAGTTTCAAAATCTAATAAAGTTTTTTGAGCTGTATCACTGATACTTTTATTAAAAAATGTAGTATTAGTAAAAGTTCAAGTTTCAGTTATAGTTTGAGGAAGATTAATAGTTATAAATACTTCAGACGAATTACCATTTAAATATTGCGCATTTAAGTTTTGCACTAAACTAGCATTCTTTATAGAAATAATGCCGTTTATTTCTAACTTATTATTTACAGTAAGGTCATTAAATACAGTATTTCCTGTACTACTAAAGTCAAACGGATATATTGTTCCATCTAAATACAGGTACATTGTATTTTCTGATGTAATGATAATGCTGTTCTTAGTTAAAGTATTAATGATCGTTTCTACCTCTGAATCAGTTTTAAGAAGTATTAAATCAGTTAAAACTTCATTTTCTTTTACTTTTTCTTCTGATTTTTCTGAATTATTATAATTTAAGGTGTAGTATCTATCTTTAACTTTAACAATAACTTTTCCTGCAGTACTTATAATTACATCAGACTTTCCATTTCCAAGATTTATTGAGTTTTTATATATTGGATCTGACATTAAAGTACTTTTATGTATTATAAAAAAGAAAGGAATGATATAAAAAAATACCATTCCTTTCTATCTTCTGATTTCTAATGCGAGAGCATGTCTTTTAATTCATTTAGATCTTGTTGATTCAAAACCAAAGATTTATTAACTATTGGGATATCCATCTTTATTTTTCCTGCACCTATTTCAAGTTGCCCAAGTAATCCAGTTTCCACTTTAAATGGTTTAGTATTAATTATGTTATCTGACATTTCTGTTAAAATACCTTCAACATCAACTAATCCATCTTTATCTGAAATCTGTTTTAGCAAAGCTTCAACTTTGTACATGTTATTATCAATTACTCTAGAGGCTTCATTAAAGCCATCATAGGATTATTTTGCGATAATGAGGTTAATTTAACACTCACAAAGTTTCGCAAGTTATTCATTATAATGTCTACATGTTGCGCCACCAAGTGTCATATTATAACCATATTTATAACTATCATATAAGCCAATATAATACGATTCTAATATATCTAACTCTTTAGCAGCAGCTTTCTTCGTCATATAAAATCTTGTTTCCAAAATTTCATATTTAAAATTTTCTGGATTGCACGTGCAGTGTCAATTTTAATACCACCATAGCTAAGTTTCTGAATTAAAAAGTGTTTTCTTCTATCCTTTTCATTAATTGTTTGCCCAATATACACTTTACCTGAAGGTGATGTATATTTATAAATTATACCTCTTATCATAATAAAAATTTAAATTATTAATATACAAAGATATAAAGAATAATTGGACAAACAAGTATTGTGGGAACATAAAGCTTAGCTGCTGATTGTCCATTTCTGGAGTTTCCAGCAATTAAGGGAGTTTTGCATATAATATTACTATTATAAGGACCTAGTATATTAAGCCTAATCCAGTACCAGCAACACCTTTTGATGCATACTCTTTGCGATCCTCGTCGTACTCATGTACAATCTGTTTTTCTACTACGTCCATAATTTGTTTAATTTTAAAGTTAATGAAAAAATACTACACTGGATTCCAGTGTGGTTATCAAATAACACGTTTTATAACATCATGCATGGACATTTTGGGAACTCACTTGTCTAATTACGAATTTTCGTTAAAATTTTCCCTCAGTCTGATACTATATCACTACAAAACGCATTCTCGAATCCCTTTTATGTATATGTTCCTCAAAGAACTTGTTTTGCGTTATATGATATAACTTTAAAACTAAATATGTAGTAGAATAAACCTAATTTTGAATCAACTCTACAAAATCAAGAATATTATCTGTAATGACATGCTTCTGATCCATTATATTTATAACAGTTCGTAAGAACTCTGTCTCAGAATCATTAAATTCAACTTCAATGTCCTCCACATTTGGAGTTCACGAAATTTTTCCATCGGCTTCTTTTAAGTTAAGAGAAGTTATCTCCTCACTTGAGAAGTCTATTTTCTTACGGATGTTTCTAGCAGAAATCATCTCAAGAACACTTCCTTGTTCTGGAAGATTAGTTAAAATAGCTAATCTGGTTGCAACATTCATTTTCATAACCATTAAAAATTCATTTTTTTCTATCTCTACAAAATTAGAGATTATATTTATAATATCAAAATTTTAGTGCAAAAATATTAAAATTCTTGCACTAAAATTTTGAAATCTTATTAGCCATAAACAGCACCATTAACTAACACTAACCCACTATTAATATAAGTTATACAATAACACTTATATCTACCTCCAGCTAAATCGTCTAAACCCTTCATTTTTACGTAGTTACTTCCAAATGTTACTGTTGTTATAGTAGGAACTACAATAACTGCATCAGGATTACTTCTTGTTACATATACAGTACTTACTGAATATGATGAAAAAGAGCCATAGAATATACCCGCCTTACCTGGAGTATTTACACTAGCCAAAGACTTTGAAAAAATACTATCTAAATCAATAGTGGATGTTGATGACCCAGTATAGTTTGTAGTTGAACCTCCTGCTGTAATGCATTAAGCATATGCTACACCGTTAACGGCAATCTTATTATTTTCCATATAACTCAAATAATAGATATAATAAGTTCCAGTTAAATTTTCAAGATCCTTCATCTTAATTGCATTAGAATCAGTAAAAGATATTTTTTTAGTACTTATAATGACAGCATTAGGGTTACTCTCAGAGAACTCATCTAAATTAACAACTGTTCTAGCTATCGTACTACTGTACCTATATCCAGCTTGTATTACAGTTAATGACGCAGGTCCAATAAAATCACCCATTTTTAAAGGTTGTAGTACAGTTATTGAAACTGCAGATGAGCCTGTGTATGTTGTATTATTAATTTTTAATCTATATGGATTAGGTAGAGCAGTAGGAATTTCTGGTATATCACTAGTATTAGCAGGAGTATATCCTAAAGCAGATGTTACATTAGCTGAGGTTAATGAAATAGTTCCAGAAGATACTGAAATATTACTTCCAATTTTCACTCCACCAAGCACAGAAGCAGTAGCTGTAGGAAGAGTATATGTGGTAGGGATTGGTGCAAGCGTTCCATTTCCTAGGACCATCTGGGATGCAGTTCCACCAGCAGTTATGAACGATTTAGCTTGCACTGATGCATGATTTGCTGTATCAGTTTTACATGCACCAGATAAGAAAATGAATTTAGTTACTGGAGCATCTACAGCACTAGAGATATCACTAGCTCTATGATTTATAAGTATTGTTCCATTAGTTTCACACGTTTTATGAACAATATTCCATTCATTATTATAAGTGATATTATTACTCTTGATTCACGGTTGAGTAGCTAAGTTATCATTATTCCACTTTAAGTTATCATCCCCCTTAGTACCTAATTTTCCGTACGAGGTCCCTTGTTGCATAAATTCTATAAACTGATATTTATCATCCCCATCAGTATTATCTAGTATTAATTTTGAATCAAATGATGATCTGAGTTTAAGCGTTCCAGTAACAGTCCCTCCAGTATTAAGTATGTAATTAGAGTTCACCCAATTAGTAGATGCAATTTCTCCAGAAGTACAATATCTTAAAGAAGAATTAGTATCACTATATGCCCCATTTCAATATGCCAAAGCTGCAGATGTCACTATTTCCTTCTCTTTAGCAGTTTTAGTTGATTGCGTATAATTTATATTGTTTGTAGATGTAAATACAAGAGCATTATTTAAACTTCTACTACCGATTTTTATAGAATTACAGCTAATATCTCCATTAACTGTTAGACTAGGAGTAGTGACTCCAGTTTCTGTTGAGATAGCTCCAGGAACTCTAATAGCAGCAGGGAACATAACAGTTTTATTAGAATCCCAAGTATATATAGTTCCATAAGCAGCAATATAATTTTTATCAGGGCATTTCCATAAAACACCACCATAACCACTTATTCTATATATATGTATCTTACTTTTATAAGAAGAATTTACCGATTTAACATTAAATGTTAATCGTATCTTTGATTGTTGGGCAGTGTTATTAGGAGAATAGTGATATGTAATTTTATCAGTAAACGAGATATAATTTCCACCACTCCATCCAGATAAAGTTTTATTAGAGGCAATAGTTTCTCACTTTTTATCTTCACTATATCTCTCTACATCAAGGCTATAACCTCCGCCATTTGTGGAAATTCAAAGATATAGTCAAGTTATTGTACAATATCGATCGCTGTTGGTTAATGTTAATCTAAATTTATAATTTGTGGTTAACGTATCTACGTCAGTAAATGTAGAAAAGCCTTCGGTATTTAAACTGCTAAAAATGCTTGCTATAGCATCTGTTGTTTCTTTTGTTTCCCAGCTAGCACCATTATTGCTACTAACTTCCACTAGTATATCTTCTTTTGGAGTAAATGCTAAATGATCACCCCTATGCTCGTTTATAAATGACTGCATACCTACAGGAACATCACCAGATGTTCCATATCCCTTAGTTACGTCACTTACTTTATCAATATTTACAGTTAAATCCGATCAAGTTGGCACACCTCCTGTAGATTTAAGAATTTGTCCAGATGTTCCAGTACTTGTGGGAGCGTAAATCATAGGAAGTTTACTTGAAGAATCTGAGTGGAAAGTATAGCTTGTTCCATTTAGATTCAACATTCTAGTATTTGTTGAATGAATATGGTCTTCTTTTGCATATTTGCTTGATGTTCCCACCGCTGCACTCTTACTCCCATCTATTCTTGTTGGAGAGTCTACAGCAGCTTCTGGGATAGATGGTTTGTTTAGCACTCCTGACCACGGAACACTTGTTGCAGCTCCAGCTGTAAATACTTTAAATTTAGTAGCAAAAGTAGATGCAGATTCTGATACGCAGAAGTACATAGGCCCTCCTGAACCAATTTGAACTACATCTCCCTCTTGAACATCTACACTCATTGCGGCAGATTGAGAATCTACTACAAACAGCCTTTCTAATGCAGCTGCAGGAATTTTTTCAATAGGAATTTCTGGCAACCTATTAGCATCAATAGTTCCAGTAAGTTTTTCAGCATTAATAGTACTTATTGTTGTGTTTATAGTCACATTTTTAGATCCATTAAATGATTCCGAAGTAGAACCAGTGACATCTCCATCTAAAATTATATTTCTACCATACATTAATGTTTCTGCAGCTGATGTTTTAGAAGCATATGGTACAGTAAAATCTGTAGAGGTTTTATTTCCAACAGTTATTTTTATGAAATTACCATTCTTAATAAATGAAGGTGCACTTGCAAGATTTGTAGCTGTAGTAGCTGTAGCTGCATTACCAGTTATGTTAACTTGTTCTGGATGCCTATGATCTTCACGTGCATATTTTGTAGATGTTCCAACTGCTGCAGTACCTGCAATAAGTGGTGCTACTGTCGCAGGACTAATTTTTCCTGCATTAACTAAAGCTTCAACTTCTGAAGCACTGATATCACATTTATATTCTTTACCCCAAGTACAGATCATTGGACCTTCATCAATAAAGGATATATATGCATCAAATACTTTACGTTCCTCTGTTCCTGCAGTAGTTTTTGCTCTTTCTGCATTATAGGAAGCTTTAGTTTTAAAATGTAAAAATTTTGTTTTATGTGCCATAGCGTCTATATTTTATATAGCACCTATAATATTATAGGTTAAAAATAAAGGGAATAGGGAAATCCCTATCCCCTTATTATCTTAATTTATTCGAATTCAACCCATTCCATCTCAGCAGTTAGAGCAACTTTTTTTGATTTGCTATCCTTTACTGCAGAAACGTTTAAAGAACTTGAAGTAAACGTAACTTCTGATACTGCATTATCAGCTTTAGTACCTTGGGCAGATGTAGCGGCTCCAATGCTACCTGGAGTGATATTAACAGTTTTTTGAGCGCTACCGTTGAATGTAAACTTTGTAGTTCCCTCGGTACTTCCACTATTTAATGTAACAATTAAGGAATTCTTTACTTGAGTAGCATTATCCGCAGTTCCTGCAGTCGCAGGTTTACCAATTAATACTTTTTGAGGTTCACTATTACGTGGTGTAACAGTAAATGATCCATCTGTGCCATTTGCAAATACATAAGTAGTATTTGTATCAGTTGGGAATGCCCAAGTTCCATCACCTCTTAAAAACGCAGATTGTTTTCCTGCATCAGGAGCAGGAACAATACCTGCTGCACCTGCTGTATTTGATGTTGCGGCTGTCATTTCTGCTACTGATCCAGAAATTGTTACAGTTGTACTACTTTTAGATGCAGATAGTGTTAAAGGAGCAGTGCCAGATGCATTTATAGTTCCAACTCCACCTAAACCAGATAAGGTTGGTGCAGCTGGTATAGTACCAGTAATTATATCTGTAATATGTCCAGAACTATCAGCTGTAATACCTGTAATAACTTTGCCACCAGCAGTAACAGGAGAACCAGCGGTTCCTATAAGAGTTGTTCCATTAGCAGGTTTATAGTGATTATCTGCAGAAGTTACTTTTGTGTCAGTAAAGACAGCGTTTGAAGGTACGCTAGTGGCGATAGTATATTTACCATCTTTAATAACTTTACCTGTAGCTCCATCAAATACTGCAATATGACCTGCTGTCGCAGAAGCTGGGCCAGTTACTGCGCCATCAATATTAGCCTGAACAACTGTTCAATCTGCATTAACTACTGTAGTACCACTAACAGGACCGTTATTAATAGCAATTAGCATATCTCCAACCTCACACTTGATTCCCGCATAAGTTCCAGCAGTAATTACTTTATAGGTCCAACCTACTTTATATCCGTTAGCTGGAACTTTAGTAACAGTACCGTCTGTGCCTAATGTTCCTTTATAAATCATTGCATCAGCTGCAGCGATCTTATTATCAATAGCTGCAACGACAGCAGCAGCAGTTGGGATTGCAGTTGAACTACTAGCTAAAGTTGTTTGTACAGAGTAACCATTTTCAATAACTCCTGTTGTATTATTAAACTTAGGAATATATCCAGCAGTAGTTGCAGCTGCAGTTTTTGTAACATTATTTGCAATACTTGGAGTTACTGAAATATTTTGAGCTGCACCATTACTAGGAGTTACTGTAAATTTGTTAGTTCCTCCTGCAAATGTATATGTTGTATTAGTATCTGTAGCAGGAATACCAAGAGCTGTTATATCTGTTTTAGTTACTGCTGCTGTACTTGTGACATGTCCAAACTTATCAGTTGCAATTTTATACAACCCTGATGTTTTCGCAGCAGCTCCTGCTGGAACAGCATGAGAGATAGTACGACTTTCTGTCAGATTTCCACCTCCAGATAACCCGCCTGTTCCTGTTATCGTAATTGTTTTATCTACTTTTTTATCTAACGCTGCAGCTACAGAACTTGCTGACGCTATATCATTAAAATCTACTTCAACAGTAGTATTATCTGATCTGGTAATTGTTAATTTATTACTTAATAATTGTGCATCTTTAAGCCCAATACCAAATACATCATATCCTGTATCTGTTTTAACTTTAATAGATTGAGTTGTTGTATCAAACCAAAGATTTCCAGTTTCGATTGTAGTAGGCTCTGTCGCTTTTTTAAAAAACTTAATTGTTGCCATGTTTATTTTTTTAAATTTTAATCCCCCTCCCCTTTCACTAAATGTGAGGAGGGGGGGAAATTATCATTTATTCAATTTCTGATCAAACTATATCAAGCTTACCGTCTGTTCCAACTTGGATAGATGAACTTGTTGATACTAATTTAGACATATCTACAGCTAAACCTCTAGAAGTACCTTCACCAGTTACCTTAATAGTATTATCTGGACTAGTAATAGATGTAATGCCACCTGCAACAGCAGTTTTAATACTATCACTAAGAGCTTTCATACCTTCAGCAACTGTTTGATCTGCACCAATTTCAGCACCGCCAGTAATTGCTACTCCTACTTTTATATTGTTACCAGCAACCCTTGCCCTGTTTACTCTAAGTCCACTTTCAGATTTTGCTAATATATTATCAGAAACAGGATCAATTTTAACATCAATAACATTCGCTTCTGAAATCTCAACAGCATCACCAGCTGTAAGAGCTTCTTGCTTACCTCCAACAGATGTTTGTAAATTCGCAATATCAGCCTTATTCGTTCTAATCTGATTTAAATCTGTATCTGAAATTAGACCTGAGCCTTCAACCTTATCAACTTTATTTGCAAGTTGATTAGTAACTGTAGTAATCTGTCCTTCTAAAGCTGTATCTGCAGCCTCTAGTTCTGTCTTTGCTGTAGAAATTGCATCATCTACTTGTGTCTTCGTATAATATCCTGAAAGATCTACTGTGCCTCCCAGAGGATCCCATTGAGTTCCATCCCAAGCATAGTTAGTTCCAGCAGGAGTAGTTCCATGAGCTGCAACTACATTCCATACATCACCTTTCTTATTACCTTCATTAGGAAGTTCTTCGTAAGTATCTTTAGTACCTTTGTAGTCAAGAGCTGCAGCTACAGAAGCTTTTAGTTCATCTACAAGAGTTTTTAAAGCTTTACCTTGTGCTGCAGAAAGAGCAGCATCAGTTCTATCACTTTCAAGTGAGTTAATAATCTCTACAACTGTGCCAGTTGCAAGAGGTTCCCAAACTCGGTTAGAACCATCAGCATCAAAGCCTTTAAGGATATATGCTGTCTTATTTTCTTTTACATAAACGAAAAGACCTTCTACTAACTGAATAGTAGGCATCGAGTCACGGTCAGCTAATGTAGCTTGAACCGTTCTATTATCTAATGGTAGATTCGCACCTAAGTCAAAACCAGAACCTACCGAAATGCCTTTACCAAAAAATTCTGCCATAATTAGTTAAAGTTTACATAGTAAGTACTAGGTTGCGTCATCTTACCAGATAAATATACTGTGTAATTAACAGCTTGACCATCTAAACCAGTAACCGAAACTGTACTAGTTGCATATGAACTAGTTACATCAAAGTTGTTACTGTCTTTAATATTTGAAACTGTCCATCCTGCTGGAGCTGCAAAACAGATGTATTGTTCAGAAATAGGACCAGAAACTTTAATAGTTTTCTTTGCAGAAACTGTTTTAGTCATTCCTTTAATAACATCTTCTGTAATTGCATTTGTAGAAACTAAACCTGAATAAGCTGCACGATAACCTGTTACAGTTGTTTTTCCAGAATCTACACTTCCAGCAGCAAGTGGAGTTTGATAATTGTTTCCTTTTGAATCTTTAGGTTGAGGACCTTCTGCATAAGCTGCACGATAGTAGTAATCCATTGCACCAGCTACTACTTTCCCTGGCAAAGATTCTACTTTACTTGAACTATATAGAATCTTAGAAGCTTTCATATCCTGTGCACCAGCTCTATTGTTTTGTTTTTTTCCTGCTAGAGTAATCGCACCTGCATTAAAACTTACATTAAAGTTTGCCGCAGTAGGAGCATTTGCTCCAATTTCCTGAACATTCTGATAACTCTTTAAAGAGATACTTGCAGAAGGAGCAGTAAATGTGGGATTAACTGTTGGGAAGATAAGAGTATCAAAGATTTCATCATAACTCTTACCTGTAAGTTGTGCTACAGTTGTACCAGCATCAATACCTCCAAGTTTCTCTACAGTTGCTACTGTAGGATCTAATGAAGACTCATAAGAACCACTTGCTGTAGGATCTAAACTATCAAGTTTAGCTTTATCCTCTTTTGACATTAAACCATCGACTAAAGAACTTGCTTTTGCAAAGTCTAAATTCGTAGTGGTTGAATCTGTGTATGTAATCACAATGCCATTAGCATTCTCATTTAAAGTTACATTAGCTACTTTTTTGCTAGAATCACCTCCATACTCGGAGCCATTCAGCATAATTTTATGAGTATCTGTTGTAAAGAAAATGCCATTAGCATGGGTTACAGGATTATAAGCGGCACTAAGACCTCTATAAAATTTTACAACCTTGTTTGCCATTGTTTAAAATTTAATTAATAACATCATTTCACACCATAAGCCCTTCTAAATCCTGTTTTATAGTATCTACCTCAGCTTTTGTATAATAATTAGATAAATTTACAGTTCCACTTCCTAATTTTTCCCAGAACATAATATCCTCTCTTTTAACAACTATATACTCTTCATACAAGTCATTAACTCCAGTCTGAGAAGCAGGTACTAGCCAAATGGTATTTTGCTTTTCTTTTGTAGGTTCCCCAAGAGCTTCAAAATTATCAACAGGTATAATTGAAAATCCTGAAGCATTGGTTAAATTAACAAAAGCTTCGGCAAATTTAGATTGATCTAAAACAGTTCCTCCAGCTTCTTTATATGCATGATATACAGCATTTAAATGGTCGAAATCAGCTTTATTTTTGGTATCAACCCAAATCATTTGTTCAGCATTCTTGTATGCTTCTTGAATGTCTACATCATCTAAATGAGAATTTCTAAAAGTGACAGGATCTTCTGGACCAACATGATGTGCAGGTTCTCCAGTAAATCCTCTAGGTATATAAAAATCCCAAATAGGATCTTTAATTGTACCTACATTTTCAATTTTAGGATCTTCCTCTGGTTGTAGCATTTCTACCTTACCAGCAGTAAGAGTAGCGGCTGCTTTGCCTTTAGTAATTATAGTTGATGGGATTCAGTGATCATATATGATATTTCCGTTCTCATCTTTAATTGGATTTCCATTTTCATCTGGTGTTCATGTATAATGCCCAGATGAAAGCGTTACCTTAAGATGAGCATCATCGGTAATATCTACATCATCAATACTGACTCCTCGTAGATAGTCCATATAACAAAGAACTGTCCATTGACTAGGTAGTTCTCCATCATACCCTCATTTAATTGTATCATCTGTAAAATCACGATACAATTTTAATCGTTTGCCTTCAGGGCCTTGAGCACCAGTAGCACCAGTGTCTCCTTTTTCTCCTTGAATTCCCTGAACTCCTTGTTGACCTCTTGGAATAGTAAATCTGAAAGCCGCTTCAGAAGCAGTGCCCACATTTACAATAGAAGCTTGTGAATCAGGATCTCCAGTAATAACAGAATCTACTCTGATAGTTGCTGCAGTCCCAGCAGGACCTCTATCACCTCGATCTCCCTTATCACCTTTATCACCTTTATTTCCTTTTTCTCCTTGAATTCCCTGAACTCCTCTATCACCTTTTTCTCCCTTGTCACCTTTCTCTCCCTGATCTCCTTTAAATCCACGGATACCTTGGTCTCCTTTGTCACCCTTGTCACCCTTGTCGCCTTTACTTCCTGTATCGCCTTTATTACCTTTTTCTCCCTTCTCGCCTTTTACATACATAGGAGAAATGATTTCAGAAGGGTTTTCTTCTAAAACCCAGGTAATAAATCCAGTAGACTCATTGTACTTAGGTACGTACACCTGGCCATTTTCACCAGTTGCACCCGTAGCACCTGAAAATACAAATTCCCAAAAGGGTGAGTCTACACCAGTTGGCTTAGTAGAATCCTTAGGATCGTTATAAAGTAATTTTGGCTCAGATAGACTACTTGATAAGTGACTTTTATGACAAGCTAATAAAGTTCCTCTATAAGCTACAAAATCTTGAATATAATCATCATTATAATAGTTAATTCCTGGTGCCCATCCTTGGGCAAAGTTAAAAGATTTTCCTTTATAGAAGTCCCTTGAATTAGATACTCCATAGTATTCTCTTGAATTCTGAAGGTCAATATCTGGTTGTATATTAATTTTTTTCATATTTTATTATACTGTAGCAGTTTTTGAGTTATGGAAGTACTTTCTTTATTAGCATTCAGTTGGTATAAGCTAGGATTAAGAATACAATAAGCATCCTTCATATGATACAAAATCAATGATATTTTCATCATTGAAATATCGTGTATTAAGATCTCATGTGGACATCTTAAAAGATGTTCCAGTATAAAAATCACGAGAGCTTCTTAATTTATAGTATTCATCTGAAAGCGCTTTCTCCATAAAAGGATCTATGTTATACTTCTTCATAGTATTGCATTATTTTAATTATTTCATCACTAGAAGGGTTCCCATTCTCAATATAGTCAATAGCATTAACTAATTCATTCATTGCTGATAATGTTCTAGCATTAAACTCATAGCCAATATTTAGATTTAATAATTCATTTGAGAATAACCTATATAGTGTATTATATAGAATTTCCACAGCCGCAATCGTTATTAGAATTATTTAATAAATCTCCACATAATGAATCGCAAGAAGACATATTATCCAACACTCTCTGAGCTTCAGTAAGGTTTCCTATATCCTTTAAATAGTCAAAAACGTACATTGCACTTAAAAGAAAGTCCCTTCTATTTCTCAGAGTATTGTCTGTGTCGCATTTATCATAACTGCAATGTTTGCAGTTAATAAGTAATAATTGCCGCTGTAAATATACTAAACATTTTTGCAATTTACAAACACTGAATACCTTTTTTACAGGGCAATAAAAAGTTTGTGATGCGCTATTATTTTGGACAATTTTATACGCATCTATATAATTGTCAAGTACAGTACTATTTTTTATCACTTCCTCGTAGGAATGCTCATCATCATCTTCGAGATTGCATTTATACAAGGTCTTTCCATCAAAAAATAACTCATCGCTAAGATTATTATAAGTATCATCTCCAACTTTAAACCTTTCTAAAATAGGAATGACTAATTTATAATAACAATACGTGCCATCTTTGTCAAGAATAAATTCTGAAGAAAATCTTGAAAGTTTGACTACTTCTCTTCTCACCCTGATTGTCCTATCAATGGGAACTCCAGTTTCATTATAACTTAGGAAGTCTAACATGATAAAGTTTATCATGTCATCTCCTAAGCTATAATAATCACTGTTATCAATTGCAATTAACTTACAATCAGGTCTGACAATCGTCTGAATAATTAAGCGTTTATTCATTATTCAACTTGTTTTATTTTATCATTATAAGGATTATTGTCGAACATTTGTGCAACTTGAGCTTGCAATTGTTGTTTTTTAACCTCAATAGATTGATCCTGAAAATCTTTATCATTCTTAATCTTCTCATGGTCAAGGGCAACTCTCTGTTGTTCAATTTCAATCTTAGCTTGTTCCATTTGACTAGCTTGATTTTGTAATTGAGATAACTGAGACTGCAGTTCTTTATTTTGTTTCAATAGCTCTTGTGCTTGTTGTTCTGTTTGTTGTAACTGCTGTTGAAGTTGCTGAACAATAGATTCTTCTTCTTTCTTCATCTTCATTGACTGCTCAACATAACGTTTAAGTTCAGTCATATTTTTGGCAGCTACAATATTAACAATCATTTCAGGGTCAGAATAACCAGCTTTAACTAATTCTGTACTTAATGCTTTTATAGTTTCTCTGTCCTTAAATGTTGCTGTACTATCCTCAATATGAACATCAAAATCTGTTACTGTATAATGCTCAGGAAGTGCTGAAAATATTTGAGAATATCTATCTCCCAAAATAATAACACCTTGAAGACCATCTGGGTATACTAATTTAGTGAGATTAAGTAAATCATAATTAACCTCTTTATAAATTGTATCCATGCAGTCAAAATATTGTTTAGTAAGAAGTCCTGAAGTAGTAACTCCCAACTTAACATTACTAACAGCATCACGTTGTTCATATTGTGCAAGCATTTCTGGAAGTACTCCTGTAATGGAGGAAGCTTGCTGCTCAATCGATTGAATAGCTAATTGTATAGCTTGGATACTTTGTACTTTGACAGTATCATCAAATCCATTGAATATTGTATTTAATGATTGTCCTTCTTGAGATGAATCAAGAATTCCAACACCAGTTTTCTTATAGGCCAACCATTTTTGAACTCTCTCTGGCATATCTACACCAAGAACAGTTGGCAGATTAGCTAAATCTAACCAGTCTCCTACTGTACCAGAAGATGCAATTAAGTTATCTCTATAAAAAAGTAACAGGTCATATTTATCTTGAAGATTCATGGTGTTTAGTACTAAACTAAAAGGATCACCATTATGATCTAAGAAAAACATTCCATTTACAGATAATCTACATTTACTTGGATAATCGGTAGATCTTATTACATTTTCTACCTCTCCTCTAGTAATATAGATTTCGTTTCCAATTTTAACTCCTTCATGTCTTGTTAAATATCCTGTCTTTTCATCAACCTCAAGCCATTCTACTTCATAAACAGTAATTAAATGAGGATTATAATTTGATAAGAGAGCTTCATCACCTGGTATTGCAGGATAAGCTTCCAATCCTCCTAAAATACCTGGAGTTAAATCAGGTCTAGGTAATCCATCAGGAGGAATAGCAGAAGTTCTTACCAAATAGGTTGTAGTTCTAACATCCCCCATTTTTGGAGCCTCTTTTAGTTTAGCAACCGCCTCAGTAGTTAATTCACTACGATATTCATTCAAAATCATTTCTCTTGTCATCATCTTACGAATAACTACTCGTCTAGAATCTGCAAGATAAGGAGAATTTGGATTTCTTTCTATAAATGTATTTAAAGTATTTAAAGCTTCAAAATTAATATTTTCTCCACTTTCAGTAGGTCTTGTTCTGTAATAACAAGTTCCACTAATAAGCAGATCTGTAAATAAGAGTCTCATCTTATTTTTCATATCAATATTCCTTGATTGCTTTAAATAGCGCAATATATTTTGAGCAGCTATTTCATAGTCTGAAATAAATGTTCTATCTAAATTATCCTGAATAGTTTTTAGTTCCTTTTCTATAAAAGGATCATTAACAACCTCCTTATTGTCTAATAATAAAGAAATTATATTATTTTGTAAATATTGATGTAACTTTTCATATAATGCTTGATCAATCTTTAATTGTTTTTCTCGCATTATATTTGTTACTGTTAACGAGTCCTTACAGGAAATTTTTAAATCTGGTTCTAACTCAAGATACTTTCCAACTAAAACATCAATATGTTTTTTAATTAGTGGAGTGAAATTTACTGCTGTTGGAGTACCTACTCCATAATTAAATTCAAGACTTTTAAATTGATCAGCATCTCGATGACAATGATAGTACTGATAGGCCTTTCTTAACCTAACTTTTTCATATACTAATTCATTAATAGCATCATCTATTAATTGGATTTCTGTCTTGTTCATTCTAGTACAATATAATAAGTATCATCGTTACCAGTATCTACCATCATTCCTTTGTAATACTTAGCACGATCGATTTGTCGTTGTCTTAAATCTCTTAGTAAGTAATCAAGAAAACCATCTTCACTTCCTTGATAAGAAAAATACATTGGAGCTTCATGTTGATTTAAATCCAGCTTTAAAGTATAAGAATCCTCATCATGCAATATATCTAAATTACCAATATATTCAGAGCATAAAGCTTCCCTTATCACATTTCGTATTTTATCTTCTAAATTATTCATCACCAATAACTCCAAATTGTTTATAACCTTTTGAGTTAATAAATCATCCAAAATCTTTCCATTCTTTTTCTACACTATGTGCAGGCTTTGGATTAAAGCCCATTAGTTCCTCATCAGCAATTTCTGCCATACCCATAGCTGCAACAACATCATATTTTCTCTTATTTTCATAAGAATAGTTTAATAGTTGTTCCAGAATCATATCAGAATCTATTGTATAACAATAATCGTTTACATAAGTATTAATAAGTTCCAATCCATGCTTGATAATAGTTTCTGTAGCAGGGACTCCAATCATTTGTGAATTACCTCTCTTAATATCACTTAGACTAGATTTTGGACGCTTCATAAAAAGATTATCTTTTTTCTTACTTTTGAAATAGGTCAATATACTGATTTTAGTGTGCTCAAGTAATGCTTTACAATTATATCAAGCTAATAACTTCATTGCATTATCATACGCAAATCTAATATCTCTTGGCCTTTCTTTATACACAGCTACATATTTCGGTTCTTTTAAACCATAAGCTCTACGTTTTATTACAATACAAAAGTCTGATACATCTTTTTGAGTTGCAGAGTCTTCTGTACCTTGGTCAATAGAGTCAATGCCAGCTACATATAAATTTTTATAAGGATCTTTATCATCAAGTATTGGTTCTTCATAAATAAAAATATTACTATCCACTTTATCATAGACCTTTACTTTATTTAAAGTTTCATCCCCTTCACTCTTATCTCAAAGAAGTGCTACACGTCTGGGTTTAACTCCCATTTTATGTATTCTAATTTGAACAATTCTATCTGAAATAGCAACAGCATCAAAGATATTATCACCCTGCCTTAATAAAGCTTCTGCTGGGGTAAAACAATACTCTGAACAATATTCAAGAAGGCTCTTTCCATTTTTAGCAGCTCTTTGCTCTTTATAATATTTCTTTGCTTTTTCTATATTTGTAACTCCTCTATGATCTGTATACTCAGATCCCAACATAAATGTATAGGCAGGAATAAAAAATCCTGTATATTGAACAGTTCCATCTGAGGAGTAGAAGTTCTTATAAGGTAAGACATTATTAGCTTTAGGATCACTAAATATCTCAGATAATCCTGTTAATGAAGGGCCTTGGTCACCACCAGTTCCCCAACCAATCTTAATGCCTCTACGTACACCACCAATTTCAACAAGGGCAGTTCCCTGTGTTCAAGATGTTCTAGATACTGGATTAGAACCAAACTCTTCAAACATCAGTCTATCACAACGAGCACCACGAATCTTACGAGGATTATCTGCAGGAATGCCCTCAATCTCAGCCATACGACCAAATTCAACACCCTCTTTATCAAGCTTTGATGCACGCTTTTGTTTAATATTATCAATTTTCTGACGTACACGCTTCATACCTCCGTCAGTGTTGTTGCTTAACCAGTTTAACTGATACCAACATTTAGTAAGTACATCATCCACATAACTCTCTAAAGATGCTGTATATACTGTTCTAAAGTTTCTTGTGGTAATAAAGGGCCGTACTCCCAAACATGCTCCAATTTCTGAGAAGCCAACTGCACGAGCTTTAAGAGCAACTACGTCCTTTTTTAAATACTCACAAAGTTCTACATAATGAAAGAATTCGTATTGTTTAGATGTAAAGAAGGGGAAAGACTCTTCTGAACCAGCTCCAGCTTTCTTTTTATCGTTAATAATACCCATTCTATAGAAGTTTAAGAAGAAATAATGATCTCCTGTAACCCTATATTTCCCTACTGTATAACCTTCAACACAACGCCTTATCTGTTCTCTTCAAAAGTCCACATAAGGCTTACCTCCTTTTTTATGTGCAGTATATCTTCCAGTTCTCTGATATACTTGCCCAACTTCTATAAAAGGAGTGGGGTCAAAATCTAATCCTTCAGTCTCATTAATAGGTCTATACCCTGTTATTTCATAAGACAATTCTGGATCAAAATAATGAATCTCATCTTCTAATATTACATCTCATAACCCTTCAGTCCTTTTCTTATGTATTTCTACTTTACCTTCATAATATGGGGACTCTTCAGTTTCTTCATCTATAATTGAAGCAAGCAACTCCTTCCTTAACTCTTCCTCAGTTTTTTCTGTGAAGGTTGGAAGTCTATCAACTCTCTTACGTAATTCGTCTTTCTTTTTCTTTGATCTTAGTTCAGCCATACTTTATTTATTAAGGATTTAATCGTCAAGTCCGATCTCTACATCTCCTCTATAACGAGTATTTGTAGATTCCTGATCTTTCTTGTAATCATTCTCCAATTCACGTAAATAATCATTCATCTTTTTAATCTGTCCAATACTTTCAAGAACCTTTTTAGGATCATTCAAGTATTTTCCATTGCCATCCATATCAGTGAATTCAATATTGTCTAAAAATACTCGCATTTTTTCTAGTGTCCTAAATGCGGTTTTAATCAAACTAAGAATTCTGGATGAGTCTTTAATCTCCATATATTTCCGACATGCTGCTCTAAAATCAGGATCTTCCCACTCTTTGTCAGTTAGTTCACTGTCCTTCATAGCTTGCTCATGTCTTTCTTGTTCTATATACTCTAAATAGGGGGATTTAAAATCCAACATTAAGAATATATATTTAAATTCTCTCCATGCCCTCAATCTATTAATACCAGTAGGATCTTTTTTACATTTATTCCTACTGGCATCATAGAGTGTTGCAAATTCCTTAACTAACAATATTTCATACTCATTTAGAGTAATTTCTCCTGTAGAGTTATCATAAAGGAAAAAATCAACCATTATTTCACTTTCTTGAATTTATCTATAATAGTAGCTTTTCTTAGTTCCTCCCATTTTAAAGGTTTTTTCTCTTGAACCTCACCACCATTATTATATCTTGGGGTACTGTATCCAGCTATACTATCAATAGCTCTATTAATCTGATCAAATGGAGAAGTTCCTGTAACAAACTTTCTAATAGATCTTCCTAAAGAATTATTGTAAAATTTCCCATTTTTAGATACTAAAGTATCTGTAGAGAAAGGATAAAATGTACTTCTTGTATAGATAGGACCTCCAGGTAAAGCACGATATGTTGAATCAGATCTGAATTCTTGCTCAGCTAATCTATCAGAGGCTCTTTGAGCAGCCCTCTCTTTAAAATAACCTTCTCTATATCCAGCATCCCGTCCATCAATGTCTTTGTATCCTCCTTCTCCATCACTATGAATTGGACCTTTAGGGGTATTTATAGTTTTCTTTCCTCCATTTTGAAACTTATTAACTAAATAATTAAGCTTTCCTCCCTTCTTAAACATTCCAGTTTCCTCTGGTTGAATTGCAGCATTTTCAGATTTAAATTCCTGAATAAGTGTTTCTAGTTGCTTTTGTCCTTCTGGAGTTTTAGAAAGCTTATTTAAAGTCATTGCTATCTCTTCTGGAGATTTATTTTGTAATTCCTTTACACGTGTTGGAATTCATTTTATGAATTCCATTAATTGAGTTTCGTCCATGATGTTTCTTAGTATTTTCTATAATAATTCCTTTCTTTTTTAGTTCTACCCATAGCTTAATACGTTCTTCTATAGTTTCTCCTAAACATTCAGGAATATCCGCTAAATCAACCCATGTCAAAAGATTATTTCCATCCTGCAGTTCAATAAATTCAGCAGAGGTGCAATCTACATGGTCTATATTTCCTAGTCTATTAAAATATACTTTCATTATTTTACCCTTTCAAGATCTTTAGAAGAAAAAATTTCCTCACAAAGATCACCATTTACATTAAACCATCTACATTTAATCCCTTTAAAAGAATTTACTGTTTCATCATTGTGTTTATATGACCTTGTCACTTTTTCCACAACATACATCACTGGAATATTACTTAGTTTACGATGTCTAACTCTAACTAAGTCTCCAGGATTGTAAAATATTTTTTCAATTTCACTAATCATTGTCTACAATTCTACATATTACATTTTGTTCACTAATTGCCCAATATCCTCTGCGATCAAAAGGAACTGGAGCGGCACCAACATTCCTTATATAAATATCATCACCTTCTTTGACATATTTACATTCTGGGCCAACTGATACAACATGACAGCAAATAACTCCCATTTCATCTTGCTCCATTTCTCCAGCTTCATTTAAATGGAATGAATCTACATCCATAATTAGGCCTGCTCTAGACTTATATTTACGATAAGGATTTTTCTTATACTTTGTAAAAATAACTGTAAATCCTGTTGCTTGAACTTTCTTGTTTTCTGTAGATTTTAATCCTTTATTTGCTTCCATTACTGCAGCAGCTGCAGCTAATTTCTCCATTTCAATTTGATCTTTTAGTTCAGCAGAACTAATTCCAGAAAGATTTTTACTTAATTGTGCTCCATAACCACTCATACCAGTGGCATCATTTCCATTTAAAATTAAATTACTCATAATTTTTACCATTTTCCTATAATACATTTACCGTGAATTAATCTAGTCTTAGCAGATAATCTGCAGGAACAGCCACGGACATAACCATCTTTTTTATATGCTGATGTTTTCCCTTCTTTATTTATATAAAGCTTAGGGTTACATATTGGTCCAACAGGGGTTTCTTTATATAATGGACATTCTTTGCATATTTTCATTCTTTCCTCATATAGCCCCTCATTAGCATTAAACATCTCATTTACATGTCCATCTATAATATCAAATATACTTCCCATATTTAAAATACAATAGGACGATCTCTATCAAGTACAGTCGTCTGTTTTAAAAACTTTTTATAATGCTTTAACATTCTCTCTACATCATTTTTAAGATAATCTACAGTATATTCTGTAATTTTATCATCGTGATCAATGTGTATTAGCATTAATTTTTTAATATTTAATTCTGGCTTAATTTGCTGAAGTAAATATGCATATGTTGATAATTGCAGCGAATAATGATAAAAATTACAATCCTCTATATTATTTAAAGGGTACTTCATCATTATTTTACTAAACTTATTCTTATCAAAGTAAGAATGTTTCTTAATCTCCTTATTGGTTTTATAGTCTGCAATTATTATATCATTTCCATCTTTAATTAGTAAATCTATTTGTCCAGCAACTCGTAATATTCCATCGGAAGATTTTAAGCTAACTAAAAATTCTGGGTATACTCCTTTTTCTAAATCAAGTTCGTAATATCCTTTTTTACAAGTAAAAACTCCTCCTAAACCAAACTTTTTTAAATCTTGCTTCTCTGAAGTATAATACATCTCTTCAAAATTAGAGTGTATTTTTGTACCTCTTTCACAAGATTTATTTCTCTCATCATCATATCCTTTTTGTATTTCTTTTCTTGTCTTATCAAAAATAATCGGATCAAGATGAAGTTTTTCAATCATATCATCTGTCCACCTCTTTGTAGCTAATAAAGTTTCTTTAAGTACATGAAAAGTTTCTTCCGACATTAACTTCTCGCAAGTTTTATAGGAAGACCAAAAAAATACATCAAAAGGATTCTCATATTTGCCAATTAAAGTAGTAACAGAAACATATTTTTGTTGATCTGTTTTGTCTATATATACATGAGCTTCATCAGAGTATACTACATCCTTTGTCTCTTTGTCTACTTTAAGGCCATTTACATATTTTTCCTTAACATTTTTTAATTTAGGCATATTGTTTCTCGAAATTGATTGATGTCAACTTCTTTCAAAGAAGTTAACGATAATAGTATTTGAACCCTTCTTCTCACCTCAAGCATATAATCTCTTATTTGTTCTTGAGTAAGTTTGGGGGAATTTTCAAAAGAATAACCAAGTATTCCCATAAATTGATTAGTAGAATTTTTTCCTGGAATTTCAACAGCTACTAAGAAATATGTGCCATTGACATTAATCATTTGAGCTAACTTAGAATCTATTTGAGATAATTCATCTGAACCCCCATAAAAATATCTGCGTTTGTTCAAATAATTGAAGAAAGGGAAAATACTGGTTGGCATATCTTTGTATTGCCAATATACTGCTTGATCTAATGAGGTTTTTCTACATCTTTCATAAGTCATATCTACGTAATAAAAACCTAATCCGCTACTATTTGCTTTTCCATTGTGCCCTTCCATAATAAAAGCCCTATCACATCCTATATCCCGTATAGAATTATCTAATAATTCATTAATAACAGAATTAACATGCTCGCGAATTTCTTCGCTTGCAGCATGCTTTTCCTTCTCAATTACATGAATCCATTCAATAACGGTTTTAATAGTTTCTTTTGGATTAAAGGCAATGTTCACAGTAAATGCAAATAAAATTATTAAAATACATGACTTAATAATATTTAAAAACCCATAGTTCTTCAAAAACTCCAGAATTTTCTCAATCCATTGAAGGAAATTTTCCATAATTTATTGAATAATATGTTTTATGTGAAACTATTTGTTCGTTGCAAATATAATTATTATTTTTGTAAAAGCAAAACAAAGATATCTATTTAACTATAAATACATTTAGAATAAAATGAGTAAGTATAACAACGAGATTTTAGATAGTATCTACGAGAGATACTCTAAATTCAATAACGAAAATACTCTAAGCCTTAAGGAAAGTAAGGATGAGTATGTATTAATGATGAAGAAAGGAGCTAAGATCCACATCAAAAAAGAAAATAGAGGAAAATTTAGTGCTAGTGCAAAACGGGCAGGAGAAGGTGTTCAAGAGCATGCTCATAAAGTAATGAATGATCCGAACGCTACAACATTGCAAAAGAAAAGAGCTAATTTTGCTATACAGGCCAAAAAATGGCATAAGAAATAAAAACAAATAGTAATGAAAGAGTTCTTCCTAAAGATGTTTACTGCTCATTCAGGGTTGAGTAGTAAAAGAGTATGTGGATTTTTTGGATGAGTAGTTTGCCTATTTATATGTGTTTATTGTACCATCATGGTAATTCCAGCTCCAGAAGTTGTAGAACTATTATTCATATGCAGCACATCTTTATTAGGAATAGATAGTATTACAGGAATCTGACATAAAAATATAAATAAATAAATGAAAACATATATGATACGTATTAGGTTTGTTATTTATGGGATTATTTTTCCTTAGCACATTATCTACAGGAACTCCATTATATGTCTTAATAAGCCTAATATGTTTTTTAATTAGTGCAAAATATTATTGGGGGTTAATGTAAGTTTCAATCTGGAGCTATAAACCAACAAACAATTGAAAGTGCTTCTATACAGTTTTATAACTTTGATATGTCAAAAACGTATACATATACCTACTCTAGAAGTATTTGATGTAAAAGTTTCTAAAGATATACTTACAGAGGAAGCTTAAGGTTTTATAGTTACAATTAATAGCCAAACGCTATACGACCACAATTATAGATATAAAATGGATGTAGATGGCAATAATGTTGGAGACAGTCCTTGCGATAAAGTTTCTGAAGGAGTTGTTCAATTTCAATGTATTTATACAGGGCCAGTTAGTAATATTCAAATAATAATTAATTATGTTTCTAACTTAATTTTTAAGGGCCCTCTACATATACCAACTACAACTGCAGGATACAACGAACTAACTGGAGTTGATTTAATTAAAGGAGAACGTTATAGATTTTATTTTAGATTTGTTGCTTCTGGAACAGTTTCTATCCCCAGTAGTAATCAAAATGAACCAAGTAGTAGTGGAAAATTAATGTGTCAAATACGTATAACAATAAATGAAATATACTTCTTAGCACAGCTTCTGCATCACAATTTTATAGTCAAATTATTTTAGAAGATATAATAAAGTTATAGTATAAAGTAAAAAGGAACCCAATTGGGTTCCTTTTTGTTTTAAGTTCTACACTAAATACTTCGAAATTAATCTCCACCTTTAGTTTTATTATATTCATAATTATGATCAGTACTGTTATAATAAGCAATTAAACATATCTCAATTTGTTTTGCTTCTTTTTCTGATAGTTCTGAATATAAAATTTCATGTTGGAAATTATTTCATCCATATTTTAAAATTGCTCTAAAGAAATATGTATTATTAATGTAGCCTTGTCAACGCTTTATTAGATTGAGTTTTGTTATTCCAATATAAACTTTATTAGATGGATATACAATAAAAGACATTATCTTTTGGGTACTCCCCCGAATTTATCAGCCTGGTTTTCTGGCCAAACTGAATAATAACTTTTTCTTCTTAATTTTTCACTAATTCTTCTAAGACCTACTCAACAAATACTACATAAACCAGGGCCAGGCAGATAAAGCCATCCCCATCTAATACTTTGTCTTGTATGTCCTCATTCATGATCTTTAATAAAAGATTTATTGTATTTCCAACTTGATTCTCCCATTAAGATATATAATCCTAATGAAATACCTCCAGGAAAGTCTCCTACATAAATTGGAATTTCTTTATATGTTTCTTTATACTCTACATTATAAAGTTTGGTTAAGATGAGACCTAGGAGACACTGAGGGAACTCCCAGATCCATCTTAACAGTTTAATATATCATTTCATAAATTTAAATATTTTTATGATCATTTAGTTAATGTAACACGAGGAAATGGAAGTCACCCTTGAACCATATGAATCCTGAATTTCTCTTATAGTCAAATATTTTGTACTTCCTGGCACTGTTTGTGAACTTGCAGATCCTTTAATAAATGTATATAATTCTAAATTAGGTATGTAACATAGAGTTCTTTTTAGGAACTCATGCTACATCATTTAGTAATCTCTGTATAGTAGAATCATCAAGCCTTTCGAAAAGTTCTTCAGGCCCTTTGTAAAGATTCATATAATCTGGAATAAATTTCTGAAGGCTTATCCAAATAATCATCATCTATCAATAATTTCTTTAACTTTGGCAATCTGTTGATGCATGAGTTCATTCATGAACTTCTGTACTATCATCAGAAGTGGTTATAGTTTTCTCTTTATGATTAGTCAGTCCTGTAATTTTGCCTGGGAGTTTTCCTCTTTTAAAAGAGTATGCAGATTGTCTAAAATAAGGATTTTCTATTAGCCAATCATCCTGAACGTAAAGGATTTTGTGCAGTTTGACTTATTTCTCCAGTCTTTGCATCTTTAAAGAATGCATAGTCATGTTTTGGATTTCCTAATCTAACTTTAGAAATTTGTTTAGGAACCTCTAATCTTTCAGCTGCGGGAATACTTCCTTTACGAGCATTTCTTAACCATTTTAAAGCGTCATGAAAATATTTAGATAAATCATTATAAATTAAGTTAACACCTTCTTCTGCAGCTTTTACTGTATTTTTAGCAACTTCAGATGTACCTACTGCTCCAGGTAGAACAGCTAGTCTGGCCGAATCTCCAGTTCCTCCTGCTTGAAATTTAAGTATACCTCCATGTTTAGCAGATGCTATTACTCTTTTTAAAGTATCTGCATATTTTGGATCTGTTGCATACCCTCCTCTAAAAACCCTATCTGCAAATCCAGATATATCTCCAGTAAAAGCTTTATATCTATTATTAAGTAGGGAAATTTTATATTTTGCATAGTCTTCTAAAGAATCAAAATCTCTAAAACTATCATTAATATAAACATCTTTCCCATTAATAACTTCTCTTGTTCTTTTTACAGAGCCTTTTCCTTTAATACCTCCAAAATTGAATTTACCAGAAGGCTTAGTTCCTCAGGCAGATTCAAGTCCATCTTGTGCAACCAATGCTTTGGCATAGGCTGTATTTAAACCCATTTGAGAAAGGATTCTCTCATAAATAGGTAACATAGTAGCCTTAAATTCATTCTTACTTTTAAATGAAGATGAAGTAGTATTTGTACTAGTTGTATATGTAGGTTTTGATTCTTTCTCGGCTCTAGGTTCTTCTTCTGAAGTTTCAATACTATCAATTATAGGGGAGGCAACAGTTTGAGGCCTTGGTTCTTCCCTTTCTTCAGTGTTGAATCTGGGTAAATAACCTTGGAGCTCATCTGGCTCTCTTGAAATTTTCCTATACCATGTTTTCATAATTACATTATTTGATCGCTACAAATATAGCTATTGTTTTATATAAAACAAAATAAAACCACTCTTTTTATTAAGAGTGGTTTTACACATAATTATTAAGGTCAACAGTATGGTATTGCCCATTATGCACGAAAAAAGTATAGTTTTTTCCCATGTGTATTTGGAGAAATATCAATGTGTAATCAAGAGATTTCTCCATGATTGTCCCATTTTTCTACACGTATAGGATACTTAAGTTTATCTTGATTATTTTCGAGGATTTCTCGCATCTCTTTAGCGGTTAATTTAGTTGATATTAAATCAAAAGCTTGTCCTTTGCAATTTCCAATAATTGCGATTTTGCCATTTCTTCGAGTTATAATAGTCTCATTACGGTTACTAACACATCAAACATATCCAGAAAATTGTTTTTTAGATCAATCCTTTTCGTTAATTCTAGTTTCAGACCTATTTAAGTGGATATATAAATGATGTATTTCAATATTATTACATATTACTTTCTGATTTGTAAACGATCTTTTAATACATCGCATTCCTGCAAGTATACTCATTTTTTGCAGCATATCGATATTATGTTCGTCTGTAGAGTATATGGTCATGCAGTTACAATTAGTTCGTTTATCAATTGTTCCATCAAATTTAGCATATGTAATTAATAATTCCTTCAATATATAAGAGGGAAGTTCTAATACAGTATTAGGTATTTTCTTATTCTTTCCAATTATATCTAAAACCGACTTTGTGACTTTCGTTACTGGAAGTATATATTGCCAACAATAATAAGGATCGCCATTTGATAAATAATAACTAATAACTTTAGTTTTACTATAAGATAGATTAAGATTATATAGAATGTTTTCCAATTCATTAATATCTCTTTCTTTAACCAACTTAAATACAAAATTATTATATTTTCTAATATTTTTTTTAGAAATTGAACCATCAGCAATAACTGCCATTGCTAATCGCCAAATATTTAAATCAAAATCTTCACTAACACTTAAGTTATTAGCAGCATTCATTATTTCTCTACGTTTGCCAAATGAATCTTTTGCTAGTTCAAATCTATAAAACTCACGGTCTTTATAATTATTCTTCGCCTTAGTTAAAAGTCTATGCTGATCTGTTACAAAAATATCAATTAACTTATTTTGTATTTGAATTATTTCTCCGTCATATTTTTGAAAGAAATATTGTTGAATTGGCACTATTTCTATTCCATTCTTATCTATATTATAACTATATACTTTGTCATTTTGGATATCTATTGTATTATAAGTTTTTCAACCATGGTTTGTAAGTATTTCAGTATTTATATCTATACAATGGTAACTATTTTTAACTCCTACTCCACATCCAGGTTCTCTATAACCACTATAGTTTCTAGAGCCTCCAGCAGCTCAATTATTGCATATAAGAGGGGCATTTAGAATTTCTCTAACGTTCTCCAATGCTTCAAGAGCTTTTGGATCTAGGAATTTTATAGCATCATCTCCATATTGATTATATATTTTAGATGATACTAGTTCTTTTACTTGAAAGTATTTATTTGCTTGCATAGGATAATAGTTTTTGTAAAGTTGAAAAATTTTGGGAAATTGTGAGGGTATTATATAGGTATTGTGTAGGTATTGTGAGGGAGAGTAGAAAAAATTTTAGGAAAATATAAGAAATTATATAGGTGTTATATAGGTATTATATAGGTATTATATAGGTATTATATAGGTATTATATAGGTATTGTGAAGGAGAGTAGAAAAAATTTTAGGAAAATATAAGAAATTATATAGGTATTATAAGGGAGAGGATAGTTATCTTTTTTGGCCCCCCTCCCGTTTTGTTTGGAAAATTGAAATTTTTTTGAGACCAATTTTATGGAGTTATATTTATACAAATATCTGGGAATAATCCCAATAACAACAAAACTCTCAAAACAATGGCAAAAATCATTTCATCCGTCAAAATTGACGAAACGGCGATTTTCTTCACGTCGAACAGACCGACCGAAGGCACTAAAATTCTGTTCCTTTCGACCGAAGCCGCAAACGGCATTCTTACAGGTTACGACAAAAACGAGGACGGCGTGGCAGTGTACGCAAACGGCATTCGCTGCATCCTTTGCGACGAAGTGGGCTTGCGTCCTTACGTTATCCCCGTCAACGATTTTATGGCGCAAAGTACGGCGTTAATTAACAACAAATTCACGCCGCAGGACAGCCACACAATCACAAAGCGCATCCGCACTTTTGGTACACCTGCTTTGCAGGAACTCGGCAATGCTTGTGCGGTTGCTGTTGTGGGTGCGACCTATCCCATGAAAGTCAAAAAGTTTACATCTGACGACACGTACAATTGGACAACGTTAGGAATAGACGAAACAAAGGACACCTATAAATTGAAAGACGGCGTAATCACTTACGACAAGAAAACAATTACCCTTGAGGAATGCGCTAAATTCTTCGAGGAACACCAGAAACGGCAGAACGACAGACTTAACAAATAGCAATCGAGGGAGTGAGAAATCACTCCCTTTTAATACCTTTAAGACCATGAAAGACATTATCGACGAACTTTTTGAGGACTTCTACGCAAGTGCGGAAATTGCAGCGTTGAACGAGTGTGCAAATTCTCAAATCATTCAATACTAAAAGAAGGGCGTAATGCCTTTCTTTTTCTTATGAGGGTATGGAGTTATATTCCTACAAGTCTTTGGGCCTTATATCATGTATGTCCATTTAAAACAAAACCCTTTTCCTGCCTAAAGTTGTAAACAATTTAAATTAATTATAAAAATGGCAAAAGTACCTGTTCTTAAAATTAAGCAAGAGAACTTCAATGGCATCATGGCCAATCAGGAGTTCGCAACACTCCGCATCCAGAATCAGCTGGGTGATCGTTTCTTCATTCCGAAGTCTGAAATGCTCCTCGTCGTAGGTTCGTCGATTCCTGCACTTGATCGTGATGGCAACACCATCAAGGATGAGAAGGGCAACGAGACGTATCGTTCGGTAGGTCAGCATTTCCCTGCAGTTCGTATCGTCGACGGCAAGCCGACGGAAGTTGTCGAGCTGTATGTCGGTCAGCTCGTGAAGCTGGACATCAACCGTAAGCTGGTCTTCCCTGGTATCCTTTCGGATTCTCTCCGTAAGGGTTCAGATGAGTTCAAGAAGGCCATCTGCGGGAAGGTTCTAGAGATCACCGAAGAAACCGAATGCGATGATCGTGTCTGGGATGCGAACAATGCTCGCTGGATGCGCGATCCCGAGGATGACACAAAGTTCGTGTCGCAGAAGAAGCGTGTCTTCAAGTTCGAACCGAAGGCTTCGACACTAAACGCTGCAGATACCGACGAAGCATACAAGATGCTCGAACGGTATATCACCGAGATGTACTCGGAAGTTGCTGAGACCGTTGAGAAATAGTCTCATCACTCTGAAAGGTAGATGTGATTGACCGTATGTAATTACTTATTATGGTAAATATCGCATCTACCGTTCAGAGATCCCAATTAAAGCATATACATATTGGGAATTAATTAGGACAAATTTTAAGATTAACGGAGAGTTTTGCTACATATTGCTACGAGCGATGTAAAAAACTCTCCCCTTAATGCAGCTTTAGCGGTGACAAGCCCGTGTAAATGCAGAGTCAAGGGTTTTGTTGTTATAGGGAGAGGCGTGAGAAACCTCTCCCAAATACTTTTAAACTATGGGGAGCTATTGCATACTTACTTCGAGATTTTCTCGACAAATCTTGTAAATTTTAAGCTTATGAAAGACACAATAAAAGCAGCTATGAAAGCTGCATTGGCAGACATGGGAGTATCTCAAGATAAATATCAAGCTCTTGAATTTTCTATAAAAAGTTTACAGGAGATTCGAGAGAATGATGTAGCCATTTGTAAAGAAACAACAGTAGCAATTAAAATAGTTCAGTAATGAATAAAAATCTAAGAATCCTTAAATACCATATAAAGAGTTAGCTGAGCATTTGGAATTTTAAAGAGTTCCGATAAAGGTAAAAGAAACGCTAAGTATAAGTGGATCAGCTCTGTGCAACCGAATGAAAGTTTGGCTATCAGAGTAGGTAGAACTAAACTTACTATGAATTTTACCGATTTTGAAGATTCTCGGCTTATTCAGGAATTGAAGAGTAAGGAGGAATTAATCTTCCTACTCTTCAATTTTAAATTCAACTGTTGTAGCTTTTTCTTCTTTGAGTTTATTAATTTCTTTCATAGCTCATTGAAGTTGTTTCTTTAGTTGCTCAATGTCTTCAGTATTCTTTTCTACTTTCTCATTTACATAAAGAACAGCTTGGCAAATTTTAGCCATGTCTATGGCCAAAACAGGTTTGTTATATCCAGCTTCATCTCTTTCATAAGATGTGAGTTCAGTTATAATATTTAGTTCTTTCATTTCTCTAGTTCTTCGTTTAATTGTACTTAAAGAAGTGTTCATTGATGTCGCAAGTTCTTCTTGTGATTTAGCAACATAAGCATATTCTGTTATAGGATCTTTATAAGCTTGAGCTAAGTAGCCCATAATATATCCTTTTGTTTCAGGGGTTCATTCAGTTTTGGATAAGAATTTTAGAGTTATTCTTTCAAAATCTTCTGTAAGTTTAGTGAATTCATAAACATTAGAATATTTTTTTCTCCTTGTAACTTTAATTGCACTCTCTCTTTCTAAATTAGTAATGGCCTTTCTAATAGTTGGGAGTGAACATCCTGAATCTGCTTTAATAGTATCCATAGATGGCCAACATTTGAAAGTTTCTTTATTCATATACTTTCTGATATGTGCATAAATATATCAGTCAAGTGCTTTTAAGTTCCATTTTGATGGATGTGGAACTTGTACGTGTTGTTTATTTGTATAGTCCATATTATTTGGATTTTTCTTGCAATAAAGATAGAAAAATTTTCTCTAAAATTAAAAATTTTCTCTAAAAATTTTCTGTCTGAGGGTCAAATCTTTCGGTCTGAGGGTCAAATTTTGGGGTCAAATTTTTCGGTCTGAGGGTCAAATTTTATACACTAACTATATAACTGACTAAACTCGCGTAACTATATAATAGCGACCACCTTGCGGTGGGTCGCCGAGATGCCCGACTCGGGTTTTCGACTTCAAACTTGAAAATATGTCAGAGTACTCTACAGCAAATATAACACAATCAGTACTTCCTAGTGATGATAAAAAGTATCCACTCAAAGAAAATTTTACTATAAATTGAAATATGGATGCATTAATGAGATATTTTGAGGGTGTAAAAAAGGTAAGAGGTACAAACCCCTCAAAATTCCCTCTTCCTTCCTCTCCAGACACTTTTTCTTTCTCTTAACCCTAATTAATATCCTTCCACATGGTACTTATTCTCAATCCAAATACTAAAGAAGCTACAACTCTCAACCTTTCTGAATTTCAACTCTTCGTTGGAAATCGTCATCTCTCTATAAAAGATCTCTCTGGAGATCTCGTTATAGAAAACCTTCCAATTAATGAGAATAGAAACTCAAGAAAGCCTCTTCATGTTTCTACTCAACAATACAGATTACAACTATTCAAATAACTATGCCTGATGACAAGAAAAAGGAAGAGGAGCAAAAATCCAAAGAGGCAGAGCTCTCGAAACTGGGAATTCTTCCTAAGTCTGGAATTTCGTAACATAAGGAAACTGAGTGTTTAGCTCCACTAAACTTGATCACATAAAACCCGTCCGTTCCTTTTTTTTGAAGCTTTTTAAGTTTAACAATATCTAAAATTGTACACATGGAATACAAAGCAATTTCCAAAAAGACGATGCGATAAAGCCCTTAAGGCAAAGAAACCTGCAATCGAAATCTCTGTAACGCAGGCTCAAGCCTTCTACGACATCCGAGTTGAAACAAGCTGGACCAGAGAAGAGCTCAAAGAAAGAGTATCAAAGCTCATTCAAACATTAGAGAACGTTGAGAGATCTCTTCAGTTTACAAATATCCCTGTACATCAAAGAAGAAGAAGAAAGAATAAGTATTTCGCTCGGTTCGTCTAGGACGCAAGAAATACTATGAAATTACTTGCATTGAAATTATATCAGTTCAAAGAAATGGATAATGAAACTTTCGGAGGTTGCATAGAAGCAATTATTGGAATTATTGTAATTATCGCTATTGCAGCCTTCTTTATGAGCATTTTCATTTATTTGCTCTGGCCTGTAGTGATTCCTGCAGTATTTCCCAAACTCGTAGCAGAAGGCTACATTGTAGGTAAACTTTCACCTGCGCTCTCTTTAAGGGAACTAGTTACAAAAATTAAAATTATTGGTGGTTTCATCTAGTTGCGTTAGGATACCAGAGTCTCATTCTGGAAACAGAGGTTGGAGTCCTCTGCAGCTGGCCATCATGTTCAACGCCAAACACTTGAACTGGTCGACCAACGACTACATGGAGGCTTATCTGGAAGGAAAAATCCAAGGTTACGAACAACTTCGTGACGTATCACTCAAGGCTGCAATTCAGCTCATTAAGGGTGAAGGATTTCAAGGAGGGAACTCTGAAGATCTCCAATGAGGAGTATATGGAAGCTGGTGCTCTGTATCTCATTTCGGAGAAGCTCAACACCAAGGTTGTTTTCCGTCGGGATATCGTGGTTGCGTTCTACCGTGTGTGGGACAAGATTCCGAATATCCAGACGTACATCAAACGATTGGGTTCCTCACTGAATCCCGTAAGGAATGGGAGAGAGCGTACGAGGACTTACTGCGATAAGGCCTCTACAAGTTAATAAAGTTTTTACTTTATGCCTGGCACGTGTGATTAAATAGAATTTATAAGGGAGCGAACGCTAATCGTATCGCCACAACGAAATACGCGCTGTCTGCTGTTGTTTTCTTTTTATATATAACTTAACCAACTCTACAAGCTTTGTAAATTTAGTCACTTTACAAAGTGTAGCTCTACCTGCTGAGCGAGTCCTCTTACGGAGTTCGAGGAAGGATGCAGGACGACTTGCGCCAAGGTCCGAAGAATGTCTACACAGCAAGAGATCTTTACTTGAAGGCTCATACTTTCTTTGTTTGTCCAGGGAGTGTAAAGATTTTAATATTTATGTGGCCGATTAATTTATCTATATCTGTAGCCTGGATTCAGGATACTCCTGATAAAAATAAATGTTTTTGGGTTTGTTTAATAGGAACAATTCTTCCAACAGAAAAAGTAAAAATTACTATTAATAGTAATATTCCCAGAGACTCCATAGAATTAATAGTTAATTCCCATAGTACTGATCTCCCATAATGGGGAAAATTCTTGGGAATCTTTCTCAACTAAAGAAGATGCTCTGCGTTATATGGATTATCTCAAAAATCAATATTACAATGACATCATTGTTATTTACGCTATAATTCCTTAAAAATGGGTGAACATCCTAAAACAGAAGAATTTACCACTCAAGAGTATTTTGAAACTCTGAGGACGTCAATAAGTGTGGCTCTTCAACAGGGGGCAAAGATCATTATTCCTACAAAATAATTTCTAATTAAATAAACAGTATGAAGGGTGGAAAACCTGGACTGAATGTCCGTCGCAAAGGTGCTCTTGCTCGCCTGGAAGCTACGTATGCAGCTTTCAAAAAAGCAGGAAAAGACAAGGAGAATCCGATTACGGGAAAAACTGTTCCCTACGATCAGGAACTCGCTCGTATGGAGCGTGAGATGGCAACTCTCAAATCTCGAATCTACAACTAAAGAGAAACTCAGACTGGAAGCGATGAAAAAAGAAGCACGTCGAACTCGTCATTACATTCGGGAGATCGAACATTTCAAGCCCAAGAAGAAAGAGGAAGAAACCGCAGCGTAGAGATAGAGGTTCTCCAAGACTTTTAAAATTTGTATAATGGAAAAAGTGACACAAAATGTACCTGATGATCCTGATGAATTCGTGAATGACCTTTGTATCGAAGCCATAGAGGATGAAGAACCTCTTAACATAGAATAATATGTACATAATAACTTTAATTTTAGGAATTGTAGGTGTCGTCCTTCTTGCTTTTGCAATCAGGGAAGATGAAGATGATCGAGCCTTCCCGTTGGGAATATTATCAGTAGTCTCTCTGATATGCTCAGTGATGCTCTGGTGCTATACTGACACCAAGCATGAACGAGAACAACCCTTAACAACAATTTCAACTTTTGTTGAGGAGCATTCTCAATACCTCTCTCCAACTACAGTGAGAACTGTAAGTGCAGCACCTATTCGGGAAATGCCTGATGGATGTTTCGTATACAGTGTTATTCTGGTTGATCAGGACTCTATGTATACGTATTCCGCAGTTTTAGATCCTGAAAACATCGAGGTAGTTAATTTTATTCTCGAAGAATCTATTCCTCGACTTGAAAATCATCAAAATAAAAAATAAACAATGGCAAAAAATCGTCTTTTTGGTTGGATGTTCGTTGAGGACTCCAATAAAGAGTCTGAGACAGTTAAGCCTCGTACTTCACAGGAAGCATCTGCTCCTGCTCCCACAATTATGGCATCAGGAGATGTAGATACCAAACTGGTGGAACTCCTGGAGCGTAAGATCAACGAAGCAAATCTTCCTGGCCCTGACTATCTGGAACTTCTTCAGTCAGCGGAACAGATGAAACAGTATATCCCTGATGAGACTACACGTCTCAAAGCTGCTTTCGGTTCCATTCAGGGCATGGATCCTCGGATGACGAAGGATGTCGTTCTGGCATCGATTGACACCTATCTGGGTGTGATTGAAGCTGAACGAGGAAAGGCAAAGCTTCGCATGGAAAAGCTCCGTAAAGAGACTGTCGAGGACAAAGCAGAGGAGTTGAAAGCAACGAATCTTCGTATCGAGCAGCTTCGTGAGGAACTGAAAACTCTCACGGACAAGTCGATTGATCTCAACTCAGAGATCCAGAAGAATACAGCTGAAACCGCTGCTTTCGAAGCTCGAACGAATGCAACCATCGACAAGGTTACGAATCGCCTGAGTGAGGACAAGGTCCGACTGGCACAAATTCTGTAAGTATGATGCTGCCTGAAGGTTCAAGTCTCTCTAACTGGGAAAAACCAGGAGGCAAAACTGGTATGGTGGTTTTGGGTTTGTTAGGTGCAGGAGGGTTAATGCTTTTTTATAAAGCTCTTCCTTTCCTGATTACCCTGGCATCCAATACACTGTACCTTGGACTGCTCCTGGGATTAATTGCAGGAATTATTTATCTCCTGTGTGATCCCAAGTTTAGGAAAATCTGCTCTGCCACTTACTTTATGTTAATGAGAAAGCTAACTGGATTGGTTATCGAAATCGATCCTATTGCTATCGTGGAACAACGTATCCGTGATATGCAGAAAAAGTCAGCTGACATTAAAAAGGTAATGGGAGATCTCAGAGGTTGTATCATTCGTTCTAAGAGCGATATTCAGAACGATACAAAGGAAATGCGTAATTGCATGGATAAAGCACAAGTGTCTGAGCGTAATGGAAACATTGCAATGGCAACAATTCAGAAACGCCAAGCACTTCGTCTTAAAGAATCATTGGATGATCAGTTACTTGCTCTTAAGAACTCAGAAATGTGGTTTGAAAAGCTTAAAAAGCTTGAAGAGTATGCAAATCTGACAATTCAGGATGTTACTAACGAAGTAAATATTCGAAAGAAAACATTCGAACGAATCCGTGCACAGCATAAAGCTTTCAAATCTGTAATGTCTATCGTTAAGGGTGATCCTGACGAATTGGCAATGTTCACTGATGCTATGGATTTCATGGCAAAAGATATCTCTGATAAGATCGGAGAGATGGAACATGTCATTGACTCTACTACAGGTATGTTGGCTGATTTGGATGCAAAGAATGGTGTTACCAATATGAGGGCAGAAGAACTACTGAAACGATACAACAAGTCAGGAATTGACAGTCTCTTTAATAAGTTCTCTGATGGTCGCAAGGCTATCACTGCACCTAAAGTAGGAGAGTATGTTCAGTTCCAGGAAATTCTCAAAGTCCCTGTAAATGGTAACGAAGTTTCTCCTAAATCCCTCGACGACTTCTGGGGTGAGTAAATTTTTCCTGAATAATAGGAATATTGCTATATGTATTCTTTTGAATACTGTAGTGATATTTCTATTGTCCTTTCACCGATTTCAACATGTCCTTTTGCCACTAGATGTGGCATTTACCATATTCTTTATAATAGAGATGATTGTTAAGATTAAATGTCTTGGCAAATCATTCTTTAAGGATAAAGAATGTGTTTTTGATTTATTAATTGTTGTAGTTTCATCGATCCCATTATTTGGGTTGTTCAGTTTAGATTGGATTCAAGTAATGCGATTAACTCGAATATTTAAGAGTCTTCGATTGTTTGAATTGATTCCTAATTACAAAAAGTTACTCATCAATTTTAGGTTAGTAATTCGAAGTTGTATTGGAATCTTAGTAGGATTATCTATTTTGATTTTTCTATTATCAATTATTCTATCTTCTTTATATGGAAGTATTGTTCCAGAGTATTTTGGAAATCCCCTTGAAAGTATTTATTCAGTTTTCCGATTGTTTTCTATTGAGGGTTGGTATGATATTCCAAATGCTATTGCCGAACATAGTTCCTATGTAATGGGATATTTGTCTAAGTTTTTCTTATCAGGTATAGTTCTTGTTTTCGGTATATTCGGAATGGGATTTGTATCATCTATGTTTATTGATGAGGTAACTTCAGATAATAATGATGAAGTTCTACAACGATTAAGTAAGTTAGAAGAAATTTTAAAGAAAATACAAGAAAATGGCACAACTTAAGCCAGGATTCAAAGTAGTCCTGATCATGGTCGCTGTAATTGCAGCATTTTTCGTAATCAAAGCCGTCGTCCCTTCCTCCTCGTCATCCTCTACTTCGGGTCTCGGTGACATCTTCGGAGGAAAACCGACTATCAACATCGGAGTTAACACGTATGCGGGGTTTGCTCCCATCGTGTGGATTAACGGTGGTCTTCGTCCCAATGACGAGTCTATCCTGACTAAGGAGTATGGCATTCGTGCCAATATCATTATCCAGGATGATTTTGTTGCTGGGCGCAACGCTTTCCTGAATGGGGATATCGACCTTATTTATTGTACTACGGATGTATTGGCCGTAGAGATGGGTGAAGGTTCCGCAATGAACAGTGCTAAGTATGTAATGATGCTTAACCGTTCTCAGGGGGCAGATGCAATGGTAGTTACCAAGAATATTCGTACCGTTGCAGATCTTAAGGGTAAAAAGATTGCAGTAGCTGAAGGAACTGCATCTCATACTCTTCTTCTGAATATTCTTGAAACGAACGGAATTAGCCAGCATGACGTAACACTTGTGAAAGTTGATAACGGTGGTGCTGCAGCTGACACATTTAAAGCTGGTCAGGTAGATGCTTGTGTTACATGGGCACCTGATGATCAAGCTTGTGTAGATGCTATTCCTGGTTCGAGAGTTCTCGTTTCAACCAAACATGCAAAAGACCTTGTAACAGATGGTCTTGTGGGAAAGGCAGAGTGGCTGGATAAGAATCATGACAATGTCAAGAAACTTATTTCCGCAATTCTCTATGCTAATTCTACCCTGAATCAGAATCCGAATGCAGTGAAAGAAGCTTCGAAGATCTTCGCAAAAGCGTTTGGAACTGATCCTGAGTTTGCAGAATTGGGATGTGGGAATATCTGGTTCGCTACTCTCGGTGATGAAGAAAATTTCTTTGGTATGACTTCCGATTATATGGGAATGAAGGCTGAAGAAATCTATTCAAAGATGGCTCGAACCTATGCTAGCCTTGGGCTTACTAAAAGTCCTCTGGGTTGGCGTAAAGTTTCCGACATGTCTTTCATCGAAGAGCTTTCCAGTGAGGGTACTGTGCAGGGCAATCAGGCTCCTCAACCCGCAGTTAAGTTCTCTGCTGTAACATCAGAAGTCAGGGAAAAACAAGCAATTTCTAATAAGAAGTTGACTATTAATTTCCCTGTCAATGGTGACATCCTCGACAATGATGCTCGAGCTCTTATTGATCGAGAGTTTGTTCCGATTGCGAAGCAGTTCAACAATGCACGCGTTCGTATTGAAGGTAATACTGATAATACAGGTAATCGTGCATACAACGAGTCTCTTTCGTCTCGACGGGCTCAGGCTGTAGCTAATTATTTAATTAATGACTACGGTTTTGATCCTAATCGGTTCATTATTGTTGGTAATGGTCCCAAGAATGCAATCCGTGACGGTGTGCAGGGTTCCAATATCAATTATCGGACAACTGACTTTATGCTCGTAACTGAGTAATATGCAGTTGTTCAAAATGGGTGGGACGATCACCCATAAACAAGCATTGGCAACAGGTATCATAGGAGCAATAGTTCTGCTGCTCCTATGGTATCTAGTTACCATGTCAGGGGAAATCATTCGTCCTCAGATTTTACCAAATCCTGTAAATGTGCTCAAGGCATATCCAGATTTAATCTCCAACTCAGCTCTCTTTACTAATACTTGGTATACAGTAAAGCTGAACCTTATGGGATATTTCTATGCTTTAATTATTGCAATCCCTTTGGGCCTTATTATAGGATTGTTTCCCGTTACTAAAGCGTTATTTGGTAAGTACTTTGATGCCCTTCGTTATCTCCCTATACCTGCAGTGTCTGGCATTTTTATCGCTGCTATAGGTATTGGATTCGATATGAAGGCTAGTTTTTTAGCTTTCGGCATTATTATTTACATTCTTCCTGTCGTTGTTCAACGAGTTTCCGAACTTCAGAATCCCGCTAATGATAAGGATTATGTGTATTTACAAACCATTTCAACGTTAGGTGCAACTAATTGGCAGAAATTTCGATACGTTTATTTTCCTTATGTAATGCAGCGAGTTTCCACTGATGTCATTAATCTAACTGCTATTTCTTACACTTATATAGTGATTGCAGAAACCCTTAACAAGGAAGGTGGCATTGGTGCGCTGATAAACATAATGAGCAGACAGTCAAGAACTGCCGAAGTCTATGCACTTCTCTTCTTGATTATTGCTATCGGAATTCTCCAAGATGTCCTTCTAAAGAAATTGGATGTTGTGCTCTTTCCTTCAAAGTACAATAAGCCATCCATCAAATCCAAAATAATGAAATAAGTATGGGGCTCTTTGATGGTTTAACTGGATCCGTTCCCACATCTCGTTATGAGGCTGTGGATGTAATTAACTTGAAAAATCTTAACCAGTCTTTTGATACTCCTAAAGGAAAGTTCACTCTCTTTAAGGATTTTAGTCTGGATATAAAAGATTTCTCAGGAGAAGGGCAGTTTATCAGTATCTTAGGAAAGAGTGGTTGTGGTAAATCTCAGCTGCTCAAAATCATCTCTGGGCTTACACAGCCAGATTCAGGTGAAGTTCTTGTTTATGGAAAACCACAGACAGGAAAAATTCCTATGGTATTTCAGCAGTATTCTTCATTTCCATGGATGTCAGTTCTTGACAATGTAAAACTTCCGCTTATTCTTCGAGGAGTTTCTGATAAAGAAGCTACAGAGAGGGCTATGGAAATGATCAAAATTGTAGGTCTGGAAGGTAATGAAACTAAATGGGGTCAATATCCTGTGTTATCAGGAGGACAGCTTCAACGAGTTTCAATGGCGCGAGCCCTGGTTGCAGATAACAAAATTCTTTTGTTAGATGAAGCCACTGGTGCATTAGATATTGTTATGAAACGAGAGATTCAGAACACCGTTTTGGATATCTATTATAACGCCAAATTCGATCCTACAATCCTCAATGTTACACATAGCATTGAGGAGGCTGTATATCTCTCAAATCGAATTTACATTTTAGCTCCTAATCCCTGTAAAGTTCAGGCTGTCATTGATGTTAACTTTGACGGTAGGAGAACGGATGCAATTCGTCAAACTGCAGCATTTGCAAATTATGTGAAACAAGTAGAACAAGTAATGTCAGAAACACATGAGTAAAATCAATTTCAAAGCTTTTCCTATGTATTTCAAGGAGAAGGTTTATGATGCCGAGGGCAATGTAAAGCGTAACAAAGATGGCGAAATCGTTTACCAGCGTGTACAGCGCATGGTACGTCATAACGCAGCCTACTTTCCTAACCGAAAGTAAAACGGTTCTTTGAAACTCTGGTCGGAGATTAAATTCTCCGACTTTTATGGTGGAGTCGTCTAGCGATTTAGGACGCCAGTTCTCAGCTGGAAACAGTAGTTTGAATCTGCTCTCCACTACACTATTTTAATTATTTAATTTAGTTAGGGGTGCTCCTATATAATGCACGGTAGGATATTACCTAAGTATACCCGAGCTAGTTGCTGAGAATCTCGTTAAACTTTAGAAATGTGGGTTTCAGAATTTATAATCCCCGCAGCTAAAAATTCCCAGATACTATCAACTGGGAGCCTAACGGTATCCTCTTTGATAGTATCTATTTGGTCTGTTCGTCTAGTGATCTAGGACATTATCTTCTCAAGGTAAAGACAGAGGTTTGAATCCTCTATAGACTACTAATATTAGTAAACTATGAAGCTTAACAAATATAAAATGAAAATAGGAATTCCTGAGTCTGTGGAATTTCTTGTATATGGAAAAGATAATTTTGAGATTCCCAAGGAGATAGAAGAGATAACTCTTCTTCAAGAAAATCTCAATAAAGAAGAGCTGGATGCTAACTTTGATCTTCCTATATATGAATTTACTGATTTTATGATTCTTTTCCTTCCTTTTAAAGGGAAACAGAAGAGAACTAGGGATAAAATTCTAAATGAAGTAGGAATTGTTTGTTGGGGAGACTTAGAAGTTGCGTATTACAACATTCGAAAGCATGGAAGTGCTCTTTCTAAAAAACAGCGAGAGCTAGTTATTGAAAAATACTCAGAAATAATCAATGGAATATAAACGTGTAAAACTCACAAAAGTAGGACTCACTGGTAGAATTCCTGATGGATTGCATCCTAATGGAATTGAAGTGGGTTATATAAAGGAAGGTTATATGGTAGAGCCTCCTAAAGTTGGAGAAATGTTTCTTCTCTATCCTTACAATAAAGTAGCCTTTGATAATACTCCCCGTTTTCATACTTCTCTTGTAACAGAGGTAATCTCAGCTACTGAATTCAGAACGTTAAACAGTTTATATAAAATCGAAGTAATATAGAAGGATTAGGTTGGTGGATATACTTATGCTCTGTTGCTGGAGGGATACATTTTTTAATTTAATTGGATAGAGGAGTAACTGTGTATGAGCAAATCGGAGCTACAGTTACGTCAGAGTACAAAAGCGGCATATTAGGGATAAGGGTACTGAAATGTACAACAGACTGAGGATGAGAAAACTCACTACTGCATAAAAACAGTGAAATTCTGTAACTAATGTGAGAAGTAAAAGACCAAGTGAATTCTGTTTCATATCATAGATATTCTTAAAGGTAATCTTTAGTGACCTTACGTGGGTACAGGTTGTGCTTGAAAAGAGGAAGTATAAGAATAGGCAGATACTTGAGAGTTACTACATCTTCTCAATGACTTGGTAAGAGAGGAGATTTTTACATCCCTACACTTTCTCGTGTAGTGCAGACTATAGGAGTTTGATTGCTCCTATAGTCACCGTTTGCTCCAGAGGCTTAAGTCATACTAAGCAAATCTTGCCTGAATCTAATAAGCTGGAGTACGAGCCTATTCAATGACTTAGTAAAGAGAACATAGCATATAATAATCTTATGCACGTTGTAGAGCTAGCTTCTGGAGCCACAACTGGTAACATTACTCACAAAGTTGCAACTATAAAAGGTTTATGTCGAAATTGTATTGATTTTATTAATGAATATGGATTAGAATAATCATGGGATTTTTAATTTGGATAGTGACAGGCTTAACAATTCTATATCTTTCAATGGTAGATGATTGTGAAGATTTTTCCAGTAAAGTTTTTGTATCTTTAATATATTTTAGTATCTTTGCAGCAATAGCTCTCTTTATTAAGAGTGATGTAGTGTGTAATATACACATGAAAGCCTATGAAGAAGGAAAGCTTGAAAAAGTATATACTATAAGAGATTCTGATACAACATATAAATGGGCTTACCGTGAGAAAAGTTAGTTTTGAAACAGCTAAATTGGCTGCTGAGAAAGGATATGATGAAGACTGTGATTCTGCTTATGATATTCATGGAAATATTATAGATATAGACAACTATGGTTTAGGTATTATTCCTGAATATTGTTGTCCAGCTCCATATCAGGCGGAATTACAAGAGTGGCTCAGAAATGAGCATGGAGTAAGCGTATTAGTCTATTTAGATGAAACATTATCATATATTTGGACTATTACTTGTTTGCATCCTAGAGCCTCAATCATGGAATATCATCAGTCTAATGAAGTATGGTGTGGACACTATGAGAATTGCTTAGAAGCAGGTTTACAAGCAGCTTTAAGATTAATGTAATTATGGATGCCGCGATGGTGAAATTGGTAGACACGAGGGACTTAAAATCCCTTGGCCAGTAATGGCTGTGTGGGTTCGAGTCCCACTCGCGGTACAAAAAATAATAGGAATAAAACAAATACTAATTGAATTATCCATGCCTTTGTTTAGGTCGTTTGAAGGTTACTATAGATGGGACTGTATATAATTTCCCAGACTATTGTTTAACTTCAGGAGGTAGTGCTTATTTCACAGATGGCTATTCAAATGCACATACAGAGAATGGTCCCTGGAAAGTAGATAAATGGCCTGATAATTTTCCTGAAGAATATAAGGAAGAGACTTTGGCTGCTATTAATTCCCTGGGGATGTTTATAAAACTGATATTATGGAAACTGGAATTATTATAGCAGCTTGTATAGTTGCTTACTTTCTTCAACTTGGTATGGGTGCTGTATTAGGATCTGATCAAAATAAGTGGCTAAAGATTGGATTTATTATTCCTGGTATTGGCCTCCTTGTGCAGCTTATATATTTATTTTATTGCATGTTCTATATAATGTTTGATGAGTGAGTAAGACATAAGGTGGCATACAGCAAATTATTTTAATATTCTATTGGCTTGAATAATATTGTCACCTACTAATATTGGGGCATGGTGTAATGGCAGCACATATCACTTTGGATGATATAGACCAGATTCGAATTCTGGTGCCCCAACAATAATTAAAACAACAGTTATGATTTGGCAAATTATTTTAGTAATTTTTATCCTCTATCTTTTGGTAGTTTCAGGAATTATGTTTTTCTTTGCAACTAAGTTCGGATTGGTAAATACTATTGTTCAATTGGAAAAGGAAGATACTTTTTATATCTTTTGCCCCATTGTGCATTTATTTACATTGTATTATTTCTGGACTCTCAAATAGGACGCCTTGCCTGAATTGGTTAAAGAAGCTGCCTGCAAAGCAGTTTTGTGTGGGTACAGGCGTCTCATTATAAATTTACATTGCGGGGTAGAGCAGAGGCCAGCTCGCCAGCCTCATAACGGACTTATGTCTAAGATGAAGCTTGTCTATTTATTTATACGAACCTTTGTAAAGTTCGAAATTTTTTATATATATTTGTAGTATAAATTAATAATTAATACTATGAATAAATACTCAAAACAAGAACTATAAACGTATATTTTAAAGGATAAACTTTCATATGCAGCAATTGGAGGCATTTATGGAGTAACTGGAGCGGCAATAAAGAAAGCCGCTTTAAGGTATGGAATTATATTACCTAAAAAGAGAACCATAAATGCGAAAGAGAACTTTAGTCACAAAGGGAAATCTAAAGTAGACTCTTTTTCAGATTCAGAATTTATAGAAATTATTTCTAGTAACATTGGTTGAAAAAATATTGGATCTGCGTTGGGATATACTAACCGCCCATCAAGTGATGTTGTTTCAAATATAAAAAGTAGATGCTCGAAGTTAGGTATTGAGCCTATTATTGAACAACCTTCTCCAATACTATTTAAAACTAAGGGAGAATTATTATCTTCTAGAAAAAATTACCAAAGTTATAGAAGTTCTATTAGAAAACATGCTGAGTTAACTTATTTTAGATCGACTAAGGTTAAAAAATGTGCAATATGTGGATATGATAAACATATAGAAATTGCATATTAAATCAGTAGCAGAGTTTGATGATTCTGTAACAATTGCTGAAATCAATTCCATTGATAATCTCATAGCTTTATGCCCTAACCATCATTGAGAATACGATAATGGATTGATTACGATATAAGCTGGAGGTCGGAGGTTCGAATCCTCCTCCCGCTACAAATATAAGGTGTCAAACAGCAAACTTTTACAATCGAATGACTTTTAATCATTAAATGATGTAGGGATACCTTTCTGGAGCATATGGTGTAATTGGCTAACATATCGCCCTGTCACGGCGAAGTTCGGAGCTCGAATCCCCTATGTTCCGCAAAATTATAATTTATGGATGTTAAATGGTTATCTGATAAGTCTTTTGTAGTTAAGGGTACTACATATACTGTACAAGTTCCTGTTACTTTAGAGGAAGCTTTGGAAGAGGTACAAACTGCACTTTCCGAGATAAAAAAGAAAAAGGAGTATTATAAAGGTTTATTGGAAAAACTAAATTTTTCTGATTCCTTTTTAAACAAAGCTCCAATCAAAGTAATAGTAGATAAAATTAAAATTGAGGAAGATACATATAAAATGTTATTCTTTCTTAATGAAGAAGAATATAAATATACCTTACATTTAAAAATCATTTTAAGAGTACTTGATTTTGTTAACCTAGCATATCAGGAACTTGACTATAAAATGAAACATAAATTAATTCCTGAAGATTTAGACTAAATGATAGGTGCTGATCCTTTATAAATGTAAAAGGCTCTCAAGATATATCTAAATAATAGGAATGATTCGGAGGGTTGTCAGAGTTGGTTTATTGTGTCACTCTTGAAAAGTGATGTACGTGATGAGCGTACCAGGGGTTCGAATCCCTTACCCTCCACGCGGTAGTAGTTCTTTGTGAAATTCTCTGCGGTATACAGTTAGTGGAAGCATAAAAGAATTTCACTTTAAGCACCTTTGGTGTAATTGGTAACACGATGGTCTCCAAAACCATAGTTTAGAGTTCAAGTCTTTAAGGGTGTGCATAGTTTTATTATTACAAAGTATCTTCAGCAAATATTATCAATAGGGGATTGTAGATCACGGGTTCAAATCCCGTTTATTAGCATAGCTCAATCAGGTAAAGCAACAATATGATATAAATGAGACTTTTTTATCGGGATGTAGCACAGTTGGTAGCGCGCATGCTTTGGGAGCACGAGGCCGCAGGTTCGAGCCCTGTCATCCCGACTATTTCAAACATAATATGAATAAAATAGATAAGTATTTAAGAAGATTTGCTTATAAGATTGTAACCTCCGAAAGCAAGCAATCTAGGTATTACACTATTGGTGAGTTAATTGTTAGAGTATCAGATCACATAGGTAGAAATTCTGATGGTGACATATCAATTATCATTGATAGAGAGAACTATATATTATATGTTCCAACTACTAATAAAGTAAGTCTTATTCCTTATGAAGATTGTAAGGCTTTGATTAAAGGAATTGTTCTACATGCTTCTTTATTTTTAACTGGGGATCCTCAATTTCAAAAATCACTGATTGAGGAAAATAGAGCATTAGAGATGCAAGTCCAAACATTAAAGCGGGAATTAAATGATTTGAAAACTAGTTCTATAGGTAAACATACTAGTAATACTCCCTTGGTGATTATAAAAACTTTGTTAAATAAATTGACAAAGGGGCAAAAGAAAAGAATTAAGTCTGTATATGGGTCTGATTGTTTCTCTAGTATGACTGAGGAACAACTTATAACAATTTGGAAAAATCCAGAAATTCAAAAATATATCCAACAAAATAATTAGTATGAAATTAAATGTATTACTCGCAAAACTGGAGCAGGGTGCTTCCCAGTTTAAAGCTCTCCTTCGAGATTATATAACTTTTTTTAAGAAGGAGTCAGACAACTTTCGAGGTGTTAAAAATACCTACGAACCTCGTCCTGACACTGTAGATCTTCCCAGTGAACGTAAACTCATTGCGGTTGTAACAACTGTAGATGAGAAATTCGACTATTTCACTAATATGGTAAAAAGCTATATCAGTGAGATGTTTAATTGTGAAGCAACTAATGCATCGGGAACTGCTCGTGCAGATCTGGTTGTAGATGGCAATGTAATTGCTAATCTGAGCAGTCTGGAGCTTCTTAAGCTCAAGTCATTTCTGGAAAATCCTCAGCTTCAGGAGATGTTCCAGAACATTCCCGTTCGTAAAGATTCTGAGATCTGGGAACCATGTACTGAAGAAATGTATGCAGGTCGAGCAATTATGCAGTCTCCCCTTCTAAAAGGTACTAAAAAGTCTATCACTAAGACTCAGTACATTTTAGAAGATCCGAATGTTCAGAAGCTCGGCAGTGCAACTCACTATCAGCCCCAAATTGCAGTAAAAGATACTGTGATGGAACTGGGTGATTACACCATGCAGCGTTTCTCTGGTGAGTGGACCCCTCGTCAGCGAGCATTAGCTCTTCAGCGTAGAAGTACTCTTCTGTCAGCAACTATTGCTGCACTGAAAGTAGCAAATGAGGTAGAAGCAGTAAAATCCAATCTGGATTCAGAATGGCTGTTGAACTATCTCCAAGGTAGGTAATAAAACAAACAAAATATTTGACGATAGACTTAGCTTCAGACTTAGACTAAGTAGCAAAGAGCTGTAATATCCTAGATAAATTACAAGGAGCTACATAAGATTTAGTGTCGCGTCAAAAGCTTTAGTCTCAAGTTAATAAGGATGTGCTAATTCACTAATAAAAAAAATCATAAGACTGGGGGTTCGAGTCCCCCATTCGCCGCTAATTAAATCACTATATGGCGAATTGGAGAAATGGTTAACTCGTATGAATACAATAAGTTAAAGTGAGTTAGATGCACATTATCGTACAATATTTAAGAATACTGTAATTCATCAATGAAGGGGAAGTAAGCGGGCCATGCTTGCTTCTCCATTTTATGGCCCTGTAAGCAAAGTGGTAAAGCTGCTTATATATTCTAGGTTCATAAGTGTGTGGAGGTTCGAGTCCTTCCATGGCCACAAATTCTTTACAATGAATAGGTAACATACAGCAAAGTAAATGGTTTAAGCAAAATTTCTCTTTTAATTTAGCGAAAAGGTTCAAGTCCTTATTGTTACCTAGTTTTAGGAGCGGGCATGGCGCAATTGGTAGCGCAGATCATTTTTAATGATAAGGGAGCCGAAAGGCCGTTCAGGGTTCAAGTCCCTGTGCCCGCACAAGTAAAATATATGTTAAATGAGTAGAAAATACACTAAAGAAGAATTAGAGGAACTTCTAAAGACTAATTCTAAAACAGCACTAGGTAAGAAGTTTGGAGTTAGTGGCAGAACTATTCTTAAATGATATCGGCAGGATGATTAATCTTGCATATGTAAAATAAAGTTATTATCTTTGTAAACACAAGGTTACTTCAGCAAGCTTCTTCTACTGAATTGTGTTTTGTTGAACAGCGATCTGGGTTCGAGTCCCAGTTATAGGAAACTTCAGGGCTGAGAAGTACTATAGGATGTAAATTAGAGTAACCTAGCCCATTTGGGGAGTATGGCTGAGTGGTTTAAGCACGAAACTGTTAATTTCGGTAACAGGGGTTTAAATCCTCTTGCTCCCGCTTAATATTAATAACACAATTAAGATTTGTAGTGAAATGTAAAGCCCAGAGTGGGGTATGGACATTGCAGGCTCTGATATGAAGGCACTCTAATCTATCAGTATTAGTCCAGAGATCAGAAATGATTCAAAGCGAAAATTTCACAGTTGTGTTTTACAAGGTCTCTTATAGCAACCTTTATTTAGCAATAGACTTTTAATCTACGTAGCTTTATAGAGACCTTTTATTGCGGGTATAGTTCAGGGATAGAACGCGATCCTTCCAAGATCGATGTCGTCGGTTTGAATCCGACTATCCGCTCAAAAATAAATAATAGGTGTTGATTGAAAAGAATGATTAGAAAGTAAGAAAAAGAAACCTAATCATTGTAGTGAAGAAATCTCTGGCAAAGAGAAATATAGAAAAAGATTTTGCAACAGATCCTGTGCTAATAAATATAATAATGCTCTAAAGAAGGTAACAAAAAGATGTCTTGCATGTGGAAAAGAAATTGCGCCATCTGCTACATTTTGCAATAATACTTGTTATGCTAATTTTAAGTATAAAGAATATATTAAGAATTAAAAAGAGGGTAAAGAGTCAGGAATGTCAGATCGTCTAAGGAGATATTTATTAGAGAAGGCTAATTATACCTGTGAAATTCCAGGATGTGGATGTAATTTCATTAATCCTTATACTAATTTATCCATTCTTCAGATACATCATATTGATGGAGATGCAACTAACAATAAAGAAGAAAATCTCCAGGTTTTGTGTCCAAATCATCATGCAATGACTGAACATTTTGGATCAATAGTACTAGACGATATCGATACTCTAAAAATAAATAGTTTATGGGCTAGCTCAAAGCCTATTCGAACAAACTACCGAAGTACAAGGTAATGAGCACTCCCTAAATGTTAGGGTAAAGTCGATGCTGATAGACAATAAAGAAACAAGTTAGTTTCACTCAGCAATTTTAGCGGCGTAATAACTCTTAGCATATAAATTGATCATTTGTATGGAGTTTCTGTGGCTAAATTTAAAAGAGATCGGAAGAGCACACGTCTGAACTCCAGT